GTCAAAGTTGTAGGACTGGTTATTCACCGTTGCGCTAAATGGGAAGTTACCAGCAGTGGTCTGCACGTTGTCAACGCGATACAACTGGGTCTCGATACCGTCCAGGCTCTCAGTCTTCAGAGGAACACCAAAGGGGTTGGTTTCGATGAGCGAAGCATTGAGGACCAGAACCCACTGCTCAAACCAATCAGGATTGTTGGGATCGTCCCACTTGATCGCGAGATTGTTGAGGTTCTTACCAGTCGAGTCGTAGACGTCGTAGGTAGTGCGGATCTCGGTCAGCTTTACGAGACCACGGCTTGGATAGTTGCGCTTGGCGTTGTAGGAAAGTGAACGAGCAAGACGCAGAACGCTCTCGCGACGACGCGCGCTATCGAGGAAGTTTTCGCGTGCGTTGATGTCGGTCCTGAACGCCAGCGACTGGCCCAGATATGCCAGCAAGTCGATTAGGGCAACGAACTCCGAGGATTCAATCCAGTCGTTGAAATCCTCAGGATAGTTCCTGCGAATATATTCCACCATTGCCTGACGGATGGTCGAGAAGTCAAAGGCGTTGAGGTTGACTTCAGTGAAGGCACGATAGACGGCCAGCCAGTCGTTACCGGCGAATAGTTCGCTCTGGCGCTGTGATTGCGACATTCTTAATTCCTCTCAAGAGAGCGGCGATCAAACTCCAGGGAGAATGTGCCAATAGAATCGTAGGGCACATACTTGAGTTCAATGGCTACCATGATACCATGGGCCGAAGTGCTGACGTTGACACCCTGCAGAGCCACGCGGGGGTCACTCTGGACCACCCTCCTCACGTCTGCGACAATCGCTGCCCTCACGGAGTCAGTGAATGGCTCAAAGAGCATGTCCCAGATGATCGTGCCATAGGTGGGGAGCATCACGCGCTCGCCCTTGCGGGTGTGAAAATGATTGAGGAGGTCGCGCTTGATCAGGTTGATATCCGTGACGGACCAGCCACGCTTACCTTCCATCTCCTGAGTGCTAAAACCAATGAATAGCTTGCGCTGCGTCATTCCGTCCCTCCAATGTATCCATATTTAGTGGGTGATAAACCGCGTGGTTAATGATCTCACCAGATAATTGACGCACTGGAGATAGGTGCTATAGAGTAGGAAACATGGATAAGCCAATTGAAGGCGATCCTGAGGCGAAAGCCAAGGCGGATCGCGAAAAGTTTGAGAGCGTCAAGAAAGTTGCTACCCAGCCAGTGATCACCAAGGGATCACGTGGTAGCCGCAAGCTCGTTGTTCCTGAACTGAAAAGCCCCGATGAAAAGAATCCCAAGTGGATTCGTGATCCAGAGGAGGTCATGGCCGAGCGAAAGGCCAAGGCCAAGGCAAAGCGATCCAAGGACGAGGCGTGAGCTGGCCCAAGAGCCAGCTCTTTTTATAAGTGAGCACAATGGGCGGCAAACCAGAAATCTACTGTATGACCGACATTGAGGCCGACGGCAAGTGCCCAGGTCTCTCGAGTATGCTCAGCTTTGCCACTGCCGCGTTTGATGTTGAAAAGAACCTCATTGGGACTTTCGAGGCCAATCTCGAACTCCTAGAGGGCGCAGAACCTCATGAAGATACCATGGCGTTCTGGAACGAAAGTGAAGCCAACAAGAAGGCATACCAGGCAACGCGCGTCAACGTGCGTAACCCGGCTGAAGCTATGGCAGAATATGCCGCATGGCTTAAGAGCCTTCCAGGTCAACCCATTTTCGTGGGCTATCCAGCAGCCTATGATTTCAAGTGGATTGACTACTATTGCGTGAAGTTCCTGGGTAACAACCCATTCAGCTTCTCGCGGTGTGTAGACGTCAAAAGCTACGCATGGGCGGTGCTGGGCCGACACTTCCAGTCTTGCAGCAAGCGCACGATGCCAAAGCATTGGTTCGATGATCTCCCACATACCCATGTGGCTATCGACGATGCCATCGAGCAAGGGGCCATGTTCATTAACATGGTTCGAGAAACGCGAGGAATGAGTCCCATCAAGGGCATCCCAAACCGAGCGTGAGAAAGGGGCCGAAAGGCCCCTTTCCTATCAGTTCCTACCAGCAGTCAATCGAGCACCCTTACGAATGTTCCTCAACTTAGTGTTGGGGTTTAGAGCTCTGCCATTCTGGCGGATCTCAAAGTGAAGGTGAGGTCCCGAACCCACGCCAGTATTACCAGATCGGGCAATGACCTGGCCCTGCCTGACTCTTGTGCCAGGACGCACGTTGAAGCTGGTCAAGTGGGCATAACGAGTCTCATATCCATTGTCGTGACGGATATAGATCACGTTACCATAACCCGTGCCCCAACCTGCCTTGGTTACTGTGCCATCCCTCATCGCGACCACGCTAGTGCCACGTGGGATGCCAATGTCCACACCCTTGTGCTGACGGCTTGCGCCCGCAATACCAGTGTTTCGAGGACCAAAGAGGGATGTGATTGGACCGCTTGCTGGTGCCACAAAAGTCGTGTTGTCGGTTGGCACAAACTCTTCTTCACCAGGCTGAATGTCGTTGGGGTTGTTGACTGGGTTACCGTTACCATCAACTTGGTTACGAGAGCTCACACCGAGATCAACTCGACTGCGGGCAGAACCAGTGCTACTCATGGGATGTTCAGACCATGGCTCATGGGTTGGCATACGAGAAACGATCGTCTTGGTGTTGATCTCCTCATAGTTGCTCTCCACGTTGAGTTCACGGTCTTCTAGCTCTTCTGGCTTTGGACCCTGTCCTTCAGCGGCATCTGACGCTTTGGGACCCGAACCAGCGTTCTGCTGGATCTGAGATCCCTTGAGAAACAAGTTTCCACCCGCGCTTACTCCGAGTGCCCCACCGGACTGAATAGCCGCTGTACCGCCCGCTTTGACGCCCGCATTACCCTTTGCGCTGATGTTTGCGTTGCCATTGCTCAAGAGATTGAGATCACCCTGCGAGCTGATGTTAGTCTTACCAGCACTCAGCATGTCAATGCTCTTGCCCTGAACCGTGACACCGCCGCCACCATACAAGTTCATGGTCTTCTTGCTGTAGAAGTTCATGGCTCCATCACTGTGGAAGTTCATGTCCTTCTGACTGCGGAGTGAAATGCTGTTCGCGCTGTAGCCGTCGATTCCATCATCGCTGATCTCAAACCAGCTGTTGCCGTTTGCGCTGATGATGTAGACATAACCCGCAGTATCGTTGATCAGAACCTGTGCGCCTGAAGCTGTCCTGAAGCGAATATAGGAGTTGTCATCGGCATCGTCGAAGACCATGTGGTTGCCCTTGGGGCTCTTAAAACCATAGACCTTGGAAACCTCGTCTCGACGAGCACCGGCAGTCGATGGGCCGCGCTGTGGGTCAGTGTAGAGACCCTGATTTCTCAAACCCTCGTGAAGAGGATCAAAGCGAGCGCGTGTCTGGTTGTCAGTGTCAGTGACACTTGGATCCCAACGATTATACTCGGCAACAGGTGGATCTTGACCTTCAACGCCTTCCTGATAGGAAGTGCCGCTTGGAATGCCAGGCACCATGTGGTTCATGAATGGCTGATACATACCGCCAATATAGATACCGCGGTTGGGATCGCCATTCAAGAACATCACGACCACTTCATTGTCCACGTCAGGTGGAACAGACCACCAACCGTAAGACTGCTGAGTGTCCTGAAGAGTGCGACCTTCCTTGACGTTGTCCTTTACCGGAGTAGCACCTGCCATGGGCGAGCAATACTGAACAGTGAACCATTTCGTTGGATCATCTGCGATTGGAGAGAACTCTGGGATCCAGACCCTCAAACGACCGTTCTTGAACGCGTCAGCATTCTCTTTCACGAATCCAAGGTAGACACCGTTGAGAGTAGAAATCCTGCCGTCCGGCGCACCCAAGTAGCTAGGTGGCGTGCGGAAGGAACGACGAAAGCCCTGATTAGCCATTACCTAATCCCCTTGTAGAAAATGTGCTGTCCAATGACAACCGTGCGCTTGCTAGGATCGGCCCAAGGTGGATTGACATAGCGCGCGTGATAGGAAGTGGCACCACCTGTAATATCAGACGCTCGACCACTCAGTAGATTTCCAGCCAGATCATAAGCTTGTTGATACTGGCGGGCTACGGCGGATCCCGCGCTTGCGCTATTGATTGCGGCCAAGCGAGTAGATGGATTGACATTGTTCCAAACGCTGAACTGTCGCGGAGACATGATCACTTCGCTGACCGTGTTGCCACGAATATTCTGGCGAGCACGGTTCATGATCACGTTACCAACTGCCTGCATGCCTTGCTGACCTTCACCACCAGCTTCACCCACGAGCGTGAGGGCCAGAAGCGTGCGTTCATCCAAGTTGGTGCCGGCCACATTACCAGGTGTGCGACTGGTGCCAGTTCCACTCGGCCTACCAGAACCAGCTGGTGGAATAGGAGCAGGAGTGTTGCTGTATTGTGTCGGATCAGCAACTGTGATCTCACGGCCTTCAATGATGTTCTCGTAAGTCCAACCCTGAATACGGACACCAGTCAGTGTCTGTGAGAAGTAACCCTCTCGAAAAGAGTGGACAACCGTGGTAGCCGCGTAGAAGCCAGTAAAGATGTTGCTGTTGGCGCCTGCGATAGCCTTAGCCGTCTCGCCAGAATCCTTAGCGCCACCCGGCGTGCTACCTTCATCCTTGGGTAGACTCACTGTTCCCGTGGTATCACTGAAACCCTGAGGTAGCTTGAAGCGGAACACAAAAATGTGCTCACCATTCATGAAGTTAGGAGTGGTCCCTGTGCTAGGCTCAGTGTAGGGAATGCCAGGATTACCTGGACCAAGCCAGTAGGGATCACCCCTAATGGTTAGTTCCAAGTTCTGAAGGTTACCATCGAAGCTACCGTAGAGCTGATTCAACAGAGAACCGTAGACGCTCTTGTTTGGATTGTTGTCAGTTGCCGAACCAAATTGGGTACCAGAACCGTCTTCTGGGTTCTGTAGGATGGTGATAGGCATAACGCTGATGCCATTATTACCAGCACCACCGTATCCTTCCCTCGCATTACCAGATCCGTCAGATTGGCTGTTGGCGTAGACGTCGTCCTCACCAAAGTAATAACGACCAGTAGGTGGTGGAGGGCGACGGGCCGCTTCGGCATCTGCTTGGCGATTCGCAATATCAGATTCCTGACCAGCAACCACGGACAAGACATCAAGCCTCTGCTTCATAGTAGCAAGTTCAGCATCAAGTCTCTGACGCTCAGCTGAGACTGTCTGATCTTCCGTTGGTTCATTACCTAGCTGAAGACGAGCTGCTTGTGCGCTCTGATATTGCTGGTTCAGAGAGCTCAATTCTAGCTGATGTTCCTTGGCGCTGGCCGCGTTGCTGTTGTCAACCCGCATCGACGTGCCAGTGTTGGTTCCCCAACCCTGAATGACTGGGACGCTCACAGCCCAGCGGAAGTTGACGTTGATGTCAAACTTCTCGATTTCAGTGTTGAGACCGGTGAAGATGTAATCATACTGCTTCTTCATCAAAGCCTTTTCAACCGCGTGCTTGGCTTTGACCTTGTTGAGCGTCTTCTCCTTGTCAAAGGACATTGCTCGACCCATAGAGGTCAAGAGGCGCAAGCTCTGGTAAGGCTTGACAATGAACGTGATCTTCTTGGTGTAGTCACCAACAATAGCGTTGTAGCCGGTGTATTCAACCTTGGTGTCAATACGATGCATCAGAGAAGATGGATCACGCACGGTGGTTTCCATGTCAGGGCCACTAGCACTGGGCTTTTCACGGCTAACTCGAGCAGCCATAATAGCCGTGTCAGTGCGAGCCATGAGCAAGTCCAAAACCGCTGGCAAATCAGTGCCAGGAGCAAACTGGGTTGTCTGAGTCCCAAAGCCCACGGTAGCACGCAGGTTACTGTCCTGAGGCAAGTCAGCTACAAGCCTGTGGTCAAATGGCCTGCTCACACCGACCATGGTATCATAGGGGTATGGCTCATCCTCAATAGCGTATTCAACCACAGGTGGATTCGTGGATCCATAAGTGCGATTCACATGCTCGTTCATACTGGCCACGACGTTGCGGAGAACTTCACCAACGGTTGTGCCGCTAGTATTCACAATTGTCTGGAGCATACAATACTGGTTATTCAGCGCCACTTCGTTCTGAGGCATCGCGCTAATCGTATGAACCGAACCATTCTCAGTGATCTGGGTCTTGATGTCGATGAGGACCAGCTTCCAGATCCACTTGTCGCCCACTTCCTGTTTGACACCCGATTCATCATATCCGTGAAGCTTGAGCTTCAGAAACCATGGTGCCTTGAGGTAGTTGCGAATGTTCATCTTCACAGCCGCCTGGAACAAGAGGTCTGGCAACTGTGAACCAAATGGTTCAAAGATCTTGATCGTGATGCTGGTTGCTGTGGCATTGCGCGTGCGGATGTTGGGACCCACGAAGCTTTCAATCGTCACATCCTGAAGGTTCATGCCAGTGACACCAGTTTCAGCAATGATGAACTCATTGCCTTTGCCCTGTTCAGGCTCATTGTCAGTGTCTAGGTAGAACGAGAAGTGATAGGTGGGCTGAAGAAGCTCACTCATGGGATTGGGTTCGGGTTCAAACCCGATTGACTTCAGAACTTCACCGGGGGTGGTGTTACCGTTCTGAATGTTTGGATCCTGTCCATTGACAGGAGTCCTATTAGACGTTGCGCCGGTGTCAGCATCAGGAGATCTGGTACCCTGAGGCGCGAGTAGATTTGATTTACCGGCCATTTAGACTCCGAGAGCCGCAGTAACGCGACTTGCTGTTGGGACGTAGATCATCAGACCAGCCTTGAAATCATAGATTGGATCTTTGATCACGTCGGGGTTGACAATCATGAACACCCACCAGAAATTGGGGGTGCCATAGAGATCATAAGAAAGCAGATCAGGACGATTCTCGTATTTGGTTTCGAGAATCTTGATCTGATCTGTTCCATCGCGGGGAATGTCGCGATGCTCATAGTTGCTGAGATACCAAGAAGTCTGCGAGGTCTCAAAATAAGGACTGGAAGCCTTGTATTCTACCTTAGCCATTATAGCCACCCCTTATTGTGTGCCATCAAGTAACCACTTGCGAAGTCCTTGAAGTTGAAATCATCACGCTGCTTCTTTGGAGTCTGCTGGACCACACAGGTGATATTAAACGTGGTCAAAGCAGGAACCCAGGCCAATGAACCATTGGCCAAGCCCACTTCTATATAGTCCACGTTGTTAGGCAGATCCATCTTGAATTCCTGAACCACGATGTTCAGGCTGTTGAGCATGAAGTCACCATAGCCACTGAGTTCAAGGACTGGGGGTGGGAGGCCAGCCGTTCCCTCTTCTGCTTCCTGAATACCAAAGTGCATCTTAGTCACAGTTCGGAAGAAGTGCATACAAGCCAGTGTGTATTTGGCTTCTGCGAGGTTCTGAGCACTGAACTGACCAGAGATGCTGATCTGAATTGCTGGGCTGTGGGTATAGGAATAGTAGCTGGTGTTCGCGTGCGTGGGCGACATCTCGCTGTAATTGGCGCGATGGCTAAAGTCGATAGTTGGCGTATAGGGGAAGATCACACCATCAGTTTCGCGAAGCAAAAAGAGCGCGCTGTCCTCGTCACCGTAGATCTCATCCTCGTTACCTGACTTGGGACGAATACGCACGCGGGCATCACCCAGTGGGCGCCCAGTGACAACAATCTCCTCACCTTCCACCGGTGCTTCATCAGTGCTAGAAGTCACTGGAGCCGCGGGGGTCAGTTCATCATTACCATCGAGGTCAGCCTCGGGGGTGATACCATCGAGAATGTTATCCAAATTTCCAGTTGGACGGATGCTGTTTGAAGCTTCCTGGCCTGCGACTTCTTCGAGGTTGTTACGAGCGAGTTCCCAATAGTATTGACTCGACATCGCAGCCTGCTTTTGGGCCAAGTATTCTGGGCTACTGGTATCACCAACCGACCAGTGCTGGCTCAAGATATTCATCTGACGAGTATATTCCTTGTCAGCAGCTTCGAGTTCTGCCCTTGTCCTCTGAGTGCGTCGAGTATTGGGAAGAATGGTCCTGGTGCTTAGAAGCGCAGCATTGCCCATGCCGCCTGCCGTGCCGTTACCAAGATCACCATATGCGAAGTCACCGGCGGCTACCGCATCTGCGTTTACGCTGGTGGTGGACCTGGAGCCGCTGCCGCTTTTTACCGGAGCAATGACCGGCTTTGGTGTTGCGTCAATTGCTGGGGTCTGTGGAGTGTCTGCCATTGGTTGCCTCGCGAATCATATCTGCTATGTCCGCAAGTTCCAATGGAGTGAGGTCAGGCATCTGGCGAGCAAACTCTTCCATGTTGCCTTCTAGGGCCGCTTTGCGCGCTAGAGTGGCGCTTACGCCGTCTGCTTCACCCGCTTCGCGGTCCACCTCAACCACCTCGCAATCCAGCTGTTCGCTGGCGAGAAGCTTGCGGTAGTTGGCAGCACGGTCAGTCCCTGCGACCCAGACCTTTGGCTGATAGCCTTGTAGGTCCAAAACTTCCAGGACTTCATAAGCCGAAGACACAACGTCAACGGTGACTCCTGGAAAGAGTCGTCGGGCAAGCTTGACTCGCTGATCACCAGTAAGAGGATTCTTGCTCTTATCCTTGCCCGACTTCTCTCCATCTACGATGTAGAGCATTGCTCGGGCACCAATACGCTCGGCGGCCTCTTTGACCTGGCGGACCAGCACATCATGACCCTTGGTAGGCGGGTTCAAACGCCCAGCCGCAAAGACCACTTTGTTACTGCCTCCGCTCATATTTACCGCCCTATAAACCACAGTTTTAACTCACCTGTCTCCGCTCTATATAGAGAGCACACCTGCATGTCACCTTTTTCTGTACGTAGCACCTACTCTGGTGTTATAACAAAACTACGAAGCGATGCGCTGGCTTAACCCAGAGACTGCTTCATACCCCAACCCGCGAGAAAAGAACATAAGGAGCGGAGCCACATGGCACTACCACAGAGGGTCAACTATCTGACCAACAAGGAACTCCTCGCTGAGATCCACAAGTCCAAGAACACCTATTCCTACTTCGTCGATCCCAAGTATGCGGCATATGATGCCATTGTGAGCAACTTGGAAGAAATCGACATTGACCTAATCCAGAGCGTTCGTGAAGCCAAGGCCAAGAAGATGATGCAGGCCAAGAAGCAGGCACTCAAGGAAGCTGGCTACAAGAACCATCAGATTAAGGTCGAGGAAGTTGACCCAAACAGTATCCCAGTTGAGGATATCGTGTGGCGCGTCATGACCTACGAGCACATTCCTCTTGAGGAAGGTCGCGTCAAGAACCCCAAGAGCGTTGCTGATAACCACGTTCGCCTGAACTTTCCTCCCTTCAAGCACTACATCATCAACGAGGATGAAGGTGCCAAGGAAGTGGGACGTTCGCACTGGAAGGATGCGCTCGACAACGGAACCTTCTGTCAGGATCACGGTAAGATTACCAACCGACTGGCTCTCATGTTCATGAAGCTGGTTGAGCGTTATTCGCAGCGTGGTAATTGGCGTGGTTACACCTACGTTGATGAGATGCGTTCGCAGGCCCTGCTTCAGCTTAGCCTCGTTGGCCTTCAGTTCAACGAAGCACGTTCCGACAATCCATTCGCATATTACACCGTCACGGTCTCGAATGCCTTTACCCGCGTCTTGAACCTCGAGAAACGTAACCAGAACATTCGTGATGACATGCTGGTAATGCACGGTGTCACCCCTTCGATTACCCGCCAAATCGACAACTCGCTGAGCCAGCGCGCTATCGCAAACGGTGAAGTGCCAGAGCAGAAGAAGCTAGTCCGCAAGGGTTCGCCCAAGAAGGTGTCCTGATGGGTAAGCCCACCTTCAAACTAACGGGGCGGTCGCGTATGCGCCGCCTCTGGTGGGCTCCCTGGATCAAGCGCGAGGAGTTTGAAATCTATATGATCTTCTTCTCCTCGGGCTTCTTTTGGTATTCCCGAGAGCAAATCCGAAACCACCTTCCCCTTCGGATCTACGAGCAGCTACCAGAATAGTGACATCCTGGACACCAGGATCTTACAACTGGAGCAAATAAGATAGCGAGGCTACCCATGAGCGATAAGCTCTTCAAGCGGGCGGCGGTGTTCACCGATATTCACTTCGGAAAGAAGAACAACGACCGTCAGCACAATCAGGATTGCGAGGACTTCGTCAAGTGGTTCATCGAGCAAGCCCAAGCGCGTGATGTTGATACCATCATCTTCGCGGGCGACTGGCACGATAACCGCCACTCGATCCACGTGTCCACCCTTAACTATTCGCTTTCCAACATGGAACGACTGGCTGAGGCTTTTCCAAAGTTCTTCTTCATCCCTGGAAACCATGATCTCTACTATAAGGAGAAGCGTGAGATTTCCAGCGTGGCGATTGGTAGGAACCTCAAGAACGTCACGATCATCAACGACTTCCTGACTGTTGGCGGTGTTACGTTCTGTCCCTGGCTGGTCGGAGACGATTACAAGAAGATCAAGAAGTTGGCCAAGAAATCCGACTATATGTTCGGCCATTTTGAAGTGCCACACTTCCTTCTCAATCAGATGGTTGAGATGCCGGATCACGGTGAGCTCAATGTTGATCACTTCGACGATGTGACATATTGGGCGTTCTCGGGTCACTTCCATAAGCGCCAAGCCAAAGGCAAGGTTTGCTACCTTGGCAATCCATTCCCACACAACTTCACTGATGCGTGGGATGATGAGCGCGGCATGATGTTCCTGGAATGGGGAGTTGAGCCGGAATTCATCGCATGGCCCAAGGCACCCAAGTATCGCACGCTTAAGATGTCTGAGTTGCTTGAGGCTCCCACAGATTACATTGACGAGCGCACGCATGTTCGTGTGACAGCGGACATCAATGTGACTTACGATGAGAGCCAGTTCATCAAGGAAACGTTCGCAGCTCACTTTTCCCCTAGGAAGATTGACGTTCAACCGGGCTCTAAGGAAACAGAAGAGCAGAGCTTTGGTGAGGATGTGATCTTCCAGTCGGTTGATCAGATTGTCATCGAGGGTCTCAAGGGTATCGACTCCCTAACCGTTGACAAAGAGCTTCTCATTGAGATCTATCGAGGTCTGAGTTGAAGAAGCAGCCGTTTCTCAAAGAGGAGCACTTTCCCTACATCGTATGGGTAGGTGCTCCCAAGAGCATCAAGCAGATTCACGTTTTTATCAAGCACAACCAGGCAATGTCCCGTCAGGACTTCAAAGCCACGCATGATGAGATTCGTGACTTTCTGAGCAATCAGGGTGTAAACTTCGGTATCCTGTTGATGGCCGATGGCACCTACGTCTTCACCGAGAAGAAGGTCAAGATGGATGCGGTGCTGGTCAAACTGACCACCGGCATCAACTACAATGGAGTGGTCAAGAACACCAAGACGGATCTAGACCTACTCGATCAACACCTGGCGGGAAGAACAGAATGATAAAGATCCGCACAGTTACGATGAAGAATTTCCTGAGTGTGGGCAACACCACTCAGGCAATCACTCTTGACGAACATGGCCTTACGTTGATTCTCGGTGAGAACGTTGACCTAGGTTCAGCAGGTAGCAGGAACGGCGTTGGTAAGACCACGCTGATCCAGGCCATCTGCTATGCGATCTATGGTCAGCCGCTCACGAGCATCAAAAAGGACAACCTCGTCAACAAGACCAACCAGAAGGCCATGACGGTCAGTTTGGACTTTGAAGTTGGCAACAAGACCTACCGCATTGAGCGTGGTCGCAAGCCCAACTTCCTGCGCTTCTACGTCAACGACGGCCTGGTGAATGCCGAGGGTACTGACGAAGCGCATGGTGAGAGCAAGGTCACGCAGGAAGAGATTGAGAAGGTCATCGGCTGTTCTCACCTCCTGTTCAAGCACATCGTGGCTCTCCACAGCAAGACGGTCCCGTTCTTGGACATGAGCGCCAAGGACCAGCGTGAGGTCATCGAGGAACTCCTGGGTATTACTCAGCTGTCCAGCAAGGCCGACCAGCTGAAGGATCTAGTCAAGCAGATCAAAGACGAGATTAAGGGCGAAGAGATCCGCATCAAGACGGTCAAGGATTCCAACGAGAAGATCCAGAAGACCATCAACGAGCTCAACTTCAAGAGCAAGATGTGGGACAAGGAACACATGGCAAAGCTTCTCAAGCTTGAGAAGGCCATTGACCAGATGAACGAAATCGACATTGAGGCAGAGATCAACAACCAGCGTTTGCTGGTTGAATTCAACCGCCTGAGTGCTGAAGTCATGCGCTTTGAGCGTGATGCAGTTCGTGTCGAAAAGACCTACAACTCGCTGGATTCCAACATCAATCGCATTGACAGCCAGCTTGCCATGGCCGAACAGAACAAGTGCCACACCTGTGGTCAGGATGTTCACGATGACAAGCACGCCGAGATTCTCAAGGACCTGTTGGACCGCAAGGCCCAGCTGGTTGTCGAGCGTGAAGCGGTAGAAGTAGAACTCACTGAAGCTGCTGGTGAGCTAGAGAAGGCTATCGGTGAGCTGACCCAGCTGGGCCCACAGCCCAGTGTCAACTATGACACCATGGAGCAGGCTCTCAATCACCGTCATACTCTGGACAAGCTGCTCAGCGACATCACTCGAGAAGCGGCAGTTGAGTCGCCCTACTTGGATCAGATTGCCAATCTCTCGACGTCTGGTATTCAGGATGTTTCTTACGAATACCTCAACGAGTTGGTTCGTCTCAAGGAGCACCAGGACTTCCTAGTCAAGCTGCTTACGGATAAGAACTCCTTTATCCGCAAGAAGATCATCGACCAGAACCTGTCCTACTTGAACGTTCGCCTCAATAGCTACCTGGACAAGATCCAGCTACCGCATGAGGTTGCGTTCCAGAGTGACTTGTCCGTTGAAATCACTTTGTTGGGCAAGGAATATGACTTTGCTCAGCTGTCGAACGGTGAAGCCAACCGACTGGTGCTGGCACTTGCTTGGTCGTTCCGCGACGTTTGGGAGACTATGAACAAGCCCATGAACCTGCTGATGATTGACGAACTCGTCGATTCTGGTATGGACTCTGCGGGTATGGACCTTGCTCTTGAGATCCTCAAGAAGATGTCAAGGGAACGTGGTAAGAACGTTTTCCTGATTTCACATAATGACAGCCTGACGTCACGTGTGCCACGCATTCTTTTGGTGCAGAAGGAAAACAACTTCACCACGTTTGTGACGGACACGGAAGCGAATGACTGAGATCCTCTACAGTGCCGAAGATGCTAGTGTGAACTTCGTTTCGCCCTACGAAGATGGTGGGGCGTTCGAAGCCCGATATGTTCGGCGCGTAGAGGACTATTTCATCACCTACCTGAGCAGCCACACGGGATGCAACAAAGCGTGCCGTGTCTGCCATCTGACGCAGACTCGTCAGACCATGATGTCCCCGGCTACCGTGGACGACTATTACCTTCAGGGCCTTCAGGTCTTCCGCCACTACCGGCAGTTTGACGATGCCCAGAGGGTGAATTTTAACTTCATGGCGCGTGGTGAACCCTTGGCTAACCCCAGCGTGCTCAACAACTGGGAAGGCGTTCGTAGGCCCTTACAGGGGCTCGCAGAGCAACATGCGCTGGTCTCCAAATACAACATCAGCACGATCATGCCAGAAGAGATGTGTGATCGCACGCTCTATGATGTATTTGGAGACTCTGGCGCGCAGATCTACTATTCCCTCTACAGCATGAGGGAGGACTTCCGTAAGCGGTGGCTACCAAAGGCCATGGATCCACATAAGGCTCTCTGGCAGATGGTGGATTGGCAGCAGAAGACCGGCCAACTCCTGACCCTTCATTGGGCTTTCATCGAAGGCGAAAATGATGGCCTAGATGTTCTTGAAGAGATCATCATGGCTATCTTGGTTCGCAGCTTGGATGTGAAGTTCAACTTGGTCCGCTACAATCCCTACAGCCCGGCTCAGGGCAAGGAACCCAGCGAAGACATTATTCAGCGCAACTTCGACTACCTAGCTGAGGCTTTTGGTAACGAGAAGAGCCGCATCGTGCCCCGCGTGGGTTTTGATGTCAAGGCAAGCTGTGGAATGTTCGTTGACAACTCTTCCAACAACCTTCTCAAGTGATGTCTGGTCCTGGCAGCGCCAGGGTATAGGCTTCTTCTCGGGATTCTCCTTTGATCTCACTCCTGAATGTAGAGAGTGGCTCAACATCCACGTGGGCAAAGCGCCTGAGTGTTGGTGGTGGGATCATTTCACGGACGAAGGTGAGACAGCCATCATGTTTGTTGACCCCAAGGACGCAATGTTGTTCAAGCTCGTATGGCTATGAGCGGCTGGACCCACGAATATCAGATTGCTGATCCTGAATGGGATCTAGTGAAGTTTCCCACGACGTTTGGGCGTGATCCAAATACGCCCAGCAAACTCATGACGTGGATGGTCAACCACTTTGGTCGTATCGACTACCGGAAGTCGGCCGGAAAGTGGCGCTATTCAATCCAGGAAATCAGCATCCATGGAAAGAAGCACCTAAGGATTCGCTTTCGTTCTGCCAATGACGCAATGTTGTTTAAGCTCGTATGGCTCTGAAGATCCGCACCGACGATGATGGTAGCTGTATCTGGGTTGAACTCCAGGGCACTGATGCTGAGCTCAATGCTGCCAAGGCATGGTGTCATGAACGCTGGGGGCCTGATCGCGCGCTACCATACAAGCACAATAGGACCTTGCGATACAATGAGCGTCGCAGGTATAACGATCCCACGCAGATCCTAGCCACCACTATTCCCATATTTTCCAAAGCAGATGCTATGTTGTTCAAGCTCACGTGGGCCAATGTTTGAGCTGCATGTCCTAGAACGCGATCATCCTGGCATCAGGGCTACTGAGGAGGATGATCTTGCGGCTAGTCGGGCTGCGCTCGACCGAATGGGCAAACCTGCCTATCTGGCTGGAATGTTCAGCTTGGAAGTTCTCCGCTGGCTAGAGCCTCGAGAATGGGAGATCAAAGTCGGCGGGTGGTTCTACATCATCAAATTCAAAGAAGCCAACGACGCCATTATGTTCAAGCTCACGTGGCTCTGATGTATAGGATTGAAGGCTACCTCTATCCACATCGTGAAAACTGGCCGCGTTGCGATCGCGAGTTCTTTCATGTGCTTCAGACAGAGGCAGATGAGGATGCCCAACTGGTTCCGATCACGCCCATCAAGATTTGGCTTGAGGAATCTATGATTTCGTATGAGACGGAGTGGGAACAGAAGGGACGCAAGTTCTTTGTGTTCAAGAAGAGGATTGATGCGATCCGCTTTTCCCTGATCTGGCTCTAATTGGTTGACACTTTGGCGTTCTGTGCTAGGACGCGCACAAGGTTAAATATGGAGTGAGCGATGAGCAGCAAGCTTGAGATCAAGAAGGTCAATCGGTATGAGGCCGATTGGGACCCCTCGACGATCTTCACTGGCTTCAAAATCCGGGCCGTTCTCGCTGGCACAAACGATGTGATTACGGCAATCACGCAGAAGAGCAGGCTCGAGAAGCGGCTGCGGCGTGAGGTCGGCGAAGAAGGTGTTGACTGGAAACTCCAGCAGCATCCCACGTCCAATGAGGTCGAGCTCTATTTGCAGAACTCGGGCACGTTATTGATGTGGAAGCTTCAGGATCACGAAGCTTTTAACAAGCTGTTCGACCGGGTAGAGCAGCACACGGACAACCCCGATGAAATTCGAGACTCGGAAGACCAAAGCTAATCCCGGATACCAGATTGAATTCAAGTCATCACAACAGGCTTGGGCAGCTGGTGCCTGGCTCAAACAAATTGGTCTGATAGATTGGTCAGCAGGTGGAGGTATGATTTCCACCGCTGACCTAGAAGTAGCCTATAAGCTACGTGTTCACTTCGATCACCACATTAAGCTGATCAGGAAGCTGGAACTACATTGACCTTGTAAATCTTATGAAGCTGGTCTGCATGGACCAGCTTCACCATTGCGAGATCCATGGGCTCAGTAAGATAGAGGTGCGTGTAGACGCGCCGGCCGCGATGGTTCTCATCATGAACCAGCTTGAACTTGCCCTTGCAGGTTGTGCGGAGAAGTCCGCGCATTTGTTCAATCTGCCCAGCATTACTGTCACAACGCCACATGCGACGCGACTCCCGCTTGAGAAGCACAATGAACTTGAACTTGCCATAGGGCAGGTGCTTGCGGTCAAGCGTTTTGAGGCTGAGCTTGCTCATCTGGACTCCAAAGAAAAAGGCCGGGCAATCAACCCGGCCTTCTTTATGACTGATCTACCTGTTGCGCGTCAATTTTCAGCGCCACCTAGTTTGCGCGCCGCGGCCTTGTTCTGTTCGAAGAATGGCTTGAACGTGACCACGATGTAATCGCAAGCTTCGGGTGTTCCAAACGCCTTGCGGTACGTCACATAGGATAGGCCCGTCATGTCGAACTCTCCAAGGAACTGTGCCTTGAAAGCCACCCAGCTGGAGGTCCTCGAGATCTTAAAGATCGTCATCGAGAAGTCATCCGCGTCTGCAGGTTCCTCGGTCTGATCAATCCAAGTGTCGAGTTGCTTGCACTTGCCGTCGATGATCTGATGGAACGCAATGTCGCCATAATTCTTGGCTTCGATGTTCAGCTTGGGGAGATCGTCGGGTGGGATGATGTCGCCCTTAGCCGCACGCGCCTGACCCTCAGAGAGCGTCTCCTTGCGGTAGACATTCTTGCCTCCGATGTATGCGCCCGAGTTGGGAACGCGCTGAAAGTTGCCACCCAGAGTCTCACCGAAGAACTTGCAGATCTCGTTCTCCCATGCGTTACCCTTGGCTTTCTGTCGGCTAGTCATTGTTCACCCTTTTTTCTGGTTATGTATGTATTTATTCTCACCAGAATATAGACATGGAGTGGGCTCGTACCGCATGGTTATCAGACAACAAAGGAGCCAAGCGTGGATAAGAAAGTTCGTGACCTAACTGTGATGGTCGACGTGAGCCCATCGGATAAGATCCGGCTCAAGGAGTTCATGAAGCAGGAACTGGGTTACTATAACGCATTGGTTGAAGGGCTCGGTCCTCGTGCCCGCACTTTCCCTGAAACGCTCCTCGCACTTCACAAGGATTGGGAAAGCCTCTGGGAAGCCCTTGCCGAAGATGGCAAAAGCATCAAGTCTTATGAGCGGGCCAAGGAAGACGTTGAGCTCCCAGCGCACTTGGAAAAACATCGCAAGATGCTCGTTGGACGTGACACCAAGGGTGAGCGTTTCCTCAATGAGCGAATGTTCAACATCATGAGCATCGCAGCATCCCCGGCAATGATCCACGCAACTGTCCGCCGGAATATGGCTCGTTTGATTCTCGAATTCTACAAGGACCAAAGCGCGAAGCTGATCAAGCGCAATGACAAAGCGTTTGGTGAAGAGGACCTCTACAGCAAGCCAATCGACCTACTCGTCAAGCATGACATGGTGACTAAGCGGCACCTTCAGATTCCTCGTTCGGCCCTCAACGCTGTCTACTATTACAGCGACCGTGATCTCACTGAGATCTACCATCCTTACAGCGAGAACCCACTCGTTATCCAGGGCCACAACCTCGAGAACAACAATCACTGGAACCTGCTACTCGTTCACCAGCAACCTGGTGTAGAAGTTACCGCGCAGGACCCCTGGGTTGTTGACATCAAGTATAGTCAGGTACCATACTTGATCAAGTATGTGGACGTTGAGCAGCCAAAGACTGGTCGCATTTTCGCAACGATGAAGAAGCGAGCCTACTAAGAAGGGGCTCTTCGGAGCCCCTCAGATCGATCTCAGATGTAGCTGAATCGGGACGCCAGGGCGTCTTATCGCGAATAAATACCCGCAAGAGGTTTTCCGCGAACCTACTTTATAGCCCCTACGAAACTTAAAATAATCATAAAGAAGCCCCGGAGGACACTAGGTCCAACCGGGGCCTATAATAGAACGCTCCACAAGCTCAAATATTCGTTACCACACAAAAACACCCGAGCAAAATAACCGTCCCTGACATACCTATTTATCAGCTTTTGGTTGGCTAGGTATGAGAATGACAGAGACAGTAGAGCGGCAGATCATGCCCTCGGACCCCCAAGTTGCGCTGTATCGGGCGGCGACCACGGGCTGGGAAAGTGAGATAGAGGGAAGCTACCACACCCTCAGTGACTCTTAAACCCCAGAGGAACTTCAACGGACCTAGGAATGGTCTGGAGATGGCTTCGGCAACGTCCTGGAAATCTAGGCAGGTCCCAAACTGGCCAAACAGTGGGACGCCCTAGTCAAAGACTAGACTCGCCTTGAAAAGAGGCGAGCAAGACTCCGGAGCCGCTGGCGTGAGCAATGGAGTTGTTGAGTGGTAGTGTAACGAACTACCGACCGTCCTGTGTAGAAAGGTACTCCAGCTGGAGACCGAGTACATAGAAGCGGCAGTGAGCACTGAAAAGGTGCAGGATATAATGGCAGACCTAGGATCCTCTGAACTGTCCACGCCAGTCATAATGTGTGAATCCCCTGATTCTTCTTTTATTTGATCTTCTCCCGGGAACGGGGGAAGTCAGTGTGGCTGGACGATATGGAGCAAGAGTTCAACCAGTGTGGTTCAAGGATTATGAGGTCCTGGTTCGCACTCGCAAGCTCGCACTCACAAGGACCTGGTTAAGCCAGAGGATCTGGCTTAACCGAATTGCTTCGTATGATTCGCTCTGGACCAAACCACTTCAGAGGACATACTGCTCATGATGCCATATGATATTAGGGTCCAAATCTAGTCTTTTACAACCATCCACTCAGGATACCACAAACGTGAATAGCGAGTAACAACGAGCTGATTCACGTTTGTCCTCGAACGCAAGTTCGAGGTGATACCAAGGGCACAAGTGCCCTGATACGGTTGACAATTCCATGACTGGTTGACTCATAGGGTCAGGATCAGTTAGAATCAGGACATGAAGATCTACTTTGACGGCGGCTGCTCACCCAATCCAGGACAGATGAGTTCCTGTATTGTGATCTGCCGTGACGGCGAAAAGGCCCAAGCCCTCACTATGAAGGACCTGGGCCATGGAACCAACAATGTGGCTGAGTGGTCAGCTTTCGTCTGGGCTGTCCTTTGGGCCAAAGACAATGGCATTCAGAAGTGTGTCATTCTCGGCGACAGTAATCTCGTTATCCAACAAGCCTCTGGCGCGTGGAAGATCAATAACGAGTTGCTTGCCGACCTGTTCAAACAGTTCAAGGAGATCTCTCAGGGTCTTGATCTTGAGCTTCGCCATGTCCGTCGTGACTCCAACCTCGCCGGCATCTATCTAGAGCACGGCACGCTTTAGTGCATCATGATGCCACTCTTCTGAGTGCGCTCGATGTTCTCTTCAATGAAAGCCAGAGAGTTCTTTCTCTGACTGTTTGTAAGCCGGTAGGCCTGATCCAGTGGGCAACCGCCCCTCATGTAGAACGCAATCTGGATCAACTGTTTCTCTAGGGCCCTTGCGTCGTCCACATATTCTTGGAGGATATAGGGAATTTCCTCAGGTGGAGTCCCCAAGAGCCTTAGGCGAAAAAATGGGCTGGATCGAAGGTCATCTCCGTAGTCCAGACGTGACCGCAATCTTCCTTTGGACACACAACTTCCATTTCTCGATTGACGCCGCTCTTACTGAGATCGCCCAGTTTATCGCTGATCTTCTTGACCAAGTTCTTGTCAGAGTTCTTCACGAACTCTCTGATGTAGCCTGGATTATCAACAATCTGATCGGGAATCTGGATGTAACGAATACAATGCGACAACAGATCCAAATTCAGCTCAGCAATCTTTTCAAAAGACTCATTGAACAACTTGGCTTTTTCTTCATCGCTGGCATCCAGCGTTAGAAGGTGCTGAAGAAGCTTGGCCTCTTCGAATGCCGCTAGATCTAGCTTTGTTTTTGCTTCAAAGTCATAAGGGCGCAGATAGACCACCATGTCGTCAGTTACGCGAACCAAAGTGTCCTCTTCCTTGACCATGGAAATCTCAGCCAGGAAACCGCGGATGCTGGTATCATAGGTGAATTCTTCCTTACACTTTGGGCACCTAACGCTGATCTCCAAGGTGTCGCCATAGCTTGCCAGCTTGATAGCAAGCAGGAGAACGTCCATGTCAGGCACGCTGATTTTACGCGGAGCCTTGATGGCGGGTACGCAGCTTTTGAATAGTCGTTCCAAGGCATCCCCGTTTAGCAAGGCGTCCGGATTCTTGAGCACGATCTCATCAGCGGCAGTCATTGGAAGAATTGCGACTTCGCCATTGATCGCTAGTTCAATTTCACCTTCATCAAAGAACTGGCCCTGTGTTGGCAAGGTCTGATGAACGTCCGCGCCGCGAAAGTAGGCTGCTAGTGGATTGTCGGACATTGTTGTCTCCTCTTCTATACACCTACTTATCGGACGATTAACCACATGGTTAATTCCCCCACTAAATAATGGTGTAATTGGGGAGTGCCATGGCTGATTTTGAACTTGAACAGCTCAAAAATCTGTTTGATAACCTTGGAGATCGACTAGAGAGGACCAAGGGTGACCAGCTCACCCGTGACGAACTCTATCGTATGCGCCTGATGCTCACCCGCATGGCCAACCAGGCCAACAATGCCAAGGGCACTGATATCTCGGCTGATGAGATTGTCAAAGAGTTCTTTAGAGAATGGAAGAACCAAGACCCTCTTAAGGGTCTAAAAGAGCGCGGTCCAACACAACCTCGCCGCACTATCATTCAGGAAGAGAAAGCCCGCCGTGGTGGTAATAACAACACCGCTGGGTTCACCTTTCTGGATCGAGAACTGAGGGGTTCTAGTCAAGAAGTTGACGAGTTTGGCAAAACTGTTACTAGAGCCGGCAAGGATGTTAAGGGCTTCGGTGAAAAGGTAGGCGAAGAAGGCGTTAAGACCGGCGCAGCCTTTGCTCTCTTCACCAGGATGTTCAAGGGATCGGCCGGCGTGGTGATGAACCAGGCTGACCAATACCGTCGAGTTTTGAGCTCTGGTGAAGGCTCCATCGACTCTATGCAGGATCTGAGTCGTCAGACTACAAATGCTGGTATGACGATGAAAGACTTTGCTGATGCCATGACGCAGAATGGTGCCCAGGGTGCTCGTGCGTTGGGTGGTATTCGTTGGCTCCAGCTCAATAAAACTGTCAATGAAATGACACGAGGCGCTGGCGCGTTGGGTATGACCCAAGAGCAGCTTCGTGAAGCTTCTATTGAATACGCAGACATTCTCAGACTTCAAGGCATGAGCCGCGATCGTACCAACGAGGATATGGCTCGTGGTATGATTCAGCTGGTTCGCTCCAGTGAGACTACAGCTAATATTCTTGGTAAAACTCGAGAAGAAGCTCTGGCGGCTGCTAAAGAACAAGCCAGCAATTCCAACGTTCAGGCATCCATGCAGGCGCAAGGTCTGAATGATGACCAGCGCCTTGCACTTGATAGTGTTGCTACCAAATATGCCATGACCTATGGTGAAGCCGGACGCACACTGATCAATGACATTATTCAGTTTGGCCAGCCTCTAAACAAGAGTGCCACTGATCTAGCAGCTACTTTGCCGGAACTTCAGCAGACTGCCCTGAATCAGATCGCTGGAATTAAGGCCAACAGCAATGTTGATGTTGTAGAGTCTGGTTTCAGAACCGGTCGTGACCTACGCAGCGTTTCTTCTACAATGCTGAACGACCGTGCTCGTCTCCAACAGTATGCCAACATGGGTGCTCTCTCCGATAGCGCCCTGGCGAGCAATTTTACAGCTATCACAGGTGGTATTCTTGCGGGTAACAACGCCAAAACTGATCCAACTAATAATGCTGGATCGAAGCAGGGTGAAGGTGGAACTGAACGTCAGGCTGGTATTGGTATTCTTCAGCTTGATGAACTCGCTAAACAAGCAGATGTAACCAAGCAGGCTCTCCAACAGGCCCTCGTAAATCCATTGATCAACGAGATTGGTCCAACGCTCAGGGACGTGGTCAATCCTGCTCTGTTGGATTTGGCAAAGAGCATTCAGGCTAACGCCGCCGCCCTTGAATCCAATCAGGGCCTAATGGGACCTCTGGCTGTTGGCTTGTTGGCAGCTACAGGTGCTTTGGCTCTGTTCGGCGGTGCTGTAGGTATGGCTGTTAAGGGTATTGGCTTGTTGAATACCCTTAGGGGTGGTCTTGGAGGTCTTGCTGGTCGAGGTGCGGGTGCTGCCGCTGGCGCAGGTCGCGCGGCTGGTCTGGCTAGGCTCGCAGCCCCAGCACTGGGTGTGGCTGGTGGTGTTCTGGCTGGTGGTTACGGTGTTTACGCAGGTGGCAACATGGTTGCCGATCGTCAGGGAGAAAGCTTCCTCGGCACTGGCGCAAATGAAAAGGGTTTCTTTGGTTCTCGAGCCACTGGTTATGGAACCTCGGCAGCAAGTGGCGCTCTAGCGGGTGCTGCCATTGGTTCTGTGGTCCCAGTCATTGGTACAGGTATCGGTGCCGCCGTGGGCGGCCTGGCGGGTCTAGGATACGCCTGGTGGAATGACTCGGGTAGCAATGCTTCTACGGCTCCGACCGCCGCTGCGGCCCCTTCTAGGACCCCTCAGGGTTATAATAGGGCTGCGGGTCAACAACCCGCTAACGCAACTGGTCAGAGGAATCGCAATGCTATGACTGCTGATCAGATGACCGCTAAGATCATGGAAGCCAATGAGCGTTCTGCCAACTTGCTGAAGAGCATCAAGGAGAATGGTGAAAGGCAGGTTGAGACTATGAGGGAAGAGCTCGCAGTTATGCGTGGCGTGGGCGAGCGTCTGGCTCGTCTCTTGGAGGAAGGTAACCGTAACACCAAGTTGCTGGCTGATCATTCCATCTAAGCTAAATATCTGGAGTTTACCCGCTAAGGTACCAGATGTCTTATAAGAAGCACGTTCAAGTCGTTCCAATCAATCAGATGCTCAAGAAGCAGCTGGCACGCAACCACGAACTCATGGATCCCACTGCTGGCGGATCGAGCGCCAATTATGCGAGCGTTCTCCCCGAGGTCTATGAGGGTTCGCCAATGCGTATTGACCGTTATAGCCAATACGATGACATGGACAATGACTCCGAGGTCAATGCTGCACTGGACACTATTGCGACGTTCAGCACTCGCAAGGATGAGAAGACTGACGAAGTTTTCTCGATCAACTACCGCAAAGAAGCCAGCGAAACTGAGGTGGAAATCCTCAAGAGCTGCCTCATGCAGTGGAGCAAGATCAACGAATGGAAGAAGCGCGTTTGGCGAATTTTCCGCAACACCATCAAGTATGGTGATCAGTTCTTTATCCGCGACCCTGAGACTCTGCGTTGGTTCTGGGTTGATCCTACGAAGGTTGAGAAGATCCTCGTCAACGAGGCTGAAGGCAAGATGCCTGAAGCTTACATCATCAGTGATCTTGATGTGAATCTCTCCAGCTTCACCGCAACGGCTCCTGACAAGTATGGTCAGAACCTCACCGGTGGTAGCAGTCAGATGAGCATTCAGAGGCCAACCAAGGACCTCAAGCGTTGGGGTCATGGTAGCCCAAACAATGGTCGCTTCGATGGTGATTCCACTCAGACTGCTATCGAGGCAACCCATATCGTTCACTTGAGCCTCTCGGAAGGTCTTGATGCTAACTGGCCATTCGGCACGAGCATCCTTGAGAGCGTCTACAAGGTATGGCGCGAGAAGGGATTGCTCGAGGAAGCAATCATTATCTACCGTATTCAGAGGGCCCCTGAACGCCGAGTTTTCTACGTGGACGTGGGTGGTATGCCTCTTCACAAGGTGGGTGGCTACCTCGAGAAGGTCAAGAACGAGATTCATCAGCGCAGGTATCCAAGCCGCACCGGCGGTGGTGCTAACATTGGTGACGCAACCTACAATCCAATGAGCATGATGGAAGACTTCTTCTTTGCTCAGTCGGCTGAAGGTCGTGGTTCGCGCGTTGAGACTCTGCCCGCCGGTGAGAACCTAGGTCAGATTGACGATCTTCGCTACTGGGATAACAAGCTGAAACGCGGTCTCCGCGTTCCTTCTAGCTACCTCCCAAGTGGCCCAGAAGATGGCACTCAGAGCTTTACTGACGGTCGCGTTGGTACTGCTTACATTCAGGAGTTCAACTTCGCGCAGTATTGCTCGCGTCTACAGAACCTCCTGGCTCCAATCTTTGATGATGAGTTCAAGCTGTTCGTTCGCCGTCGCGGTTACAACATCGACGCCAGCCTCTACGAACTGAACTTCAACACGCCTGAGAACTTCAGCACGTTTGCGAAGCTGGAAAAGGATGGTGCTGCTATTAGTGTCTACACCCAGTTGGCAGAGATGAAACACTTCAGTAAGCGTTGGCTGATGATCAACATCATGGGTATGACCGAAGAGGACATCAACGAAAACGAGCGCATGTGGCGTGAAGAGAATCGTGATGCTACCAAGGGCACTGGTGCTGATGATGGCTTTGCCGGCGCCGCCCCAGCTGGTCTAGACTCAGTGGGTATTCGTCCCACTGACGAACTGGACATGGGTGATGACATGGGTGATGAAGAAGCACCAGCAGAAGATGGCGCTGATGATGGCTCGATGAGCCCAATCAGCGGTGATGATTCAGCAGATGACGGGGAGGAAGCAGCATGAGGTATCGTGAATTTGCCAAGCTCAACGAAGACGCCCAGAGGGTAGAAAACCCTAGGGACGAAGCTACTCGCTACTCTCCAGAAGATGACAAGATGACTGGCATCGACATTGAAGATGAGCGCAAGCCCAAGCTTACGTTGAAGATGATCAATCGTCTCAAGAAGATCCGTTCCACCAAGAACCTTGAGATGACCAAGAAGCAAGAGCTTCTAGGTATCATGTATGGTCTTGGCGGAGCCGGATCAGACGAAGAAGTCTAAGCCTGAAATAGCTTAGATAAAATCTTTTGAGACTGGGTGAGTTCACGCTCACCCAGTTTTTCTACCTGAGGACGGAACTTGGCCTTGAAGGCTTCCGCCTCTTCCCCATCCTTTTCAAAGAGATCGATCCCCTCGTCCCGCAGCCGCTGAATGATTGCCACCGCGAACGTGGGTGATCTTCCCATGTCTTTGACCATGGCGCTCATAACCGATTCTGGTTCTTCCTCGCCACGAGTTAATGCTTTGACTTTAGCCACGATGGCTTTGATCTTATCGCTTTCCATGCCCATACGCCGAACTCCTCGAGCACACCTGACCTAACGCCTCTGGGGCGTTAGATCAAGACTCAGCCTCTTGCTGTCGGATGCTCTTGAAGGTGCGCGAGCCGCTTTCACCTTCTTCCTCGCTGTCTTCCTTGACGGTCAAAGGCTTCTTGGAAGCCTTTGATTTCACAGCCGGCTTCTTGGCTTCCGGCTCAGGACGAGGTTCGGGAACGACGACCACACATTCATAGCCCCACGTGGACTTGATGAGGTCGAAGGTCTTGGCCTGATACTCCTCAGGCGACAGACTCTTCCGGTCGGGAAAAGCCCCGAAGAAATGGTCCAGAAGACCTGCGAAATCACTGTCCGGGGTAAAGGGCCAGTGTTTGAGCTGCATCAGATACCGAACGGTTGCCTGACCCTCGATATCCTGACGATCCAGGCCACGCATGGTCTCTAGAAACGAACGATCTCCGCTTTCGAGGAACGCTTTCACGCCCTCAGCCAGCGCACTTTGAATCTGCACCATGCTGTTCTCCTTGTGCCACAAACTAGCCTACTCCTCCAGCTTTGTCAAACGCCAAAGCGGTTAACCCTATTGGGGTAAATACAAAAGAATATCTGGGGCCAGGAGTCCCATATCCTTTCGCGAAGGAGAAACAATGAACAAGATCACTCTTATGGACATCATGGAATCGCTGAACAGCGACAACATGGAAGACGCTCAGGCCGCTCTACATGAGTGGTTTGTTGATGCCGCCAAGCAGGTTCACACCAACCTGACCGCAGAGCCTGTCGCTGAGTCGGAAGAAACCGACGAGTGCGAAGAGGAGAAGGTCGAAGAGGCCGTCGAGGAAACCGACGAAGTCGTCGAAGAAGCTGAGGAAGTCGAAGAGACCGAAGAGCAGATTGACGAAGCTGTCGAGGAAGAGGCTGAGGAAGTCGAAGAGGAAGAGACTGTTGAGGAGTCGATTGACGACCTGATCGCAGAACTCTCTGAATCCTTCGCTGGTCTGGAAACCGTTTCGGACAAGCTTCAGAACGTCGAGGGTGCACAGGTTGGTGAAGAGGGCAAGGTCCCTGTGAACACCAAGTCCACCTTGCCTTCCAAGAAGGGTGACAAGCGCGTCGGCGGTGAAGCCGTTGAAATCAAGAGCAACGGCCACAAGGGCCACGCACTTGAGAAGGCGCCAAAGGTCAAGGATGCTCCTGTGAAGCATCACGTGCAGAATTCCAAGGACGATCCAAAGAAGGTCTCGGCTGAAAAGTCGGCCCTGCTGAACAAGATGGATGGTTCGGTGAATACCCAGAGCCCAATTAGCGGCAAGGGTGCGAAGGGTCTCAAGAAGTAAGAGACTAAACTGGTGGGAGATCTAAGTGATCTCCCACTTTCCACTATCTGAACATCAAGACTCCAAAAACGCGGTTTTTGACCCTTTTCTCTTAGCTGAGAAACATTCTGGTTAAATACCTCGTGAACAGAGCCACGCGATGTTCAATGGATTAAGGAGAGCAACAATGAAGACTGTTGACCTGAACAAGGTTCTCGAGATGCTCGTCAATGAGGAGCACACCGAGGCAGCTGGTCTTCTTCATGAGTGGTTCGTGGAGCGCAGCAAGCAGATCCACGAAGAACTGATGGCAGAGGACAATACGCTTTCCCAGGACATCGAGGATGACCAGGAAGCAATCCAGTCTGAGGAGTTCTACAGCGAAGCAGAAGGCGATGACGCCGACGCAGAAGCTGGTGAAGAAGACCTCGAGGCTGATGCCGACGCAGAAGTTGCTGGTGAAGAGCCAGTTGCTGACGTTGACGCAGACATGGTTGGTGGCGAAGAGCTTCCAGCTGAAGAAACCGTGGCAGACACCATTGAGGACCTCGAAGCTGTGATGGCTCGCCTCAAGGCTGAGTTTGCAGAAATCACTGGCGCAGAAGTTGCTGGCGACGAAGTCGAGGGTCCTGAGATGGACGGCGAGATGGAAGTTGACGCAGCTGAGCCTGTCGACTTTGGCGGCGACGAAGAAGTCGTTGCTGACGAGTCCCTGACTTTCGAGTCTGAGGAAGTTGAAGAGGAAGCAGAAGAAGTCACCGAGTCTGAGGACGACTTCGCAGACCTCGAAGAGAGCTGGACTCTCGAGCCAGTTAAGGATCCAAATCTGAACGGCGGTAAGGAAATCGGTGCAGACGGCGCAAAGGTCGCTCTGAACGACAAGTCCCCTCTGCCAGAGCACGACGCTGACGCTCGCGTTGGTGGTGCCGCAGTTGAGATCCACGCTGAAGAGCATCACGGTTATGACCGTGAGCCTGCTCCAGAAGTCAAGAGCAAGCCACTCCTGAAGAACCAGGTCAAGAAGAGCACCGACGGCCGCACCAAGGTCAGCAAGGAAGGCGACAAGTCCGCTATGCTGAACTCCAAGGCAGGTTTCGGTTCGGATTCGCCAAAGAGCCCAATTGGTCAGGCAACTGACCTGCGCGGTTCGGACTTCAAGAGGAAGTAAGCAACATGGCATTGGTTCTTACCGAAAGGATGAACTTCGACGAGGCTAAGTGCATCGTTGAGGCCGGCGAACTGGGTGTCGATGGAAAGGCCAAGGACCTTTTCATGCGCGGCATCTTTGTTCAGGGTGGAGTCAAGAACCATAACCAGCGAGTCTATCCCGTCAACGAAATTCGTATGGCAGTGGATAGCATCAATGACACCCTTCGCAGGGGCGAGAGCGTTCTTGGTGAAGCTGACCATCCAGAAGAGCTGAACATCAACATTGACCGTGTTTCTCACATGATCACCGAGATGTATATGGACGGCCCAAATGGTATGGGTAAGCTCAAGATCCTCCCAACTCCAATGGGTAACATCGTTCGCACCCTTCTTGAGAATGGTGTGAAGCTTGGTGTTTCGTCGCGCGGTTCCGGTAACGTGAACGAGCGTGGTGAAGTTTCGGATTTCGAGATTGTGACTGTCGACATTGTCGCCCGTCCATCGGCTCCCGAAGCTTATCCAAAGGCAGTCTACGAAGCACTCAACATGAGGCGTCGTGGCGCAGTCATTGAAGACCTGGCACATGCCGTGAAGCATGATCCGAAGGCACAGACGCATCTTGCAAAAGAGCTTCTGAACTGGATCCATAACCTAAAAGCCTAAGGAGTGGTCTAATGGATAATGGACTGAATACGCTTCTGGAGTCCGGTCTCCTCAACGAGGAAACTAAGACCGCACTTGAAGAAGCATGGAATGCAAAGCTGGACGAGGTCCGTGCTAACCTCCGCGAGGAAGTTGAAGCACAGGTCCGTGAAGAGTTCTCGGTTCGTTTCGAAGCAGATAAGAACAATCTAGTCGAAGCAATGGACAACATGCTCACTGATGCTGTCAAGCAGTACGCAGTTGAGTCGGTTGCCGCAACCAAGGCACTCAACGAAGAGCGCGCAAACCTCACTGTTGCTATCAAGGAGGCTCGCGCTTCCTACAAGGCAAAGACCGCAGAGCACACCAAGATGCTCGAGCAGTTTGTCATGTCGCAGCTGGCAGAGGAACTCAAGGAGGTCGCTGAAGACCACCGTGAGATGCAGGCTCAGCGTGTTAAGCTGGCTAAGGAAATCGCAGAAGCCCAGAGCAACTACGATGCCAAGCTTGCTGAGCACACCGCTCGTATTGAGCAGTTTGTGATGGCCAAGCTCTCGGAAGAGATTGCTTCGGTTAAGTCGCAGGAGAAGGCGCTCGCAGAGCAGCGCGTCGCAGACGCCAAGAAGCTTCGCGAACACCGCATTCAGATGAACGAGCAGACTGCTGCTCGCATCAACAAGCTTGAGGGCTTTGTCCTTGAGCAGCTGAACAAGGAAATCGGCGAACTGGAAGAAGACAAGCAGGCGCTTGTTGATGCCAAGGTTCGACTGATTGCTGAGTCCAAGGCAAAGCTGGATGAGACCAAGAAGGCATTCATCGCTCGCGCAAGCAAGCTCGTTGAATCGACCATCGAAGCTCAGATCCGCGGCGAACTGACCCAGCTGAAGGAAGACATCAAGGCAGCTCGTGAGAACCTCTTCGGTCGTCGACTGTTTGAAGCCTTCCAGGCCGAGTTCATGACCAGCTACCTCAGCGAAGGCTCCGAGGTTCGTAAGCTGCAGGCGCAGCTCAACGAATCGGCTGCTCAGCTGGAAGCTGCCAACAAGATTCTGGCAGAGAAGAACGATCAGATTGTCCAGTCCGCCCGCAAGGTGAAGCTGGCAGAAGAGCGTGCTGCTCGCGTCCAGATTAAGAACGAACTTCTTGCTCCACTAAGTAAGGAGAAGAGGAACGTGATGGAAGAACTCCTTGATACTGTCAAGACTGACAAGCTCAAGGAAGCATTCCAGAAGTACCTTCCAACTGTCCTCAACGAGGGCACGAGGACCGCAAACCAGGGTCGTCGCGTGCTGTCTGAGACTGCCGCCGAACCTAAGAAGACGGTAGCCGTAACTGGCAACCGCGTCAACCCACTTGCCGAATCTGCCCGCGCGGAGGAAGTCCCTGCGAAGTCGAATGAAATCGCAGAGCTACGCCGACTGGCTGGAATTGAAGAATAAGGAGATTCTTTACAATGACTAAGCTCTTTGAAAGCAATTGGAAGGCCACCAAGGAGGCTCTCTGCGAGGGTCGCGACCTGCAGGTCAACATGGATGGCTCGCCAAACCCAAACAAGCAGAAGGTCATGGAGACCGTTCTGGAGAACACCCGCAACGACCTGATGCGTCGTAACCCACTGATGGAAACTGCTTCGGCAGGTGCTACCGCTTCGGGTAACGTCGCTACCATGAACAAGGTTATCCTTCCTGTTCTGCGTCGCGTTATGCCAACCGTCATTGCGAACGAGATCATCGGCGTCCAGCCAATGACCGGTCCAGTGGCACAGATCCACACCCTGCGCGTCCGCTATGCTGACAACGCTGCTGGTGTTACCGCTGGTGCGGAAGCTCTGAGCCCATTCGAGATTGCTAAGGCATACTCGGGCAACGGCAACGCTCAGCTGCCACGCGCTGCTTCGACCGCAGCTCTGGAAGGTCGCCCAGGTAACCGCCTGTCGATCCAGATCCTGAAGGAAACCGTCGAAGCCAAGACCCGCAGGCTGTCGGCACGTTGGACCTTCGAGGCTCAGCAGGACGCACAGGCTCAGCAGGGCATCGACATCGAGGCTGAGATCATGGCAGCTCTCGCTCAGGAAATCACCGCAGAAATCGACCAGGAAATCCTGAACTCGCTGCGTATGCTCCCAGGCGCTGCTACCTCGACCTACGACCAGGGCGCTGTCTCCGGCACCGCAACTTTCGTCGGTGACGAGCACGCTGCTCTGTCGGTTCTGATCAACCGTCAGGCAAACCTCATCGCACAGCGCACCCGTCGTGGCGCAGCTAACTGGATTGTTGTCTCGCCAACCGCGCTGACCATCCTCCAGTCGGCAACCACCTCGGCTTTCGCTCGCACCACTGAGGGTGTGTTCGAGGCTCCAACCAACACCAAGTATGTTGGTACTCTGAACAACTCGCTCCGCGTCTACGTTGACCAGTACGCACAGGACGACACTCCTGTTCTGGTCGGCTACAAGGGCCAGGGCGAGATTGACGCAGCGGCATACTACTGCCCATACGTTCCTCTGACCTCGTCGGGCGTCGTTATCGACCCACAGACCTTCGAGCCAGTGGTTTCGTTCATGACCCGTTACGGCTACCTGGAGCTCACCAACAGCGCATCGTCGCTGGGTAACGCTGCAGACTACCTGGGTCTGGTTGCGATCAACACCAACAACCTGAAGTTCCTCTAAGATTGGTTGGGGGCTTCGGCCCCCACCAACGAGGCACAAAGGTAAAGAAGACGGCCGCTCCTTAACGGGGCGGCCGTTTTTGTGTCTGGATTAGCCTTCGACGGGCGTTGCCATCTTGACCGTCAGAACCGACACGCCGACCGTCTGAGCGATCTCTTCGTCGGTCTTGCCGAGCGCACGAAGCGACGCGATTGCCGCATTCTGCTCCGGGGTGGGAAGCGGATCTGCCTTGGGCTCCGGAGCCGCCGCAGGCTTGAACAGCGAACCGTCCTCGACGCCCTCAGCCACCGTCTGGGCAGCATTTGCGATCTTGCTGAAGAAGCCGCTCACCGCCGGGATGACCACAGCCTTGGCCACCGCTAGAGCCTGGGTTGCGTCTTCCGTAACCGCCGCTCCAAGCTTGTTTGCGGCCTCCTGGGTCTTCTCGAACATTCATTCCTCCTCTTGGGAGTCACGAATGTAGCGGATAGGATTCCAATGTCAAGGGAAAAGGACCATCTTGACGCCAATGCCGATGAGTGCGGCACCGCCCAAGAACTCCGCATATTTGCCCCAGCGAGCCCCAATGAGGGCACCTGCGCGGTAGCCCACTACACTGAACGCTCCTGTGACGCCGGCTATCACTAGGGCGTCTAACCAGAGGGGAAGACCCATCAGTGGCAAAGTGATGCCCGCAGCCGCAGCATCGAGACTGGTCGCGATACTCGCACTCACAAGCCCTACAAGGGCCAAGAGAGGGCTAGATGGGCGAACAACGTCTTGTGCTTCGTCCTCATCCTCCATGCTCTCATAGAGCATTTTGCCGCCCAGCAGACACAGAATCGCGCAAGCAATCCATGGTGCGAAGTCTTTCCACGCATCCACAATGTCACCTACGATCCAGCCCAAGCTGATCATTACCGCATGAGCAAAGCCGAACACGATGCCCGTGCCGATCGCATTGCGCCACTTATGGCTGGTGCCTGCCCCGCGGCAGATTGAAACCGCGAAGCCGTCAGCCGAAAGGGCAGCGGCAAGGAGAAAGAGTGTCAGCATCCGATCTGGTTAACATGCCGATCACTCAGAGTGCTATATTCATAGGAAAGGGCGACCGTTTCCGGCCGCCCCTTCTGTAGACTTCGCTTGTATTAGAAGCGGAAGCCAACGCCAACCAGAGCGCCATCACGGCCGCCGGCACCGTTCTCGAGTTCCGAGCGACGGTATTCAGCAGTCACGTAGGTGTTCTTGGTCAGAGCATATTCGACACCAGCGCCGTAACGCAGACCCTCGAGGGTCACCGAGCCAGTGCGGCCCAGGTCGAAACGAGCATTGGTGTAGCCAACCTTCGCGAAAGCGAGGGTGCGAGGCAGGACCACAACGCCGGCGCGAACGGCAACGCCAAGTTCACGCGACGCATCAACGCCAGCAGCGTCGGTGGTCGAATCTTCCAGGGTGGCTTCCACGCCCAGGGTCACGCCCTTAGCAACCGGAGCATCCACACCAGCGACCACACCGTAGGTCACGCCTTCGCGAGCCTGGATGTTGTCATAGCCACCGACGACGCCGACGCGAGCGCCGGTGAAATCCTGAGCGGCGGCAGGGGTGGCAACGGCGGCCAGAGCGGCAACAGCCGCGATAACAAAAGCCTTCATGAACGATATCCTTTCTGAATGTTCATTGGATAGAACGTTACATAAGGGCGACGAACCGAAGGATCAATATTCTTAGGTGAGAAAAAGATAGGGTCCAGGGGACCCTATCTCAAACCTATTGGTTTTGAAGAGGTTTTAGGCCTTCTTCGCGCGCTTCTTCCGACGCGCCTTCATGCGCTCCGGCCGCTTGACGACCTCGTCCTTGACGTCGAACGCCAGCTTGAGGCGCATCACGTCCGTCTCGTCCTGGAGATAGATCTTGTCGATGAAGACCACCTTGGTGTCGAACTTGCTGGGCTGGCCCTTGATGCGGGTGCTCGACTTGTGGGTGTAGGAAACGGTCTTGTAATAGCCGTTGCAGTTCTCGCGGCACCACGTCTCGACATCGTCGGGAGCCAGCTGGTGTTCACCGAACCAGAAGCGGAACGGGAAGCCATAGTAGAAGGGAATGTCGCCGTGACGTTCGGAATGGCGACCGTAGTCCTTAAGCGTCGTGGTGCCCAATTTCGATCTCCTTTGCCTTGCTGCCTATGTCCTGTTTGTACAACCAGGAGATAGTTTGTCAACCAGAAAGGCAAAGGTTAGGTTAGATGCCCAGCTTAGTCCTCAAAGCAGCCAGGTCCACCACATGCTTGACATCAAGTGTCAGTCTAGCCCTCAAAGCCTGCTGACGGTCCATCATGCCGAACACGCCATTGCCCTCGCGGAACGTGCGAGTCTTAATGCCTAGACCACGAATTTGCGACCGTGCTTCTACGATGCGGCTCATGTCCACATAGTAGGCATCCTCAGCCGGCTTGAGAGCCAAGAGGAATTCAATCTTATCAAGCACTTTCTTTGCGCGCATCTTCTCAACGAAATACACGAAAGAGCTATCAATCTTCTCGAGTTCGTTGCGAAGTAGCTGGAACTTAAGGAACTCGGTCATGTCAGACTTGCTGACTTCCTTTTCCACAAGTTCGACCTCAACAATCTCCCAGCTATCCGGAAGACTATGTGTGGTCTGAAAACTGTAGCGGCTGCGATACCGCAGGAAATAGCCTACCGCGTTCTCGGCTTGATCACGCTTCTTCCAGGACTTGCCGGCATCGTTGAATGTGGATCGACGGACATCACCATTCCAATACTTGCCGGTGACCTTGTCTCGGATCTTGAAAAGCTTCTGGCCCATTAGCACCGCCCCTGTGGCTTCATGCGAGCCAGATCATACTTGTCGTCGGCTTTGGCTTCTGGTTCCTTGGCCTCTGCCCTGCGCGCATCCAAACTAGCGGCCATTACGGCCTCGGCGTCAGACATCTCATCAATAACCCACATGGAAACATCTTCTCGCTCATCCTCGGGATAGCAAGCGATCATCTCGCCAACCATCTGAGCCATGACCCGGAGTAGAGTGTTGTTCAGTTCGAGTGTATTGTTGAACCGGCCAACATAGGATGTGGCATAGAGACGCAGGATCTGAGCCACTGCGGCGTAGGTCTTATTGCTGAGTTCTTCCTTGAGAACTTCAAGGTCTTCATTGACTTCGTCGGACACATTCAACTCCAAGAGGCTTTGCCTTTAGAGTTGGTTAAACAGGTGTTACGTCACCTGTCTATATTCACCTGGTAGGTTTGCCCGACCCACTCTTGACCTTGCCTTTGCTCTTGGGATTCACGCCCAGGGCGACCCTAGAGTTGATCAGGTCCTTCATACACTGAATCCGATATTCTTCCTCTTCATCCTGATAGAGGAAGTCATCAAAGCCGAAATCGGGAGCCTGCTGATACGTGGTATGCCAATTGAGATTGCCCCACTTATCGCGAACAGGAACCCGGCCAGTCTTGGCAGTGATTGCCCATTCCAGCTGCTCACGCCTCCAATCGTCATCATCCCTGAGATCAAAGTTCCAAAGCTCTTTCATGAGCTCTTCTACAGAAGCAGAAGACAACCAGCTCTGCCACTTGGCTTCTTCAAACTCCTGCTGAATGGCTCGAGCCTTTGTGGGTAACTTCGAGACCGTCACAGGCGGCATGTTCTTGCACTCAGCAAAGTTGAGCTGAGCTTCGTTGGTAACCTTGTCGATGACGCAGTATTTGTCACCGGTCAAGCTGATGGCCATAACCATGAGCTTGTCCCATTCACCGAGGCTTGAAACCTTGGGATTGCGGGAAAGCTTCTGCGTCAGATCAATCAGGATATCACCCCAGGCTTTGCTGAAGGCAGCTCGTTTGGCTTTTACCTGATTGTCAATCGCGGTATTGTCCTTGTCCACCTTGTCACAGGATTGCCGCCAGTCATGTTCCTTATCGCGATTCTTCTTGGCCACATCCTTAAGCCGATCATGAACCGGCTTGAGATCAACCGCGTTAGCCAGCTTGGCCGCACTTACAAACTTCTTGAGAAGAGTGATGATCAGCGTCTGATCTTCCTTGAACTCTGCTCCCATGATCTCACGGAGTTCATAGGGGCAGATACCAAGTATGTCACCCATGGTGACATACTTTTGATCAATGGTCAGCTTGAGCTCTTGAGGCTTTGCTGGCTTACCCTTGTGGGGAACAGATTCTGCCTTCTCCAAATCCTGATAAGCTTGCATCAGGCTTCCGAGAGAAGTAGGATTGGTGGCGTTGGTCTGCCCCGAAAGAGGCACACCCTTAGGGAGAACCACAGAGGAACTCTTACCTTTGCTCACCAGCTTGCGAATAATGCCAGACATCTTGGTGTCAACCCTGTTCTTCATCGTCTGGCAGCATTGAGCGATCAGCCAGCTTATTGTAGACAGCCCAATGCTCCACCCTCAGAAGCTTCTGCTCTTCCGGGCTCAGCTTTTCGAGAACATAGCGACGAAGTTCTGTCTCCTCATCGCTGGGGCTCTCAGGCACATACGTGGACACGCTGGTCTCTACGATCACAATCTTGAGGCTGTTGGGATCAATACCCTGATTTCCGCAGTTCTTGCGGATCTGCCGCATGTGATCGATGATCAGCTTGGGTTCACTATCAATGGAGAAGGTGCGAAGAGCAAATGGGTTCTGATTGACGCGGACGGGTTTGTAATCAAAGTCGTCATCGTCCTCATCATCCATGAGGTTGTAGGTCTTGGCATTGAAGCGACCGGCTTTGCGCGCAATGGCTTTCAACCGCTCCGCATGATCTCCAGAGCGACCTGAGGCCTCAACGAACAGGACTTCGCCGTCCCGGTCAACGCACTGAATAGCGTAGAACTTACCCTGTTTGAAAGACACCAGTCACCTCATAACTCTTCGGGTGGACTTTGCTATCAGTCCACCCTCGGAGTCATTATTCAGTAGCTGGGTGGAGTCAGATCATTCCACTGCCAGTTCTTGGTCCAGTGCTCATCCGTCTGAACGTGGTTCTTGCGAACATACTTGCAGACGTTCTGGCTGAACTCATCGGCCATGAAGCCATAGGGCGTCATCATCACGAACCCCTCGCGCTGGGTGCCGTAGACGCTAGGCTTCTGAATCTCAGTCTCAAAGAACTTGGTGATCTCTTCGACCGAATTGAACGTCCCATAGTGGACCCGAGGTGCCACGTCGAGGTTCAGCTGTGCCGCGATAGCGAGGACACTATAGAGGGGCAGAAACTCATCCCCTTCGCGCACGGCAAAGACCTTGTAGGTCTCGTCCATGGGAAGCTGGTAGGGAATGGAGTGAAGTGCCGCGAGGTCCTCACCATAGATCGTGATGCTGGGATCCAGCGTTGCGGTCTTCCAGGCGTGATACTTCTTCACATGGGCAAACCAGCCCTGCGTTGCTGCCTGACCAGTGGAGCGCGCGTAGACTTCGCCTGCGTTCAGCGCGGTGTTGCCACCGTCTAGCTTTTCGCTGATGTAGACGTCCTTGCCGACGAAGAAGCTGGGATCCTGATGGTAGGAGTCATCGCTGTGGACCTGTTGGGACCACGGCCAATGGAACGTGCGCGGATATTTGGGCGGTGCCATTGATGTCTCCTTTCCTCACCTATCTAGCAAGGAAAGGAGAACTGTCAAGCAGGAATGCTTTTGAGCAGGATGATCGTCTCGCTGACCAGATGATCCAGATCATCGAAGATCGGCATGCCGTTACGCAAACGGGTCTGCTCAATGAGGTCGAAGCGACGCTGATAGTCGGGATGAGTGCCACACATCACAGCCCCAGCATGGAGACGCTCGATGGCGCTTCCATACTCAAAGAGCGTGATGGGGCAGAGGGTTTCGGCCGGGAACCAAAAGAGGTTCACAGTGGACATTCGGAGAGCATGAAACTCCCAAATGATCTGCTGACGCGAAACCTCTTCATAGGCCGACATATCGAAGTCGTCCCTGCGCGGATTGTAGATCACGCAATCGGGGACTTCGGCGGCGATTCGCACCGCAACCCCTTCCTGCCAGTCGGCACAATTGGAAATGCCGCCGGCGAGGAAGATGGTGCGATTACATTGCGGCTGGAGCGGCGCAGGGCTCTTGAAGATCGTGCCCATTACGCAAGATCAGCCGAGGTGATCAGGCTCACACCCGCCGCCTTCAGTCGCTCCGTCATTGCGTCGTTGGTTCCATCGTCGATTGCCTTGGTGGCATCTTCGATGATATAGGCCGTGAAGCCATCGGTGACCGCGTCGAGCGCGCTGAACGCCACGCAATAGTTGCGAGCCAGCCCCGAGAGGAACACGCGCCAGATGCCGTGTGCCTTGAGCAGGTCGGTCAGACCGGTAGTGTTGCGACGCGCATTGTCGTAGAATGCGCTGTAGGAGTCGACCAGCGGATCCATGCCCTTGCGGATGATCGCGGCCACGTTGCTGTCATCGAGCCCCTCGACAAAGGCCGCATCGTGGGTGCCTTGGATACAGTGGTCCGGCCATGCGACCTGCGGCAGACCGTCGAGCTCGACCATCGTGAAGGGAGCCACGCCGTGCTGCGATGCGAAGGAACCATGATTTGCGGGGTGCCAGTCCTGGCTCATGAACGCGCGCTCGAACTTCTTGTTCACGCGATTGATGACGGGTAGGATATCCATGCCGCCTGCGACGGGAAGACCGCCACCGGGCACGAAGCCGTTCTGCATGTCGATGATGATATGGGCGTCCGTGCCCACGATTTGAATCGTCATAATGACCTCCAACTTACATTGAGGTTTCAAGGGATGGTTGCTCAACCTTGCGATTAGCTTCCATCCCTATTTACCTACGATAACACAGGATTAGCTCTATGTCAAGAGCCCCTGCTTTTCCTGGATACCATACAGGTGCTCCAGAAAGTTCAAGCGACGATATCCTTTGAAGCGGAGATCGTCTTTCAAAAGCGTGTGATGCGCGAGGATAGCGAGGTGATCTCGGTTGTCGTCCATCCCGAAATATCGTGCTTCGACGGCGCACCGCATGATGCGCTCCTGAACCGGGGAGGTCAGATTGACCAAGTTGGGTGTGGGGTTAGGACGCTCACTGAACGCCTCTTCGAAGCGCGTACGAATGTCCTCACACCAGAGCTTGAACTCAGTCTCGCGGATCATCCCTGGAACTCAGTGATGCCGAAGAACTCAGAGACGTCCTGGCCCATCTTGACATACAAGGTGTCTTCCTCGGGCTGAAGTCCCTCACGCAGAACCCAGCCGATGACCTCAGGATCCTTGTTGTCGTCGGTCCAGTCCTCGCCGGGATGGCCGACCTTGAACAGAAGGCCGCGCGACTCGAAGCCCGCGAGCTTCTTCATCTTGACGCGATTGCGAGGGCCACCGTCCAGCAGACCACGATCCTTCTCGGTGTCCCAGTAGCCGCGCTCCTTGAGCACGTCCTCAGGAAGGATTGAACCTTCGCTGACATAGACCACCGGTTCGCCCACAGTCCAGCGGAACGAGCCATCCTCCCGCTTGTTGGCGATGACCTTGTGGCCTTCGCTGGTGGTCACGATGCTCAGGTTCTCCCCGTGGGGCTCAACCGATACGATGCTCTGAACTACTGCGGACATTGTCTTCCCTTAAAACAAAAGCTTCTCGAGCTTCTTGGTGATCCAGTTCTCAAACGAGTCAAGACCACCGTGCCACATCCTACCCTTGACCTGCCAAGTGCCCTTGGTGGGATAGTATTGGATCGTAGCGCCCTTTCGTCCGGCTTGTCGACCGTAAATCCTGATATTCCAGGTTCCACTGGCGTCGATATCCGTGTAGAGTTCGTGACGGCGACCTTCCGCAATCTCGCGAATTTTGTCCGCAAGATCAGCTTTGCGCGCCATGAACTCAGCGGTGCGTTCCTCGGCTCGAGTCTTCCGCATGTCTTTGAGATCGTTGAACAGATCTCCCATATCGCCCATTACTTGTCCTCGTGCGCTACCTTGAACTCTTCGGGGAAATGCTCCTCGACGAGATCATGGATTACAGCAGGAACCCAACGCTTCCAACCGTCGTCTCGCGTCACCATGAACTGACGCAGTTCAGTGGCGCTTGGGATATAGTTGCCCGTGCGCTCGACCATGTGAAGCTGCCGGAACACACCGTTGGGCATGTAGCGGGCGATGAAATCCTCAGGATTGTCGTCAGCCGGTGAACCGCACTCCTTGTTGAAGAAGCGACCGCGATACCACACGGCGTCGGCGGGCGAACCCGTCCAATAGTCTGTGGGATCAGGCAGGCCGAGACCCCTGATCTTCTTCAGCACATAGTCGCACCATTCGTTGGTGTCCTTGGTCGCGCCGAGGTCAGTCAGAGGGACCAGCTTGATGCGATCGCCATAGACGCGCTTCCACATCTCCATCCGCACTTCCACGGGGAAGGGATTCTGGATGCTGATCGGCTTGTCCGCAGAACCATTGCCGATGATGACTGTATCATAGTTGTCAATCATCTGCTGGGCGATAGTGGTATGCCCCTTGTGGAGAGGCATGGTCCGCATGATTGCGAGAGCTGTCCTCTTAGTCATCGAGCATTGCCTTGCGATTGAGACGCATTGCTTCATTGATCGCGTCCGGAAGGAATTCAAACGATCCGTAGGTCTCCAGAGCCTGGTCCCAGACCTCGAACTTGATTTGCGTGGCATCATGGCCAATCGTTGCAGGTCCATCGCCCTTAGCGGTCAGGGGCATCATGATCGGAAAGTATTGCCACCCGCGGACATTCTCCATAGAGGCGACCTGGGCCTCTAGGATCTTGAACCGTTGTTCCTTGCGCCACGCGGCGATGCCCTGGAGCATGACCTCGAAGTGGTTGAACGCCATGTCATATTTGGCTTCCAGGGCAGCATAGGGGATCTCGATGTCGAAGTCCGCCATGTCATGCCAGACCAGTTCCTCAAGATCGTCGCCGGCAGTTGCCGCTTCAATCTGCTCGTCGGTCATCTCGAAATAGTAGCAGGCGTTGATCACGTGAGCACGAGTGTCCGTGCGCGCGTTGGACCGAACGCTGAACATCTTGAGCTGATCGATTGCGACATTGATGAGCATCTCTTCGCCGAGTTCGCGAACCGCGCACTCCTCGAGATTCTCACCTTCGGAGAACTCGTCAGCGACCAGCTTCCAACCTAGCAGGTTCAGAACAGCCTGCCGCGCCTGCGACATAAGGTCGGTGTTCTGCTCTTCGGTGAAGCGGGCTTCCATGAAGCCACCGGCCAGACTCAGCTTGCCGGGATAGACCCACGCATTCTTGGAACGGACACCGAGAAGGACCCGCTGGCGCTTTGCGTCGATGGGGAGCATGGTTGCGGTGCCACTGGCCATGCGGAAAGGATAAAGGTATGCCACTTGTTATCTCCTGTAAAGCTTGGCCAGCATTAGATCTTGCTTCACCTGCTTTACAACATTTTCTGGTTCGAGCAACCACTTTTGTAGTTGAATCTGAATTGCGGCGCTCATGATTTCAGCCTCAGAAAGGCCGGACTGCTGACTGATATTCTTGAGCTCATCCTCATCAGCCCTGGGGACCATGAGCAGCTGACACAGGGAAGCTTGTTGGCCTCCCATCCAAGCCGCATTGGGCATCGGTGTCTTACAGTGAAGACAATGGCCGTTGGTGCCCTTGAGCTGGTTACGAGTGTTCCGCATCTTACAACCAGAACACTCGTATCGAGGATTGCTCTTAGCCATTAGACGAAGACCGGGGCATCCTTCATGCCCTCGCTGCCGAAGATCTTACGATAGCGAGCTACCTCATCTTCGGGGCCGGTGCCCTTGGTATAGTTGTCCGAGAGCTTGACCGCCGGGTGACCGTCGGCCGCCGTGACCTTACAGACCAGCGAGAGCGGGTCCAGGGTGTGCTCACCGCGCGGATGGCATCCCTTGAAGTCGTTGGTAAGGTTGGTGCCCCAACCGAAGCCGACCTGAACGACGCCATTCCACTTGTTCCAGATGCGGACAATCTCGTCCGCATCCAGACCGTCGCTGTAGAGAACCAGCTTCTTAGCTGGGTCCATACCCATGCGCTTCCACCAGCCGATGAGCTCTTCGGTCGCCGCATCGGGAGCCTTGCTGTCGGGGCGGAAACCACGCCACTGGCTGACCCACTGTGGGGCGTCCTTGAGGAACTGCGTGGTTCCGAAGGTGTCTGGCAGGGCCACGAGCACATTGCCCGAGTATTGGTTCTGCCAGCCCTTGAGGACCTCATACTGGACTTGCTTGAGCTCATCGTCCGTGGCGCCCTGGCCAGCCCTGATAGCCGTGAGGGCCATGGGCAGTTCATGGGCATTGGTGCCGATTGCCTCGAGATCCATGGTCATCGCCATGTATGCGTTCGAGGTTCCGATGAAACCCTCGCCCAGCACCTCGCGCGCCGCACCAACAGCCCATTCCTGCCAGAGGAACGAGTGGCGCCGGCGGGTGCCCATGTCCGAGAGACCCCGAACGCCTGCGACCTTGATCTTCTGAAGGTTGCCCCACAGTTTGGACTTGGCGCAGGAGTAGAGAACGTCCAGCTCAAACTTGCTGAGCGAACGCATTGCCGCCCGGCTCTTGAGCTCGCTGATGATCGAGAGTGCGTAGATCTCCCAGAACGTGACGTGTGGCCAGGTTCCCGTGAAGGTCAGCACATAGTCGCCGTCATCATTGCGCGACAGGTCATAGTCGGGCAGATGAAGCCGGCGGAGGAAGTCGATATAGCCGGGCTTGAAGATTTGCTCCTGGCCATAGAAGGTCGCACCCTGGAGCCAGATGAGCTCGTTCTTGGTAAAGCGCAGCGACTTCACGTAGTCGAGTTGTGCGCGGAGTTCTGCTTCGTCGATGATTCGGCCGAGATTCACGGATTTGGTCCGGTTCTTCAGGCCGAAGGTGACGACGTGCATGGGGTAGCGTTCCCAGATGAACTGCCCCATCATGAGCTTGTAGAAGTCTGTATCGAGGAGCGATCGGACGATCGGGTCGATGCGCCAGTTCTTGTTATGGGCGCGTAGCGCGAGATCGGTCATTGCTGGCCTCCTTTCTGGTTACAATTGGTGCGATAGCATGTTTCCATGCTATCGCAACCGAAAGGTGGTTAGCGGACGACCGCGGGATGGAACTCCTGGTCGACGCCGGCCAGCTGCTCATACCGCTCGGGGAAGAGCGGGTGCTTGGTGTTGACCGGATTCATGCGCTTGAACCAGCTGCCGCCTAGGCGGCGCGTGACTGCCTCGAACACCTCCGCAGCGCGGATGTCGCCGCTCTCTGCGATCATTGCCTCCAGCGAGGCCAGATCATACTGGATCATGGCGTTGACCATGATGTCCCATTCGAGGTAGCTGGCGCCCAGCTGCGCTTCGTCACCATTGCTGATGCCGAGACCATCGGTCGGCGTGGCGCGATAGGTGCTCTCGGGCACGCCGGCGATGCTCGAAATGTAGGGGACCTCCCAGCTCTTCAGCAGAGCCTGGATGGGCGAAACGTCGCCTACGTCGCCGTGGAGGGTCCAGAAGCCGGCCGCCAGTTCGCTGAAGTTGTCGGTCGAGGCCACGATGCCGTTGTGGAAATTGGCCATGTTGTAGAGCGTGATCATGCGAGCACGGGCGCGGATGTTGCCGCGACGGATGAGAACTGCCGTGTCCTTGCTGTCGAGATCGAGCAGCAGGGGATCATGCTCGGCGACTTCATCGAGCAGAGCATTGTAGGCCTTGGTCAGGTCCTTCTGGAAATGCTCGATATCGAGGGCTTCGCAAGCCTCGATGCCGCGCGCCGTCTCGTCTGGGTTCTGGTTGATGGGCAGCGTGAAGCCGACCACGCGCCAGCCGGCGCTCTTGAACAGTGCTGCGGTCAGAGCCGAGTCAACACCGCCCGACATTCCGAGGACCACCGTGTCACGTCCCGTCTGCTCGCGATAGCCGACGAGGAAAGCGATGATGTCGTCGCGAACCTGTTCCAGCTTGGCAGTGGTCGGGAAGACGCCTGCAGCGAGCTGTTCGTCGAACATCTTGTCGATGAATGGGGAGAGTGCGCCGATGTTGTTCTGACGCGAAAGATCGAGGATTTGGTTCTTGAGATTCATTTTACTCACCTTACCGTTTGATAGGTTGTTGTCTATAACAAGGTGCGACCCTGGGATCCACGCTTGTTATGTGCTACTATTTAGCGCGTCCGTTTCGGTCTCGTCAAGATTTGTTTCCACAAATTCTTTGATGTCGATACCCTTACACCGACCGCGCATCGAAAGGCGCACCGTCATCGCCACCTGCTTGCTTGCGAAGGCCACACAGCCGCCTTCACCATAATTGCTGGCGCGCTTGAAATCCTTGTTCTGCTTGAGCTTGAGGTCCTTGCAGATTTGAAGCAGCTCTGCGAAGTCGCCCGTGGGAACCTTGTTGGTCCAGTCCCAGCTTCCCTCGGCGGCTAGGACCCACTGGAACTGTTCGTTCTGTCCCTGGGCTTCGATGCGCTCGACTAGGTCCTGAAACGACCGGCCGAACTTCTTGCCCAGCGCCTGATAGCGCCGATGCTTTTCGATGAAGTCGTCGATGTCGCTGGTGTTGTCCTCGGTTTCGACTATCTTGATTGAGATGATCTTTACGTCGTCACCAAAGAGCCTCTCGCCGTTGTGGCGATCGGAGAAGTAGCCGTTGTTACCCAGCGTCAGCTTGAGCTTACCGAGACTCTCCCAGGTCTTGCCCTTTTTGTCCCAGCCGCAACTCTTGTTCAGAAAGAGGCCGGTCTCCAGGTCCTTGACCTTATAGACTGTAACAACGCCCATACGTTCTCCTTTGTGTCACCGTAACAGGTTGTGTTCAGGAGTCAAGCGTTGTGGTTCTTCAGCTTGTCGTAGATGGCAAGGTTGCCCACGCCGAGAGCGATGATCTCATCCTCTGACAGCTTCTTCAAAGCCGTGGCGCGCAGATATTCCCTCATCTCATCTTCATCGAAGGTCACAGGAGTCGCTTCCATGGTGAGCTTCAGATTCACAAGATCAATTGAGCTCTTAGCACACAGCCTTTCCTTGATGCTGAAGAACATCCTCATCACTCGGTCTTCGGGAAAGGTGTTCATGTCCGTGGCATCGCGCAGATCATCTACCCCACGGTAACCCTCATGGGCGCGAAGGGTTGCGCCCTTGTGGTCATTGTCTTTGGTGGGAATGTAGATGTATTTCAGAGCCATATCACGATCATAACCCCACGTGGTGGTCACGCGGATAACCCTGCGCTCTTCTACTACCTTGCTCATACGTTGTGATACTTTGTCTTGATATAGACAGCGATATTGGTGATACCCAGAGCTTTGATCTCAGCCTCAGTGAGCTTCTTGAGCGCAGCCCTCTGACGCAATTCCTTGAACTCGGGGTCATCCTCCATCAGATCTTCAATCTCAGTGGAGATCGTGATCTTCACAAGTTCGCAGTCAAAGCCCTCGTTCTCGTCCTGGTATTTCTCCAGAAAGTCCATGACTTCCCCGTTCGATGATTCACTGAGATCAAAGGCATCCTCGAATGTATATTCAGAGCCAAACCTTTGATCACCATATGAGTCCTCCCAAGGCGCACCCATATAGGTGTAGGTACCATCGCAATCGAGATAGCGGATAACGACCTTGCTTTGAACCTGTGGCATCTTGACCTTCCTTCACCTAACCTGTAGTGAGCGGTGATCAAAGGAGTCAATATGTTTGGTTTGAGCGGAACCAAGTGCCATGTCTGCGGTATGGCGCTGGAGAATTCCAACTATCGCAAGGATGAGCGTGGATATGGTCTCTATTGGGCCAACCCCAAACTCTCGGAGTTCACGGACGTAAAGCTGGATTTCTGTGGGCCGATCCACTCGGTGGAGTGGTATCAAAAGCAATTGGAGGCTCGCAAGAACGTTACACAGGAACCTTAACGGACTGCCGTTTCATCCTGCTAGGTGTTCAAAGTTTCGCACGAGCCTCCAAGTGTTAGAGGAAGACCCTCCAATAGCCGGGGTTGTAATCTGCCGAAATAGCATCAACCCACATTTCACCGGTCCAACGTAGCTGCTTACCAGAGCGACCGTTTAGGACCACCTTGGGGTCAGTGACCATGGAAGCGTCAAAGACCAGCTTCCAAGAGCCATCTTTGTATTCCACAATGTCGTTCTCATGAGCGACGAGATTGTCCCACTCAGCAACCGCATGTAGGTCGTCGGCCAGTAGATAACGCTGGCCCTCGGCAGCTTCAGGCAAACCACGTCCCGGAGCATGTCCTGCGTTGGGAGAGATCATACCATTGATCGTCTGAAGCGTGTTCATTGGTAGAGTCTCTTGGTCAGGAGTCCAGAGCAGCTTGTTGGATTCAGTTGGATGAAAGTCAAAGATACCAATAATATCGCTGTCATGGTCATCCATGTCATTGGTGGTCTTGAGACGGAACTGGCTGACACCCTTGCGATATTGCCCATAGCGGTTCAGCAGTGAACGCCAATCCCACTTGGCTCCCTGTGGATCAGTGTCTAGACCTTCTTCACTCAGCAGAGTGACTTCACAGTATGGACGACCATCAGCATCCAAGAGAACCTCGGCACGAGCCTGATGATTGCCAGGTGTGACGATGACCCTAGTGTGCATATCCTTGCTGGAGAAGTTGTAACCACCGGCTTGTTCATCCACATAGGTCTTGTTCATTTCACCGATGTTGGTGATGATCTGATGGATGATGTTCTGACGCTTGATCTTAGCAGGTGGCGACATCCAGATCGGCATCTTAAATGTGAGAGTGCTGATCTCAATGTCATCGTCAGTGCCAATTGGCAGTTCACGATTGGTCCACTGTATAGTGTCCAGTTCCACGATGGTCAGACTGGTCCAATCAATAGGATTGTCGCCAGTCTGAAGATCAATGCTGGGGTTGAAGAGCACCATGACCTGTTCCATGAACTGATGCTTCTGCTGTTCATTGGAAGTCCAGATGTTCACCCTCATGGTCATGTCATATGGGACAGCCATGTAGCGTTCGACCGTGTAGGTCTTGCCTAGTTCACCAGTGTAGCGATTGGTCGCTGGATCAATGGCGCGTTCAAAGATGTTCACGGTTGAGACGTGATTTGGAGTCTGACGCCTATCTGGAGACAGCTGGACATCAATCATTTCAAAGGTAATCCTAGGGGTGCTGAGAACGGTGTTCTCACTGTTGTTCCTCAGGATATGACCCACCTGTCGATTCTTGGTTCCAAGGCTCACAGGGAAGGTGCGGAGAGTCTTGGTGCCATTCGCACCAACACCGCTCTCGTATTGAAATCCTTCAAAGATGCGACCAAACTGCAACCAATAACGGCGCAACTGTCCATCATACCAAAAATCTAGAGCCATGAGAACCTCTTAGTAGGCCAGCTTGCCAGTCGAGAACAAAATACCCTCAGACCTGCGACGACGGACTAGGCCCTCAAGAGTCCTACCGTTGCCCTTGTTCCAGCGAGCCATCTGAGTTGGTACGCTAGTGTAGTCGCCCAGATTGAGCTTCTTCAATAGGGTCGAGGTCTTAAAGTTGCCTGGGCCTACGTTGTAGACAAAAGCAACCAAAGCGTCGAACTGATCCTGGGTCAGCTTGACCTTGACAGAATCATTGACGACCTTTTCAAACTTGGTGCAGTCGGCAATAAGCATTTGCTCTGCCTGACTTTCCGTTACCACCATGCCCTTTTTAACACCAGAGGTGGTGCCGTAGCCAATGGTCAGAACACCTGCTGGGCAGATATAAGCCTTGGCCTTGAAGCCCTCAAAGTGCTTGATGAGGTGGATGCCCTTAGGACTAATCTTCATGCGATCTCTCCTTAAAAATCTGCGCGCGGCTTGATGGCCTTGGAGAGAGCGACCTTCTCCTTGACCTGCTCGCCGCCGATTTCATTCACATTGTCGTTGTTGATGAAACTCTCCAGGATCCTGTGAGCAGCCTGCCACTTCTTGCGAAGGTCAACTTCACGGCGTTCCCAAACTCCGCCGCCTGCGCCAACTGGCTGACCAAATTGATCCAACTCTTTGTTGCCTACGAACTGGTAGAGAACATTGGGATCCATACCAAGGTGTAGGAACCAATCACCATCCTTGGCTTCTTCTGGGAAGCTGATGCCTGAACCTGCGAGCTTTGCTCCATTTGGTGGCTTACCGTCGCCAGCGAAGATCCATGGATATTGCTTGCCCATTTCGTCACCGGGAACAACATAGAAGTGAGCAGTCTCGAAGTTGCGTAGGTGAACATCCTTGTTGGCCTGTTCGACCAGAGCATCACTGATTTCAATCTGATCCCTGAAGTCGCTGATCAGGTCGCGAATGTTGAAACCAGTGTCGTCGCCATTGGCGTCGGTTGCTGCTTTCTCGAGAATGTCCTTGTATTCCTGGCTGTCAGTGAGTGGCTTGCACTTCACGCGGAAAATGTGTGGGCGCCAGACCTGAGACCAACCACCGGCAGAACGGCTCACGTCCTGAACCACATAGAATTTGTTCACCGCCGGAGCATCTTCTTCAAGAAGCGCATCATCACGCAGGTGAGGAAATTCCAACACGTCACCGGACATCAGCTTACGGCCGATCTTCTCCAGTGTGTCGTTGATGTGGAACTCCAAGTAGAGTGTGTCAGCCTCCAGGAAGAGACCGAACTGACGAATATCGAACTCAGTGTCCTGAACGTTGTAGGACGCACGCATCTCGTAGACATTCGCATCGTAAGCGCGGTCACGATTCTCGAGGAAGAACAGATCTTGGATCTGCTTGATGCCCTTCTTCTTGCTCTTGGCTGCGCTTGGCTGGGTGGCATCATCTTGCTCACCCTGATCATGAACACCTAGGTATTTGTGAAGCAGAACTTCGACGCCGCCAATGTTAAACTGTTGGCGAACCTGATTGTCGATGAAATAGTAGTCGTCATTCTTGTTGCGATTCCACAACGACATCTTTGACATACCGATCCTCCTAGCCAGTCAACTACTTATCACTAAATATGGGTAGCCCAGAGGGAGGATCGGACATGAAGACTCAGCGCGAAATCTTGATCAAGGAAGTGTGGCGCCGCCTTGGTGGTGGTATGGTCAACGTGGAACTAACTCCTGAGCATTATGAAGATGCTCTGGACTTTGCTCTTGCGACTTACCGCCAGCGTTCGGCAAACTCGGTGGAAGAGCGTTTTGGCTTCCTCGAACTACAGCCTGAACAAAGTGAATATTACCTGCCTGAGGAAGTTCAGGAAGTCCGTCAGATCTTCCGAGCAGGCACCGGTGGTGCTTTTTCCGGAGTTGGCGCTGACTTTGAGCCATTTGCGGCCGCAGTGAACAACAACCTTTTGCTAGGTCAGGGACAGAGTGCTGGCATGCCTAGCCTTGTGACCTATGAACTGTTCACTGGTTTCCAGGAACTTGTAGGCAGAATGTTTGGTTTCCATATCATGTTCAACTGGCACCCAACTCGCCATCGCTTGGACATTCAGCGCAAGCCTCGAGCTCCAGAAACGGTGATGCTTTGGCTGTATGTGCGTCGTCCCGATGAGCTGATCCTCGGAGATACCTATGCCCGCCCTTGGCTGGTTCGTTTCACCACCGCGCAGTGCAAGGTCATGCTAGGTGAAGCACGTTCGCGCTTTGGTAGCTTCATTGGTCCACAGGGTGGCACCACGTTGAACGGCGATGCCCTCAAGGCAGAAGGCCAGCAGGAAATGGACAATCTGCTCCTCGAACTCAGCAATCAGGTTGAACAGAACCTAGGCTACGGCTTCCTTTTCGGTTGATCTTCTTAGCGCCCATGCTATCCAGTTGGTATGGGCGTTATAAACCGCAAGATCGATCCCAATAGGAAGATGCTTCGTCAGCATCCCTACGACGTCTGGCGTGTCCTCTATGCTCTCCGACTCAGAGAACTAGCTTTGGGTGAGGATCACACGTTCTATTCACCCGAGGATATTGCTCGGGTTCTCTACACCAACTTTGATGACCTGCGGCCGCAAGATCGCGAACGAGTTCTGTCGCTCAAGCTGGACTGCCCGCTACGTTGTCTCAAGAATTCCTGTTTTGCCGAGGAAGAGAAGATCAAGCGAGACATCAGAGATCGCTTTGGTTCCCTCATAGACATCGCTTACGATGGTCAGAATCGCTATCGTGCGAGATCCAACGTCTTCAATATCGCCGGCTGGCGCCGTTCCTCGATGCTCGAGAGCACCCGAAGCTCTCTGGATGATACGTGGGGCATCTATATTGGCCGTCGTGGCGCAGTGGATAGATATCTTCGATATTCTGGTTGACTCGCCCTGTTCTGGTGCTATCACCAGAACATAGGCAATAAGGAGATCGGAAATGCTCACGTTGGACCACAAGCGCAAGTTTCTGGACATCTACAGCGCACTGAGCCCCGAGAACCTGACCTGCGATGGTGAACTGTCGCGCAGCCAAGTGGAGCGCAAGCACCGCCGGCTCATGAAGGAGTTTCGAGATCTGGTCGCCGAGACCGGATACGAGCCCAGTGAGAGCGAGGCTTATTCCTGGCTTCCGGAAATCCGTGCTGCGGACCAAGCCGAACGGCAGAAGCAGCTCGCGGCCCAGCCCCAGCATCCACTGGTATCGGCCAAGAACCCCGGCGTGTGGTCGCGCGAGGGTGAGAACGGTCTTTCGGCCTACTATATTCAGAACGACAAACATCGTGGCCCGGTGATGTTCAACGGCATCAACATGCTCGAGAACGCTAAAGACGAATATCGCCTCTACAGCGAGTTCGCCCAGGTCCTCAACGGAAAGGAGCAGATCGGCACTTATGCGACACTCGGCGAAGCTGTCGACGCAGCGGAAACTTTCCTCAAGCAAGTCACCCGTGCTGCTTACAAGGCCGCCCGTCCCCTATACCGTGACGAGAATATCAACCGAGAACTTCGTCGACTCCCCCGAGCCTGACAAGTTCTACTTTATTCGCTGGTATCTCACTTTTCTGGTGATCTTTCTGGTGTTCTTGGCTTGACAGGAACACCAGACCTGCTATTGTGATCTCAAGAAAAGGAGATCGGAAATGGTAGACATTGGTGACCTGGTAACTGCGATGTTTGGCTACCCTGTGCGTAGCAAGATCGAAGGTGAAACCCGCACCAAGGTCATCAACGAGTTCCAGGCAAGCTATCCTGAGCTTTGGCTCGAAGTCATCGACAGTGCGGCCAACGACATCAGGGTCTGTGTTGACACCAGCAAGGTGTTCTACAACATCTTCACCCTGCGCGATTTCGACTACTCCAAGTCGCACAAGAATTTCACCATCAGCAAGGGATCGGGCAAGAAGCCTCGGGTTTATGTGGCGCTGCCCAAGCCTGGCGACATCAAGAAGATGCCCGAATACATCGAGTGGCGTGCTCAGGTCGAGGAGTGGCAGAATTGTCGCACGGCCGCAATTCGCGATGCCGTCAACACCCGCTTCGAACAAGAACTCAAGGGCGTGATGCCTGAATACCAGGAAGTGCTGGCCCTCACGGACGAAACCGCCAAGGACTATTTCGTGAGCAAGGGCTGGGAGATCCCGGCCGGCGTGAGCTTCGAGAACTTCCGGCCTTCCGGTTGGATCCTGACCAGCCGGCCGGATGGCTACGGACATGATTGTGGCACCTACGCCAACATGGACTGGGAAAACAAGCGCATCTACATCACGGGCTGGTCGTCGGATGACTGATCACTCTGCGCGAGCAGTCCTAGATGCCTTTATTCGGCAGACGGTGTTTGCCAAGCTCGCTGGAACCCTTCCCGATGATGGCATGATCTGGATGAACATCACGGATGTGGTCCGCCACGTTGACCCCGAGGAGTTCAACCGCAGCAAGTATTCCAAATATACCCTGGCCGAGAAGCTCAAGCACCAACTCCAGGCTCTCGAGGATCAGTGCTTTATCACGACGCGCGGCTCCCGCTATGCTATCCATGAGGTGTTCCTCATGTTTGTTGCTAGTCAGCCCAAGGAAGTGGTTGACGCCTATGTCAGAAACCATATGAAAGATCCCTATGGCTGAGGCAACTGACTTCAAGAAGATCGGAGCAAAGGGCTACAAGGCCTGGCGTATCCTGAGCGCAACCGGTGAGTGGGCCCAGACCTACCGCGACCGTGAGAAGATGCTCCGCGGCTATAAGAGCGCGATCATCTTCCCCGAGCAACTCATTGGTCTCAACCAGTCCAAGATCTATCAGGTCATTGTGACTCGCACGGGCAACACGGTCTCCAGTCAGATCAATGCTCTCCGCAGCTTTCTGCCCAAGGGAGCCAATGGAGAAATCCTGGATACCGTGGAGAAGATCCGCGAATACGAGTATGAAAATCACGAAGGTGGTGCTCTTCATCGTATTGCGGTGGGCAAGGGACATTCCAACAACACCTTCTACAATCACGTCTACTTCACCAGCCAGAAGGACGCGATCAAATACCAGCAGAAGCGACAGGCTCACTACCTTAGCCAAACTGGTTGACAGGTGCGTTCTTTCTGCTAAAGCGGGTCTAAGAAACAACAGGAGGCCCATTTGGCAGACATCTACGCATATTGCTTGGTTCGCACGGACCTCCCGAGCCTGGGCGCCGGTAAGGCCATTGCCCATGCGATGCATGCCGGCAACCAGCTGACGTGGCGTGAGGTCGTCGAGCCTCTGAAGAAGGGCAAGACGCCGGCTCAGGAAGTCGTCGACTGGCACATGATGGCCAAGGGCTTCGGTACGACCATCGCGCTGGGTGACAAGAGCCAGCTGGATCTCGCAACGGTTCAGGCAGTGGTCGCGGCAGCGAAGAAGCTGGGCTTCGTCGCGGACGTGGTGGTCGATCCGACCTACCCCTACCTGGTCGATTATGAGCTGGTCAAGCTGATCGACCCCAAGGTCCACACGATGGACCCGGTCAGTGGCCCTCCGGGCTTCAAGGTGTGCTTCCGCGAGGAGATCACCACGGCCTATGTGCTGGGCGACAAGGACCAGCTGAAGGTTCTGTTGCGGTCGTTCGGCCTCTATCCGAATGACTGATCCGCAGCCGCTTCGGCTAGTCGACAGGCTCCGCGGCATCTATCACATGCCAGTGAATGATGGTGCGGGGCCACTCGACGGCTCGATGATCTTCACCCGAGAGTTCAAGCCTCTCACGCCTCTCCACAACGAAGCTGCCAATATGATTGAGCGGCTCGAAGCTGGCGGCAAGCCCGAGTGGCTGGAGGTCAATAACCTCTGTATGGCGCTGATCCAGCCCATGGACCCTCTGGGCACTGGCAAGCTCTACGTGGTGCCCATCCTCCAGGAAGCCTCGCAGCACATCTACACGTTGCGGTTGGCCATGGAACCCAAAGACTCCTGAATACTGACTTTCTGAACTCTGGTTTGTTAGTCTCACCAAAAATAATGGTGAGGCTCTATGACTCAGGTAGTAGGGATCCTTGGATTCAAGGGTTCAGGTAAGGACACCGCGGGCGAATATCTCGTCCGTGAACATGGCTTCGTTGTCGAAAGCTTCGCGAACCCTCTCAAGGATCTGCTCGCAGCGGTCTTTGGCTGGGACCGTGCGCTTCTCGAGGGCAACACAACTGACAGCCGCACTTGGCGCGAAACGCCTGACGAGTGGTGGGAAGCCAAGCTCAATTGGAATGAGACCCCGTTCAAGTATCTGGGTCGATTCACCCCACGCGCTGCCATGCAGGTCATTGGCACTGACGTGATGCGCCAGCACTTCGACAATAATCTCTGGATCAAGAGCCTTGAAGCTCGCTTGCGTGACAAGGAGCGCGTGGTCATCACTGATTGCCGTTTCCCAAACGAGTGCAAGCTGGTTCGCCAATATAATGGTCTCCTGTTCCGTGTGAAGCGGGGCCCAGAGCCCGAGTGGTTTGATCTGGCTCTCAAGACTGCCAAGAGCGATGATGACTATCGTCCTGAAATGGCATTTGCCTACCCAACGGTTCACGTCTCAGAATGGGCATGGCTTGGTGAAGAAGCCGATCTGGTAGAGAATGACGGCACTATCCAAGACCTGTATGACAAGACAGAATGTCTGCTGAAGAACCACTTTTTGAAGCTCTAAAGGGCAACATCTGCCTGAGTGGCGGTGCTGACGGTGCTGACCTTCAGTGGGGGATGAATGCTGGCCGGGATGGTCAGAGCGTGATTCACTGGTCCTTTGATGGGCACAGAAGCCAAGCCCCGGCTCAGGAGCTCGTGGTGCTCACCGAAGAGCAGCTTGTAAGGGCCGACGAAGCCCTGAAGAAGGCCAGCAAGCCCCTGAAGCGTCCCTGGCCCGGTAAGCGTTCACAGAACGTTAAATCGCTTCTGAGACGCAATTGGTATCAGGTCCAATGGGCTGAAGCTGTCTATGCCGTGGCATCGTTCCGACATGATGGTGTTGTGAACGGTGGCACTGGCTGGGCGGTTCAGATGTTCTTGGATCGTCATGAGCAGCTGGCTCAGTTCGAACCCCTGCCTCTCTATGTGTTCGATCAGGACAATGAGCAGTGGTTCCAGTATGTGGGTGGTTGGAAGCCCATCGAAAGTCCTCCCAAACCTCAAGGCGTCTGGGCGGGCATTGGCACTCGAGAGCTCAACAGTGCTGGCAAGTGGGCCATTCGCAACCTGTTTGGTTGGTTTCAAGACTAATCTGTATAGCTGAAAAAGAGTAGAGGTTCTCCTAGCACATAATCCACCCACCTTTTCAACCGCTGGATAAATACTGGTAACGAAATCCACCGATTGCAAAGGGGCTGGTTTATGGTTTATCCTCTAGTGTCGCCCGGTACTTCTGTTACCGTAACCGACGAATCCAACTACGCAACGGCTGGTGAAGGCACTGTTCCGCTGATCATCATCGGCACGCACGAATACAAGTCGCTGCCAAGTGGTAGCGGTGTTGCTGAGGGCACCCTTCCTGAGAACGCGAACAAGCTCTACCCAATCACGAGCCAGCGCGAGCTCCTCCAGACGTTCGGCAACCCAATTTTCTACACCAAGAACGGCTCTGCTGTTCACGGTTACGAACTCAACGAGTTCGGTCTCCATGCGGCATACCAGTATCTTGGTATTGCTAACCGCGCGTTCGTCATTCGCGCAGCGATCGACTATGCTCAGCTGATGCCACGCGCAACTGCGCCACGTGCTGAAGCTGCTCACGGCACCAACTGGCTCGACACTCAGAACAACACCTGGGGCATCTACGAGTACACTGGCAGCGAGTGGGCTGAGCGCGATCTCTGGGTCGTTGAAGACGAAGACTCCATTGACACTGAAGCTGCTGAGATCATCTCTGGCGTTCCAGTTCCTCTGATTGCTGGTGCGGTCGAGGGCGACTTCGCTATGGTGGTTCTGACTCAGACCAAGGTCCTCTACCAGATGGTTGACGGCACTTGGCAGGTTGTCGGCACTTCCGAATGGAAGAACGCAAAGGTTGCGGCAGGTGCTTCGGCTGACCTGAACCTGACCTACAACACCTACCGCCCAGCGAACGGCGCAGTTGGTAGCGTTCTGATCCTCCACACTCCAGACGTTGTGACCTCGATCTCTGCGGCAGCAACTTGGCTGCTGAAGACCTTCAACGTCGCAACTGGCGCTTGGGATCAGACTCTGGTTCCAATCTACAGCCAGCAGCGTGAAACCACTCTGGCACAGGTCACCGGTTCGGTTTACCTGCGTCATGAGGACACTCGTGCGGTCTTCAACTTCCGCAAGTTCGACGGCAGCAACTGGGTTAACCTCGGTGAGCAGGCTGGTTCCGCAGAGCCAACCAGCGATCCAGAGGAAGGCACCCTGTGGTATAACAACCAGAACCTCTCGGTGAACGTCAAGATCAGCCAGGGTGGTCAGTGGGTTGCATACCGTTCGGTTTACCCAGCAACTGACGCAAACGGCGTGATCCTACTTGGTTCGGCTCCAACCACTCAGAGCACTGGCGCTCCGCTGGTTGAGAATGACCTCTGGGTGGACACTTCGGATCTCGAGAACTATCCAAAGATGTATCGTCGCACCAACAATGCTTGGAAGGCGATCAACGTCGAGAACAACATCGACCCAATCGACGGCATTGCCTTTGGTGAGGCAGTTTCTACCTCGGCAGTCAACTACGCAGAAGGTATGAAGCTGTTCGACCTCGCTGCTTCGACCAACGACGTCAAGCAGTACACCAACGGTTCGTGGGTGAACGTTTCGGGCTACCAGCTCAGCGGCGTTCCATTCTTCGGCCGCAAGGCGCAGCGTCAGATGATCGTCAAGGCACTCGCTGGCACGATCTCGAGCAACGAAGACATTCGCGCAGAGACCGTTTACTTCAACCTGCTGGCTGCTCCTGGTTACATCGAGCTCATCGACGAGATGGTGACCCTGAACACCGACATGAAGGAAGTTGCTTTCATCGTCGGCGACACCCCAGCCCGTCTGAAGCCAACTGGTGCTGAAATCCAGAAGTTCGCAACCAACTCTTCGAACGGCAACAGTGAGGCAGGCGTCAGCACTTTCAACCCATACGTGGGTATGTATTACCCATGGGGTCTGAGCACCAACGTCGACGGTAACGAGATCATGGTCCCACCATCGACCATCGCACTCCGCACCCTCGCTTACAACGACTCTGTTAGCTATCAGTGGATGGCTCCAGCTGGTTTCACTCGTGGTCTGGTCACCAACGCTTCTAGCGTGGGTTACCTGGATGACCAGGGTGAGTTCAAGGCAGCAATGCTGAACAACGGTCAGCGTGACCTCCTCTACAGCAACAAGATCAACCCAATCGCATACATTCCAAACCGCGGTCTGGTCGTGTATGGTCAGAAGACCCGTCACAACCTCGATACCTCGCTGGATCGTATCAACGTGGCGCGTCTGGTCAACTACCTGCGTTACAATCTGGATAACATCTCGAAGCCATTCCTCTTCGAGCCAAACGACTTCCAGACTCGTGACTCGGTCAAGACGACCTTCGAACGCTTCCTGGCTGACCTTGTTGGTCTGCGCGGTCTCTACGACTTCATCGTGGTCTGCGACGAGTCCAACAACACTCCAGAGCGTATCGACCGTCACGAACTGTGGGTGGACATTGCGATCCAGCCAGTTCAGGCGATTGAGTTCATCTACATTCCAGTCCGTATTGTGGCAACCGGCGACGACCTCGGCGCGCTGTTCCAGTAAGGCACACAAAGGGAGTGGGTCGGCAGAAATGTCGGCCCATTTCCATGACTGGTGAGAAAATCTGCAGAAAAAGGTTGCTTTGAGCCCATTTTTTGTGTATTTCCTTAAATACAGGCACTGAGGGGCTTCGGCCCTTGAACCCATATATCTTGTTCTTGGTGACTGGGATGTGTGCTGACACATAAAGGTATCGCCCGGGTGGCGCCGGGGGAGGACAAGAGATCCGGAATTGACCGGATGAAGTGCAACGAGGTCCTTAACAGGGTCTCTAGTGATCTGAGGGGAAACCCTCCAAGGTAGCTTTGTCGAGGGAAGGATCACCCCTCGCCCCGCCCTAGGCATTTGTGGGTCGGGTAAGTAGTTCCGCCGGCTAGCCAAAACCGGAAGGAACGAATAAAGAGGGTGGGCTGGCTTCGGTCATAAGTCCCAGGTTTTGGTCCCTCCTTAGCTACCTGGATCGGAAACAATGGGGGCCTAGCGGAAATTCACCCCTTGCTGCGCCGGGAGATGAAAGGCATAGTCTCCCTAGGTCGAGTGGGCCAAGTCGAACCACTCAATTGAGCCCCGCGGGTTGGTGCTGGACAGACCTAGCCTACTCGCCCCTCCGGAGACTCCGGTCTCCGGAGACTTACTGACACTTCAGGGGCAAGTGTCAACAGATCGAAGAGCCGATGTTGGTGGGTTATCTATGACAAATAGAGAAGACCCGAAAACGCTGACTCAACAACGTGGAAACAGGCTTCGGCCTGCCTAGGGAGATATAGGTATCATGATCTCTATCATGATAGTCTAGCCCGGTCCACCTTCACACTTGCTCTCGAGCCTTGAGCTCAAAGTGCTACGTTGTTGATGACGCAAAGTAGGGCGCTGGATCTCGGTCCAGACCAATCTCAACCAATTCCCTATATGGGAATAACCCGGAGGGTATGGTTCGCCCAGCCCTCCACCCCATTCTTTTTGGGTTGACGTTTTCCCATTCCTGTGCTTAAATAGGAATGATGGAAAACGAAACTGTGTCGGTAGAAGAGAAGTTCTACCAGGACGTCGCAGATCTGCTGGGCGTCGAAAGCAATTACGAGCACAACGTCAACAAGGCGTGGCGCACTCGTTGGAACAACCGCAAGCCCGGCAACGGTCGCTTCGAGGGTTTTGGTCTCATTCGATTCTTCGGAGAGAACATGATCCACGTGATGATCAGCAAGCCGGTTCATATGAACAAGACTTTTTCTTCTCCGGAAGAAACCTTGTCAGCTCTGAAAAAGGCACTTGACGAAAGTCGTTTGCCGCTCTAACAGAGCTTCAGATCGAGACTGATCCGGTCCTAATGTCAGGGACCAACCTTGCTCGTGGGTTTCACGAGCCGAAAATGGAGGAAGTCAATATGTCGAAGTCGACCAAGACTCTCATGGGCGCAATTCTGCCCAACCAGACCCCACAAACCCAGGCAATCCCCGGCCGCGAGGCGGAGATGACCAAGAACAACGCCGGCGGCTTCAGCTTCGTCGTCTCCCCGTGGGACCAGCTGGACCGGTTCCTGATCCTCGGCACCGAGGGCGGCACCTACTATGTGGGTGAGAAGGAACTGACCAAGGCTGCGGCTCAGAACGTTCTGCGTCTGATCGCCGAGGACGGTGTCCGTGTGGTCAACCGTGTGGTCGAGATCAGCGATGCTGGTCGCGCTCCCAAGAACGACCCTGCGCTGTTCGTGCTGGCACTCGCTTCGGCGGCTGACAGTGAGGCAACCCGCAAGGCTGCTCTGGCTGCGCTGCCCAAGGTCGCGCGTATCGGCACCCACCTGTTCCACTTCGCTGCGTTCGTCGATGGTGTTCGCGGTTGGGGTCGTGCGCTCCGTCGCGCGGTGGGCAACTGGTATCTCGAGATGCCGCTGGATCGTCTGGCCAACCAGGCAATCAAATATCAGCAGCGCGATGGCTGGTCGCACCGCGACATGCTCCGTCTGGGTCACCCCAAGTCGGACGACGCGGCACGTGACGCAGTTCTGCGCTGGATGGTCGGCGGTATGAGCGCGGTCGGCGCTTCGGACTATGTCCGTGGCTCTGCAGTTCTCGAGGACGAGGTTCGCCTGGCACGCCAGGACGCTTCGACGATCCTCCACCCGCAGATCCTCGCTTTCGAGGCGGCGAAGCAGGCAACTTCGGCCAAGGACATCATCAAGCTGATCCAGGATCACAACCTCCCCCGTGAGGCGATCCCCACTCAGTTCCTGAATGATGCCAAGGTCTGGGAGGCTCTGCTGACCAACATGCCTCTGACGGCGATGATCCGCAACCTGGGCAAGATGTCCAGCGTTGGTCTGCTGACTTCCATGTCGGCGGCCGAGAAGCTAGTCATCAGCAAGCTGTCGGACTCCGACGCTATCCGCCGGGCTCGCGTTCACCCGATCGCGATCCTCGCTGCGCTCCGGACCTATGGTCAGGGCCGCGGTGTCAAGGGTAGCCTGACCTGGACTCCTACCGGTCGCGTTACCGACGCACTGGATCAGGCGTTCTACGGTTCGTTCGGCAACGTGACGCCCACGGGCAAGAACACGCTGCTGGCGCTGGACGTTTCGGGCTCCATGGGCTCGGGCGACATCGCAGGCATCCCTGGTCTGAACCCTCGCGTTGCTTCGGCTGCGATGGCTCTGATCACGGCGAACGTTGAGAGCTCTTACGAATTCATCGGCTTCACCGGTGGTCGCTCCGGCGGCTACGGTTGGGGTTCGAGCGGCACGAAGAACTCCAACGTCGTGGACGCTGGTCCTGTTTCGATCCTGAAGATCAGCCCGCGTCAGCGGCTGGACGACGTGATCAAGACGATCAGCGGTCTGCCCTTCGGTTCGACCGATTGTTCGCTGCCCTTCGAGTGGGCCCTGGAGCGCAAGCTGCCCGTCGAGTCCTTTGCGGTTTACACCGACAATGAGACTTATGCGGGTCGTCAGGCACCCTCGCAGGCGCTGAAGGCATACCGCCAGAAGACCGGCATCCCCGCGAAGTCGGCTGTGGTTGGTATGACCGCAACGAACGTGACCATCGCTGATCCCAAGGACAGCGGTATGATGGACGTTGTTGGTTTCGACACGGCTGCTCCGCAGATCATGTCGGACTTCTTCGCGAAGTAAGGCCACGGTGTGGGGAGGATGGAAACATCCTCCCCATTTCCATGACTGAAAATCAATTTATCTCCGTCCCAACCGAGTTTTCTGCATACATAAATATGGGTAGTTCAGTCGCAGGTGGTCGACTTGAGAACCCGCCGGTTTCAAGGTTACTGCCTACTTAGCCAACCAGGAAGATATTGAAGGTCCTGGTGAAAAGGAGTTATACCATGCAGAAGCCCACTTCTCAGGAGAAGATTTTTATGTCCATTAACGCTGATCAGCGCGCCCGCCTTGAGGCTTGGAAGGCGCAGAATGCTGACAATGCCGACTTCCAGGAGCTCATGGAGAGTGCTCGCATTGCTTATGAAGCAATGAAGAAGTTCGCAGGCCGCCAGTAAAGGAACCCACCTGTGCCTGAATACACCGGACCATTTCCAGACTCGCTTGAGACCATGCAGGTCTGGATCATGGATAGTGTGATCTGCGACAACGTAGACATCGTCTACGATGCTCTTCATGATCACCTGAAAGCATCCATCCGTGATGGCTGGGGTTCAGAGGTTTCCCACGACGACTTTCGCAATATGTGCGAGTCGCTAGAGGCCATGATCCACAAAAGCCTGAAGCATGAGAGCCTTAGTGAGAAGAGCCTTCCAGCAGGTCACTGTCTCCACGAGTGCTTTGCCAAGCTTCGCAAGGGTGTCGGTATTGCTACGAAGCATATTGAAGGGCCTCGTGGCCGCGGCTAAAGCCGCTTGATACCCCACCCCTTGTAGGTGCGTCCTGCCCTACAAGAGTTTGTGAAGGACGTCTTATTCAGCCCCATGCTATCACAGAGCTTCTGTAGCATGAGGCTGTCTAAGATCCTTCTCTTCCCCTCCGGACTGATCACCTCATATTTGACCGCGTGGGCTTGGGCCATGTTCCGACGAACATCCTCTGAACGCTTTTTCCCTAAGTTTCCCTGACGGATCTTTGCTTTGCGTTCCTCCGGAACCGGCTGGCCCCAATGTGGGCTATTCTCTCCAGCTTTGGCTGCACCGATGTTAGCGCGGTGTTCTGACGACTTCGGCTTACCAGTCATGGACTGGCTGATCTTCAGCTTTGTGGCCTCAGAATGCTTTCGTCCGATACGGCTTGGTGGCTGATTGTCGAACACAAGGTTCGTGAGGATACCGTCTGGTTCTAGACCTTTCCGTCCATAGTAACGGATTTGCTCTTCCTCAAACTGGAATGCTTCAACTTCACTGAGATCCTCCTTGAGCTTCAAGATTGTCGGCTCAACTCCGGCTTCTCGCAAAGCTTGGATCTTGTAGAATTTCCTCACGTTGTCGGTCTGCTCTAGCGTCTCTGTGAGATGCTTCTTTGGGCGCTCTCCGCACCCCTTACCGATGTAGAAGGGCTGCTGGTTTCTTGGATCCACTAGCGCGTAAACAAAGAAGCGATTCATTCTCCTACTTATAAAGAGTTTCAGCCATATCTCAACCTATTCGTCAAGAGCCAGGTAAATAAGAGAAACCCCCACTTCGATCGGAGGATTACCATGGCAGAGACACTCTCCAAATTCGGCGTTCCACTAGGCGGCGGCCAAGGCCGTGGTGGTCTGCTCCAGCTCAAGTATAAGTATCGCTTCCGCGTCCGCGTGGTCAACTTCGGCCCAATCGCTGGTGGTCTCGACTTCACCCAGCAGGTCCAGCGCGCTTCGAAGCCAAAGATCTCGCACGAAGAGGTCAAGGTCGATTCCTACAACTCGGTCGCTTACTATGCCGGTAAGCACTCGTGGAACACCATCGAGATCGAGCTCAAGGACGACCTGACCAACAACGTCAGCAAGCTCGTTGGCCATCAGCTTCAGAAGCAGCTCAACCACTTTGAGCAGACTGCTTTCGCAGCTGGTATCAACTACAAGTTTGTGACCATCATCGAGACCATGGACGGCGGCAACGACACTGTTGTTGAGACCTGGACCCTCGAAGGTTGCTTCCTGCAGGACGTTACCTACAGCGAACTCGACTACAGTGAGTCTGGCTTCCAGACCATCACGCTGACCGTTCGCTACGACAACGCAACTCTAGCAAATGGTCTGATGACCACTCTGCCTGAGATGATCCCAGGTAACCGCCTGTAAGGTCGTAGTTTATGGCTGACACTTCTCGCGGCGGGCGTCGTAGTGACGCAAATGGCAATCAGCTCATGTTGGCTGATAGCCATACCGCCGCGACGAACTATGGACTTACGGGGCGGGTCTTTGCCAATGCCCCGAAGTCTAAATTCCTCTTTTGGATGAAGTTTCTCCGCCCCGACAATGCGGGTGGAAGCGACTGGCTTCGCAAGGTCGGCTTTGAAGTTAAGAACATCGACCGCCCTCGCGTAGAGTTCGAGACTCAGGTCCTGAACCAGTATAACCGCAAGCGCATCGTCCAGACCAATCATACCTTTGAACCCCTACAGGTCAAGTTCCACGACACCATGGATCCTGCCCTGCGCCGCATGTTCATCGAGTATTACCAGTATTACTATGGTGACTCCAAGATCTATGGTGCTGGCTCATCGGGTGCCACTGTCTATGACATTGTGACCGGTGAAGGTTTTGAGACTGGTAAGTGGGGCTTCTTGCCTCCTTTGGAAGATCAGAACTATGGCTACTTCTTTAGCCACATTTCCGTTTACCAGTTCTACAACGGGTATATGGAACGCTTCGATCTGATCAATCCCAAGATCACCAGCTATAATCCAGACGACTTCGACTACGCTGCCGCAGCCGTTACCAACGAGATTCAGATGTCCATCGCTTTCGAGGGCATCGTTTATGCTGAACCAGAGCCAATCACACCACAGGTGGTCCAGGAAGCGGGTCTTGATATGGGCTTGTTCTGGGACGTGGAAGTAGAAACACCACTGGATTTCCAGCCCGGTATGGCTAATGGACCCAACGCAATTACCAGCGATTTTGGTGATGTTGTGGGCAATGTTCTCCAGCGCAATCTGATGAGCGGCATCACTGGACAAGGATTTGGTAGTGTGGGTGGCATCATCAGCGAAGTCGCCGGTGCCTATGACGCAAATCGCGGTCTCGCCATTGGTAAGACCGCAGCCAATAGCCTCAAGAACCTCGTGTCCGGCAATACCGGCGCGGCAACGCAGGGTGTCCAGGGACTCCTCAAGGGAGCTCTCTTTGGTAAGCCCGGAAAGCTTTTCTAATGGCACATTACAATCAGGGCGCCTTTGAACCCAAGAATCCCGAGAAGTATGTGGGCACCTATCCCATCACATACCGCAGCGCGTGGGAATTGACGTTCATGAACCTATGCGATCAGCATCCTTATGTTGAGCAGTGGGCATCAGAGTCGATCAAGATTCAGTATCAGGATCCCTTCACTGGTAAGGTCCGCAACTATATTCCCGACTTCTTCATCATCTACACTGACAAAAATGGATCTCGCCACGGTGAGATTATTGAGATCAAGCCACTCAGCCAGAGCATTCCAGAAGCTGCAAGGACCCAAAAGGACCTGGACGCTATCACGCTCAATGAGGCCAAGTGGCAAGCTGCTTATGATTGGTGCAAGGCTAACGGCATCAAGTTCCGCATCATGACCGAAAAGCAGCTCTACCGCCAGGCCGGTGGAGGCAGGTAAGTAGAGTATGACCAAATCACTAGAAGACGAACTGAACCTGCCACGCCTCGAGGATGCCCTCAGAGAGCTCGCAGAGGCTCAGGGTGAAGAAGCACCGGCGCCTGCTAATCCCGAGGTCGAGAAGATGGCTAATGCCCTCGCAAACACTTCTCCCATAGCTATCCAGAAGCAGGGAGACAAGGCGGGCGTTCAAGAACATCAGATTGAGGCCGATGACATCTATGAACAGGCTATGAGGGCTCACAAGGATCTCATGGACCTTGGCTTCAACATCGAACCCAAGAACGCTGGTCCCAACGCATTCCAGCCCGCTCTCAAGGCCCTCGAGATCGCACTCAAGGCATCTCAGTCTAAGGCCACCAAGAAGATGGAGCGTATCAAGCTGATCATGGAACAAGAAAAGCATGATCGAGAGATGAATCAGGGCGTTGAAGATGGTGAAATCATCGACAATGGTGGTTCAACAATCACGGCGAACCGCAACGATCTGATGGAAAAGATCCGCAAGGGCGAGATCTAAAGCAAATCCAATAAATAGGCGAAACTCCAAGAGTGAGGAGCGCCATGAAATCTTTTTACCACTATCTGGCCGAGTCGGCCAAGAGCTACGGGTATCGCATCAAGTCGGTTCTCCCTATGGATGACCACTTCGTTGAGACCCTAAAGAAGGCTCTGTTCAAGTATGATATCCAGGATGTCAGCAAGGCCAAGAAGCTGATGGCTCAGAAGGCTCCGCTGGATTTCAAGGACTTCCCTATGGCAGAGATTTGGGTCCTGGACATCAAGACTGGTGTTCCAGCATCTTCCTATGTTCTCGCTACTGAACTCCGTTCTGCGTTCCAAATCGCCGATAAGATGCTTGTCGTTCGCGGTGAGAATGAGCCCGTTGAGATCGAGGCAGAGAAGATTGAAGAGATCCACAAGGACGACGAGGCCAAGGCCAAGCTTGAGGATCCTTTCTATGAGGCTGAAGACCAGCCCAAGGAAGTCGCCTACGGTGATGCCTACAACAAGAAGTTCCTGAACTATCTTGCCCAGATCAAGGCCGATGCTGAAGCCAAGACTGTTCCAGCAATCGAGGAAGTCAAGAAGACCAACAAGTTCTCCTGGCTCAATCCCAAGGACAAGACCGTTGCTGATGACTTCAACAAGGATCACGACACTGTGAAGCCAGTTCACAGCAACACCAAGAAGGCAGGCACCAAGGCTGAGAAGCCAAACCTCGCCGGCAACCACGGTAACTATGACGAGAACGTCAAGAGGAAGGGCTAATCATGACCGAGAAGAAGCTTGATGAGGCCGTGAGCCTCAACGTGTCGAGCACCGATGGTGAGCTGAACTCCAGCACCACTATTAACGCCGCATCTACGATGGACCTCGTGACCCTGCTCAAGAACGCAGGTATCAAGAGCGCAATGTTTAATGGTCCAGCAACCCTGACTGCCAGCGAGAACATTGACGATCTGAATAGCATGTCGACCACGATCAACGCACCAAATCTGCGTGCGATCATGAACATGCTGGAGCCAGAGTTCCAGGCGGTTGGTGATATGGAAGCACAGGTTGCCGACATGGGCGCAGAGATGGACGATGATCACATCGTTGACCCAGCCCCAGTTGAAGAGCCAGTTACTGAACCAGAAATGGTTCCAGCTGAAGAGCCATGTGTTGATTGTGCCGCCGACGTAGATATGGGTATGGACCTCGAGGGGCCAGTTGAAGAGCAGGCTCTCAACGAGAATGCTGAAGATTTCGTCTATGAGTTCATGGAGGAAAAGCTGGTTGGTTCTCAGGGTTGCGAAGAGGAAGAGAATGGCTACGGCGAGACCGCACGCATTGCTTGGACCACTGTAACCCCAGAAGAGTTCGCGCAGTTTGGTGAAGACGGTGCTGGTGAAGAAGCCCACGATCGCTGCATGGCGCTCGGCGGTGATACAACTGGCTTTGAAGACCACATGGCGCAGTTCATGCCAAACGACTATGACGTCGAGGGTGGCATGGATCTTACCAAGCCAGCTCTCTACTTCGTTGCTTGGATCAGCGAAGAAATGGAAGAGTCGGCCGAATACGATTACCGCACGCACGAAGTTGGCCCAGAAGAGTTTGCTGGCAAGGCTTCCAAGGAAATCGTTCAGCCTGCCACAAAGTCAGTTCCGGCTCGCTCGGGTGACAATCCTCTTGCTGAAGGTCCATTTGACGACAAGCGTGGTCAGTTTCCTGATACCGAGCAAGGCGCAATCGAGTTCATGAAGTTCATGAGCAGCCACAACATGGACGGTGCTACTGCTCGTCCAGATCCAGTAGTGGACGGAGTATGGCTTGTTAGTCACAAGAATGGTAAGTCCATTGTTTACCTGAACGATATGGACTTTGAAGATATTGATGAGACTATCAAACCAAAGAGCTTCCGCGAGTATGTCGAGGAAGCCAATACGAAGAACGCACCGGTTGCTCCAAAGGCCGAAAAGAAGGTCACCATGGAGTCGCTTATGAGTGAGTTCAAGAACAAGTAAGAAAGGACTCAGACCCTGGGTAGTTTCTATCCAGGGTCCCTCTATCTATGGCTAAAGAAGTTGAAATCATTAAGAAGGGGTACAGTAAGGACCGCTTCAACCTCAACCAGATTGAGGAACTTAAGAAGTGCATGAGCGACCCGCTCTACTTCTGTAAGAACTACGTCAAGATCCAGCACCCCAAGCATGGTCGAGTTCCATTTGAGCTCTGGCCATACCAGGAAGAAATGATCGATGCGTTCCATAAGAACAGGTATTGTATTGCGCTGACTGCCCGTCAGATGGGCAAGACCACGTGCGCTGCAGGCTTCCTGCTTTGGAAGGCCATGTTTGAGCCCGACACCACAATCCTCATCGCAGCTAACAAGTTCGTGGCCGCTCTCGAGATCATGGATCGTATCCGTTTCGCTTACGAAAACCTCGAGCAGTATAACTGGCTCCGCAGTGGTGTCGTGGAATACAACAAGGGCACGATCGCCTTCGACAATGGCTCCAGGATCATCAGCCGCGCGACGTCCAAGGACGCAGGTCGTGGTCTTTCGATCTCCCTGCTCTACCTGGACGAGTTCGCGTTCGTTCAGCCCAACAAGGCAGAAGAGTTCTGGTCGGCTATTCAGCCAACGCTGTCCACGGGTGGTAGCTGCATCATCACCTCGACGCCAAACAACGACGAAGATCAGTTCGCAAAGATCTGGTTCTCGGCAATCAACAACATCGACGAGCACGGTAACGAGATTCCTGGTGGTCTGGGCAGCAACGGCTACAAGCCTCTGCGAGTCACTTGGGACAAGAACCCAGAGCGTGACGATGAATGGGCAAGGATTCAGCGTGGTCAGCTGGGCGAAGAAAAGTTCCAGCGCGAGTTTGAATGTAAGTTTGTTTCTGAAGACGAAACCCTCATCAACCCAATGGTTCTCGCCAACCTGAGCCCACAGGATCCGATCTTTAAGATTGGACAGGTTCGTTGGTTTGAAGAGCCAAAGCCAAACCACATCTACGGCGCAACCCTCGATCCTTCGATGGGCACTGGTTCCGACTATGCGGCTATTCAGGTATTCGATCTGAGCACTATGACGCAGGTTGCTGAGTGGCGTCACAACAAGACGATCACGCAGGATCAGGTCGAGATCCTTCGCAAGTGTCTGCTCTACATCCACCACATGCTCTCGAATCACCCTGAACAAGATGGTGATCCAGAGATCTACTGGACAGTGGAGAACAACAGTCTGGGCGAAGCTGCGCTGGTTCAAATCGACAACATTGGTGAAGAAAACTTCCCCGGCATCTTCACCCACGAGCCTCGCAAGAGTGGTGGTGGTCGCGGTCGTAAGGGTCTGAACACCAACACCCGCACTAAGATGACCGCGTGCGCTCGCTTCAAGACTCTCATTGAGACCCGCCGCATGACTTTGAAGTCGCGTGCGCTACTCAGCGAGCTCAAGAACTTTGTGCGCGGTGGTGGTAGCTACAAGGGCAAGATTGGCGTCAATGATGACTTGGTCATGGGTGCGCTTCAGATTGTTCGCTTGCTCCAGATTTGCGCTGACTGGGAAGAGGAGATTGAGGAGAACCTCAAGTCTGTTGGCTCCGAGGATGACGATGGCGGCACCGCGCCAATGCCTATCGTAGTCTAAGGTTCCTTTTCCGCTAAATATCAGCACTTAGTGGAGGGAAACGCATGAGCTCGTTGTTTGATAGCCTGAGTGAAGAGCTGTTCCAGGTCCTCAAGGGATCAGGTAAGACTCTGACTCTTTATGGTGAGGATGGCAACAAGACTTATGAGCCCAAGAAGGCCCGTCGAGTTTTCGCAACACCAGATAATATCATGGTAAGCGTGATCGAGGCGGGCTCGGACTCTGAGGTCAAGCTCTACTTGAGCCAGAGCACCGATGTTCGTGGCATCAGCAAGCTGATCAATACCCTCCGACAGATCACCACTCGCTACAATGTTCTGTTCAACGTCCGCAAGTATGGACGTGAGCTTCAGCCCAAGGACTTCGCGTATCAGGCATCTATGATGGAAGCCAGCATGTGGGGAACAACTAAGACTTCCTATCAGAAGTTTGGTCCCACTAAGCTGATCATCCGTCATTATCAGCCAGTTCGCGAGGGTGTCATTGGCGCTCGTGGTCGCAACATTCTTTCCATGTTTGTCGAGACCAAGGAAGGTGAGCGTTTCAAGTTTGCTGAGAATCATCTCTCGGCTGGCCGCGCCTTCGCCCAGCACATCAATCAAGGCGGTAAGCCACATGATGAACTGGGAACCCAGCTGACCATTTTGGCTCAAGAGAGCTTGGCGCTGGGCCGCGTGAATCGCTATATCCACCACTCTCGTAACATCTTGGGCGAGGAGGCTATCGCACTCCGTAGCCCAATCAAGACCCGCATCGTTGAGCTTCGTAGGGCATTTTTGAGCATGTCTCGCCCCCGTGGTTACGCTGCGATCAAGGAAGCTGGTCTTCCATCAGTCTCCACTAACCTCTGTGAAGCAACCAGTGACCGTCTGGGTTACCTGCAGACCCTTCTACAGATTGATTCCAACCATGCTCTGGCAGAGTCTTTGATGCCAGTCGCTCTGCTAACAATGGGTGAAAACATGACCGACAAGAACTCCATGTTCCACGGTGTCCTCACTCTCGAGGAGGACGCTGCTGACGCACTCGTCGAAGCTCTCCTGGATGAGTATGGCTACGACACTGAAACTTTCGCACGCTTTGGTTCCCACGTTGCGTTCAATGAAGCACAGATCTTCGAAGACGCACAGGAAGTTCTGGATCTGCTCGAGGCGGCTTACCAGATCAACGAAGCTGACGCTGTTATGGACTACGCAACTCAGTGGACCAAGCACCGCTTCGCAGCAACCGGCAACACTGACTTCCAGGATCCCAAGGACCGTAAGGAATTCGAGAAGGGTATTGACGAGCTTGCTGATGGTCTCCGTGCTATCCTGGGCGGCCACTTCCAAACTCCTGAGTTCCCAGAGCACGTCCCTGGCTTCGCAGATGCCGGCGCAAAGGCACGTTTTTATCTGGACCTCTATGTAAGCCAGCACGCGCTCTCGAACGTCGCAACGCTCAACTATGTTTCGACCATCATCGACAAGATGGCTGAGGGCAAGAAGCTGGACGGCGCAGAGTCGACTATCGCAAACAAGCTGATCAAGACCCTCGAGGACGATCTCAATGGCGGTGAAATGGACGAGTCCTACTATGCTCCAAATCCATACGATCAGGATAATGAAGCTGATATCGAGCGTTCACTAGAATATTTTGAAGATAACTTCTCGGCCGAGGAATTCCTCAAGGACGGTGGTTACGAGGAATTCCTCGACGACACTATTAGCCCCGAAGACAAAACTGATCCTATGGATGCGGACTATTTTATCAAGGGTATTTGTCACGATATTGTGAAGGCCCTGGAGAACGACGACATCTACGGCTATCATGGCACTGAAGATTTCATCGTTAATACCGCAAAGGATCTGTTTATCAAGGATGTTAAGCCTGTGCTGGAGCAGAACGGCTGGAAGATCTCTGAAGAGGTTCAGGAGTTCGCTGAATACGAAGAGAAGCCAGAGCATCACGGTATTGCGGCCGGTGATCACGTTGCGACCGACATGGGTCCAGCAACCGTGATTTCCATTGAGGGTGACCTTGCTTCGGTCGAGTTCCTTCATGGTGGCGCAAAGACCATGCATGTTGACGACATGGAGAAGATCCCTGCGTTCAACAAGTTTGGTGAGGAAGCTGAACTGGCACAGTGGTTTGAAAGCTTTGATCCTGAGAACCTGCTGAGCGAAGAGCCATACGTCAACTGGGCGCATGGTATGCCAGCTCAGGCCAAGGCAGAGCCAACCAACCCAGAGTTCTCCAAGGACCTCGCAGTTGGTGACCGCGTGACTCACAAGGTCTATGGTTCGGGCGAAGTCGTTGCGCTTGATGACAAGATGGCAAAGGTTGCGTTTGACAACGCGCACGTTCGTCTACCAGATCACAAGACTGTGACGATGAGCAAGGGCGTTCTGACCAAGGCTGGCGCTTATCGCAAGCCAGAGAAGGTCAGCATCCGCAAGACCACTGAGGAAGAGCAGCTGGACGAGCTGAGCCCAGCCAAGTATGGTGACTACTTCTCGAAGGCTGCGAGCGATCGTGCCCGTCAGGAGAAAAAGGCCGCTAGGGGTGATGAAAAGGCAGCTCTGCGTCTCAAGAAGCGCGACGCAGGTCTCTCGACCGCATTCAACAAGATGCGCGAAGAAGAGATGGACGACTCTGATCTGAACCACGTGTTCGCGAACAGCGATCCGGAGGCGGAGGATCAGCTCAGCAAGGATTACCCACATTCTCTCCGTAAGGCTCACTTCGAGGGTGATGAAGAAGTTCTTGGTGGTGACCAGGGCGAAGACCTAATCGACGACGTCAAGGTTCAGCACGGTGACGAGGAAGTCGATGAGGCTTTCCGCGCAGAGCTCGAGGCGCTGCTGAAGAACGCACGCTTCCGCATGTAATAAGTATTGATGGTTAAGTGAAGCAAGAGGCGAGGAGCAATCCTCGCCTCTTCTTTCTTGAGTTCTAGAAACAGGGTACGTTAGACTTGGTGAGCAAGCTTGCTTGCTTCACTTAACCAAAATGAGGTGCCTTATGGCAAATGAAGTTTTTAATACATTAGAACGTCTGGACCAGTTGGGTCAGACAGCTACCGTCGAACTACTAGCTAGTGCTTCTGGAAAGCCTGTGAATGACGTTCTGGATATCCTGATTGCTAATCGCGATCATCTTGAGATCAAGAACGACACATACCGATTGGATCACACCGCAGCACAAAAGAAGGCTTTTGAATCTGGGCTGGCTTTTTACCTGGGTCGGACAGTTGTCAATTATATGGCAGCTACTCGTCACCAGCCGCTTGTCATGGTCGCTGAAGATCTTGTCCTGAGTGGAAATCTGGTTAACAATGAAGGTGTTGCTAATCTCACCTCTTCTTCCTATTATTACACGAAGACAGTCAGGGAACTTCTTGAAGCCCTGGGTTTGAAGTTGCGTGATGAGATCAGGGTTTCCACTGGCGAATGGATTGAGCCTTAATGTTCTATGTCTACGCTCTTACTGATCCACGCAAGGGCCATGAGCCCTTCTACATTGGTAAGGGTGTAGGCAATAGAGCACAATCTCACCTCCGCCCTTCTGCTCGATATGAGAACAGCTCAAAGATGGCTACCATCAAAGCTATTCGGGCAGAAGGGTTGGAACCAGGTGTAAAGATCCTGGAGGATAATCTCCAGGAACAAATTGCCCTGGAAAGAGAGGTAGCGTATATCTCTCAGTATGGTAGAAAGGTCGATGGCACAGGTTGTCTCACCAATCTAACCATAGGAGGTGATGGCTCTTCTGGGTATAAGCACACAGAAGAAACCAAATCCAAAATGCGGAAACCTAAGAACCGCACCCTACCTTCGCAACCGAAATCAGAAGCCACAAAGGCTAAGATGTCTGCTGCGCTAAAGGGCAAGCCCGGACGGGCTACTGGCTACCAATGGTCGGAGGAACAGAAAGCGGCTCTGTCGGAGCGTAGGATGGGATAAGTCTCTCCAACAAAAGGCAGAAAGCGCGTCTACAGGGAGGACGGAACGTTCTTCTTTTCTTCACCAGAAAGTTGAAACTGGTGAATTCTTATTTGCGATTCTGGTGTTCAGAATGCTAAATAAGAGTAACGCAAGGGGCCGGGAAGGTCATTGCGTTTTTAGCACAACCAAATGGCTCAAAGATAGCCCAATAATAGATAAGAAGGGACCACCCAAATGGCAACTCTCGAAGAAATCAGAGCAAAGCTTCTCTCCCAGCAGACCCGTGCTGAAGGCGGTAACAACCGCACTGGCGGCGACAACTCCATGTATCCGTTCTGGAATGTTCCTGAAGGCGGCAGCTCGATGCTCCGCTTCCTCCCGGACGGCGATCCCAACAACACGTTTTTCTGGGCCGAGCGCCTGGTCATCAAGCTTCCTTTCCAGGGTGTGAAGGGCGAGCATGACCGCGAGGTCCTGGTCGAAGTCCCCTGCATGGAAATGTATGGTGAGACCTGCCCAATTCTGGCTGAGACCCGCCCATGGTGGAAGGACGACAGCCTGCAGGCTCTGGCACGCAAGTACTGGAAGAAGAAGTCCTACCTGTTCCAGGGCTTTGTTGTCCAGTCGGGCTTTGAGGAGAAGGAAACTCCTGAGAACCCAATCCGTCGCTTCATGATCAACACCAGCATCTTTGAGATCATCAAGGGCTCGCTGATGGATCCTGAGATGGAGGATCTGCCCACCGATTACGTCGCTGGTCGTGACTTCCGTCTGATCAAGACCACAAAGGGCGGCTTCGCCAACTACAGCACCAGCAAGTGGTCGATGAAGCCACGCGCTCTGAGCGATGTTGAGGCACAGGCTGTTGAGACCCATGGTCTCAAGAACCTCAAGGACTACCTGCCAGCTAAGCCTTCGGCTGAAGCACTGGAAGCTATCAAGGAAATGTTCCAGGCGTCGGTGAACGACGAGGCTTACGATCCAGCTCGTTGGTCGCAGTTCTACAAGCCAAAGGGCTCGTTCGGCGGCGGTAACAACGGCGGTAACGCTGGTGGTTACTCGGCACCTGCTGCTCCAGCGGCACCTGCTGCTCCGGCGGCTCCTGCTGCTGATCCGTTTGCTGCTCTCCAGCGCGCACAGGCTGCGGCTCCGGCCCCAGCTGCTGAAGAAGCTGCTCCTGCCCGTCCAGCTGGCGTTCCTGACGCAGCTGACATCCTGGCAAGGATCAAGGCAAAGCAGGCTGGTCTGAATCAGTAATCTGCTAATGTGGGGAGGGACCTCCCTCCCCACACCCTTTCTCTACAAAATAGATCGTCCTGGTGACCACATTTATGCGGGCGTGTCATGCCGCGTGGTTCGGAGGATGCCCGTGAAATAGAGGGCAATGACACTTTGGCTCCAGACAAGAAAGAGAACATAACCATGAAGCCTGTTGATCTCAGCAAATTCAGGAAAGATATCACCAAAGGCCTCGACGGTATTTCCGTCGGCTTCAACGACCCAAAGTATTGGGTCTCGACGGGCAACTTTGCCCTCAACTATGCCGTTAGCGGCGACTTCACCAAGGGTATTCCACTAGGCAAGGTGACTATGTTTGCCGGCCAGTCGGGCTCTGGCAAGTCCTATCTCGCTTCCGGCAACCTCGTCAAGAACGCTCAGGATGCTGGCTACTTTGTGGTTCTCATCGACTCTGAGAACGCACTTGACTCGGACTGGCTGACCGCGCTTGATGTGGACGTCAGCGAAGACAAGCTACTGAAGATCAACGCTGCGATGATTGATGACGTCGCCAAGATCATCAGCGATTTCATGAAGAACTTCAAGAGCACCTACGCCAGCACTCCGCGCGAAGACCGTCCCAAGGTCCTCTTCGTCGTTGACTCGCTTGGTATGCTTCTGACCCCAACTGACGTTAACCAGTTCGAAGCTGGTGAAATGAAGGGCGACATGGGTCGTAAGCCAAAGGCGCTAAACGCACTGGTGCGTAACTGCGTCAATATGTTCGGTGAGTGGGACGTGGGTCTGGTTGCGACCAACCACAGCTACGCTAGCCAGGATATGTTCGACCCAGACGACAAGATCACTGGTGGTCAGGGCTTCATCTACGCTTCGTCCATCGTGCTGGCAATGCGTAAGCTCAAGCTGAAGGAAGACGCAGACGGCAACAAGACCACTACGGTCAACGGTATCAGGTCTCAGATCAAGATCATGAAGACCCGCTACAACAAGCCGTTTGAGACTGTTGAGCTCCGTATTCCTTGGGACAGCGGTCTGGACCCCTATTCGGGTCTCCTGGATATGTTTGAAGCTAAGGGCTTGTTTGTCAAGGACGGCAACAAGCTGAAGTACACGGCGCTGGACGGCACCGAGCATAAGTATTTCCGCAAGCAAATTGGTCACGAACTGCTGGACCTGGTGATGCTCGAGTTCCCAACTCACATTGAGCGTCGCGAGGCAGCGGAAGCGGCTGCTAGGGCGGAAGAGCTTGCACGACTTGCCGCCGAGGACGCCGCAGAGAACGAGTGAAATGAACAGTGAAAGCAAGTTGGTCGTAGAACTTTGGGACTACTTCAGGGATATGATTGGAGCGAGTAAGCGTCAGGACGCTGCGCTCCATCTCCTGAGGCTCTTCCAGGAATACGGCATCGAGGTCGAACAGTCGGAAATTGAAGGCGAGTGTGAATACCTCGACGAAGCCATTGAAGCCCTCCTCGAAGACGAGGATGAGGATGATGGCTACTATGACGAAGACGAAGACTGATTATTGAAATGGTTACACCTGGTTTGTTAGACTGGGTGTAACCATTTTAGAGGAAAACAGATGAGTTACTGGTATCGCAAGGTCACCGCTGACCCCAACGATTTCTCTCCCTTGGTAGACGCCATTGTTTACTTCGAGAGTGAGTTGGAAGTTGCGCGTTTTGAAACACACCTCAAGGGAAGCTTGGAAAAAGCATCGAGCCGTCTCCCAGGTATCACGACTCAGCGTTTTGGTCAGCTTCAGGAAGTGGAAGCTATCCTGAAGTATCTGAACATCCGTTTTGATCAGGTCAAGGGTGCGGCGTTCAAGAAGTATCTGGAGGGTTACGCCCGTAGCCTGAGTTCCAGGGACGCAGAAAAGTATGCCGACGCGGATGACAAGGTCATCGAAATCGCGCTATTGATCAATCAGGTCGCGCTGGTGCGTAACCAGTACCTGGCGATCATGAAGGGCCTGGATGCTAAGAACTGGCAGATCAGCAATCTGACCAAGCTCAAGGCTGCCGGCTTCGAGGACTATGAGGTGGACGACCACAAGTCGTAATTGTCCACAGTCTATCCACAACTTGGTTCACAGAATCGTGGTGAAAGCCGGCAGAAATGCTGGCTTTCTCCTTGTCAACTCCACATTGACATTGACACTGTCATAACTCGCCGTATGCTGCGAACATCTACAGAGTTCAGTGTTCGTTAACGATCGGGAGGCAGTATGGTTAAGGTGACAGTCAAGCGCGGTGACTGGAACAATCAGGTCATCGTGAACAAGACTTTCCACCTCTTTCGTGGGCTGTCCATCGGCCAGAAGGGTCCGTTCATCACGGTGAACGGAACAGGGGTAGACGGCTATCCGCAGCGAAATTTCCGCGTGGGTATTGCTGACCCGGCCGACATGGTGCTCGACGACCCCCACGCAGACATTTTCGCGCCCCGTGCGCGTCGCGAGTTTGTGGGTTCCCCCGACCCGCAAATCCAGAAGTTCGTCGGGGCAGGCGACGTCCTGGATCAGATCGCCCCGGCTCCGGCTGATCGCGTTCACGAGACTGATGATCAGATTCGTGAGCGCATCATCGAACGCTTCACCATCCTCCAGGGACTGACCAGCGACATTGCGCGCGGCCATATAAAGGGCCTGGTCGTCAGCGGCGCCTCAGGGGTGGGCAAGTCGCATGAGGTCGAAGCTGCGCTGAATCGCGATTCGCTGATGGACAAGCTCAGCTTCAACGCTGATGCCCAGGATCAGAACCAGCGGCGTGTCTCCCGACAGGGTGGCTTCAAGCCCCGCTACAATATCATCAAGGGCTACAGCACCGCTCCGGCGCTTTACATGACCCTGTTCGAATACAGCGAGAGTCGTGAGACGCTGGTCTTCGACGACTGTGACGCGGTTCTCGGAGACGAGACGTCGCTCAACCTGCTCAAAGCTGCGCTCGACACCTCAGGTAAGCGCATGATCTCCTGGAAGTCCGCCAGCCGTAACTCCACTGATGCTCCGGATCAGTTCGAGTTCAAGGGCAGCGTGATCTTCATCACCAATATCAACTTCGAGCGCATCGTGGAGAAGGGCACCGCCCGACTTGCTCCGCATCTCGAGGCAATCATGTCGCGGTGCCTCTACCTCGACCTGACCATCGACACCGTGCGCGAGAAGCTGGTCCGCATCGACCATGTTGCGCGTGACCTGCGGATGCTGGAGACGCAGTTCAAGCTGGAACCGGCACAGGTCGATGAAGTGCTGGGCTGGACGCACAAGCATGCCAAGCGGTTCCGCGAACTGTCCCTCCGCAAGGTCGGCCAGCTTGCGAGCTTGCGCGCTGGTAACCCCAACTGGGAGCGGGTCGCTGAAGTCACCCTGCTGCGGCAGCGGTGATGGACGACCTCATGGCCATGATGGGAGACATCCTCGACGACGACCGGCTCCGAATGCCATATCCGGAGCGTTGGGCTCACATGGATAAGATCCATGGACCCGACACGCTGACCTATCGACTTGTCCTTGGGTCAGTGATGGGCTTCAGCGCGTCTCTACAGGGTGAGCTTGCTGATCGCTGTCGTGCGACACTCAATGATGTGGGTCGCATCAGCAAGGACGTATGGACGTGGCATACCTGCGAGGAGACCGTTTACGGCAAGCCCTTGACCACGTCCAGTCAGCCACAAGCGGTCTTGCGGGTGGGTGAGGATGGTGAAATAGGCCAGGTACCAGTGGATCAGGTCAAATACCTCTACATCAATTTTGCTTCTCGGGATGACGCCATGCTAGTTCGCATGACGATCGCTGACTTGAGGAGTGTGAAAGATGTTAACGGTGGAGGCGTGCCTCAGACGGCTTGAGGCCATCTGTAATGTGCCCACGAACGCCCCAGCAGGTGATGATCTAGCTATTACGAACACCTGGGACCGTCGCTTCCTCATGGACGTGGCCGTTCATGTGTTCAACGGCAGCGCGATCTCAACGGCTCAGAGCGTCATTGTTCTCAAGCTGATCGACCGCTACAAGGACCTGCTTGTCGCGGATGGCCTACAGGGCAGCGCCATCGACCAGCTGCTCATCATGCCACAGTATGAGAAGCAGCCCTACCAGTCGGTTGACCTCCCCAGGGAAGTTCGTTGGGCCGGTGATAACAAGCTGGTCTTCAGGTGCAAATATAACCAAGGCGTGGTCGAGGACATCAAGCGCCTCAAGGGCAAGAACTCCTTTGCGGCGGTTCAGTATCCGATCTTCCTCCGTGACCACAAGCTGTGGATCGTGGACGTCACCGGTGCCAACTATGAACAGGTCATGGACGTCATCAAGCGCCACAAGTTCGCTTTCGATGATGACGTGGCGCAGTTCTTCCTAGACATTGAGAACAGCAAGGGCCTCCGTAGCGAAATAGTGACTGATGGTGAGACGATTGCCATCACAGTTCGCAACGATGACCTGCTCAATGCGTGGCTCAACACCCTTCAGTCTCTGGAACCCTAATGCACGACATCAAGCACTTCAAGGCAACCCCAGGGCTGGCACGCCGCCTGCTGATGTTCAGCCAGATGAACCACATGATCTTCAACGAAGAGCTCGTGGAACTGGCCATGAGTGGACTGCTGGGTCCCAAGGAACTCGAGGGTTTGCCGTTCAAGCTGGATCAGGTCCAGCTGAGCTCTCTCCAGTATATCAGAGACTGGAATTCACGAGGCATGATTCTCTGTAGCAAGCCAGAACGTGGTCGTGAAGTTGCGCTTGCGAACTCGTGGATCGAGGGCGGTCCGCTGCTCATCATGGCCCAGCCCAAGTTCTATGCTCAGTGGGCGCAGCTGGTGCGTGATGTCTATCCGGATGCCAAGATCAGCGTCTTTGGCAACCCACGTTATCATGAGAAAGAGCTGGTATTCCCTGAGGGTGTAGAGTTCAGCGAGAAGCCTGACTTTGAGGCCGACGTCTTCATCAGCAGCTATGGTGGGCTCATCTGGCATGACTTCTTGAAGCAGAAGACGGTGAACTCCACGATTGTGGAAGAGCTGGATCACGCTGGTGCGATCAATTATAAGTGGGATGGTGCCGTCAAGGGTATGTTCCATGAAATTCCCAAGCCAGTGTTCATCCAGAACATCAACAGCTTGCCCAACGATCACGGTAAGGATATCACAACCTGCCTCCAGTCCAATGGCAGCAAAGCCCTGACCTTTATCCGCGAGCAGGTCACTGATCTTCTCTGGGGAGGTCTGACCAACATGGGCGTTCTGATGTATAGTCAGGCCAAAGATGCTGAGGACTATCTCGTCGCTCGTGGCTACACTGGTCTAGACAACATCAAGCTACTCGCAATGTTTGGTGTGTCGACTCATTTGCTCGACGATGCTCAGGGTCACAAGGCGCCAATCGTGTTCAAGGACAACACGGTTAAGTTCCTCAATCAGAACAAGCGCAAGGAGTCCGGGCTTCACCGGCTCATCGAACGCGAGCGGGCCATTGAGGCTGAAACAGGGTCAAAGCTATCCAGCGTTGTCGCGGATGCGCTGAGCGGCGACGGACCCTCACAGGCCCTTATAGGGGGTCTCATGGGTAGTCAGTGGGCCAACCTCAAGGGTCAGCATCTCAAGCATATTCACACCAACTTGGCCAATAGGCTTTCCCGTTGTGTGTTCCTCACTGAGCACAAGGATCTCAAGCGAGTTCTCTCGCTTCAGTTCGGCCTACAGATGGAGGACTTGAGTCAGTCTAGGGATCGTCAGTTCACTGTGGCTCGCTATCTCTATCCACATCTCCCAACGATGCTGACTCCGCTCCAACTTAGAGGTTTACGCCCGCTGAGCAACCTCATCGTCACGATTGATGATCTGATTGCTGAACCCAACATCCTTCAAATCAGCAATTTCCTCTTCATAGGTGAACTGCCCTTGGATCCAGATTACATGGAAGCTGTCAAGGAAGCCGCGGCAGCAAGCGGCACTCGTCTGGTAACCAGCGTGATCACCGATCTCTTTGAGGAAGAAATTCACCGACAACTCCGCTAAAAAGCTGGATTTTTCGATAAATATGGGGGCGGCATAGCCTCCAGTTTATAGACGCAGCCCTACTGGACTCCGTATATTCAGGAGGTAACAGTAGGGCTTTCCTACGACCCGCAAGAACAGAACAAAGAGGGTCGCAATGACAATCAAGAAATGCAAGCTCGTCATCCGTGACGAGGTGAATGCTTCATTTGAAGACTTGGATGCCAAGACCCGGCGCGACTGTAATGCCGCGCTGAAGTTTTTCATCCATTCAGCACGCCACATGCCAGCCTACAAGCTGGGCAGGTGGGACGGCTGTGTCAGCTTCTTTGCTCTCAATGGGAATACCCACGTCAATCTCCTGGACAAAGTCCTGGACATCATTATCAACAATGGTTATGAGATTGAACTGGAAGATCATCGCGTCCCAAGGACCTTTGAGTTTCCATATGTTGACGAAGATTACATCGCCAACAACGCCCCAAATCCAGTGTGGCCAGAAGGTCACCCAGCAGCTGGTGAGCAGATTGGTCTGCGCTCATACCAGGTAGATATCATTAGGGCGTTCCTTGAGAATCCACAAAGCATTCAAGAGATTGCTACGGGCGCCGGTAAGACGCTGCTCACTGCGACTCTAAGCCATTTGTGTGAGGCTCATGGGCGAACAATCGTCATCGTTCCCAACAAGAGCCTGGTCGATCAGACCGAAGCTGACTACAAAAATCTAGGTCTGGATGTGGGCGTCTATTATGGCGACCGCAAGGACTATGGTAAGACGCATACAATCTGCACCTGGCAGAGCTTGGCAATCCTGGACAAGGATTCCAAGAAGAACAAGCTAAAGCCCACCCAGCAGGACATTGACACGTTCACCAAGGACGTCGTTGCTATCATGGTCGACGAGACTCACATGGCCAAGGCCAATGAGCTCAAGAACCTGCTTTGCGGCCCGTTCAAGAATGTGCCGATCCGCTGGGGCCTCACGGGCACTGTTCCCAAGGAAGAGCATGAGTTTACCTCAATCCTAGCCTCGCTGGGTCCCGTCGTGAACCGTCTCTCGGCCAAGGAGCTCATGGACATGGAGGTTCTCGCTAACCTCCAGATTGATATCCTGCAGCTCATGGACAGCGTGGAGTTCGAGAGCTTCCACGAAGAGAACAACTTCCTTGTCACTGATCCCAACCACTTGGACTGGATTAGCGAGTTCACGCAGAAGACGGCTCAGACTGGTAACACTCTGATCCTCGTCAACCGCGTTGAAACTGGTAAGCAACTTGCTGAGCGTATGCCAGAAGCAACGTTCGTCTACGGCAACACCAAGGCCAAGGACAGGCAGGAATCCTATCAGGAAATTGGCCAGGGCACGAACCAAATCGTTATCGCCAGCTATGGCGTGGCGGCAGTTGGCATCAACATTCCGCGCATTTTCAACCTGATCCTCGTGGAACCGGGTAAGAGCTTTGTGCGAGTAATTCAGTCAATTGGTCGTGGCATCCGTAAAGCCAAGGACAAGGACTTCGTCCAAGTCTACGATATCGCGTCTACCTGTAAGTTCAGTGCCAAGCACGTCACTGAGCGCAAGAAGACCTACAAGGCCGCAAATTATCCTCACAAGGTGATCAAGGTCGACTACCTCAAGGACCTTTCGTAACATGCGTATCCTAACTACTGACAATACCACCTTTGAGATGAATAACATTCCTGATGAAGTGGATGATATTCGTTATTGTGTGCTGGACTATAGTGACCAGCAGAATGTTGATTACCAGTTCATCCCATTGTTGTTCCTAGAGTCCTTCAACAGCCCAGCGGTTGATCTCCGACTAGGCAAGTATAGGATACAGATGCCAATGGACTGGAGCATCGTGATTGGTGACAAGAACTCAGGTGACCTCGAGATCATTTCGTTGAAGCAGATCAACGATCGTCCCTTTGAAGCATTCAGCATCAACCCCATCAACGGCTACATGCCACACTTTCATGACATTGAGATCATGAACGTCTTTCCCGACGTGAAGTGGTATTTTCCCAAGCTGAAGTATGGGCATCTCCTGGCTGCTCCACTGGATGATGACAAGAATCCGCTTTGCTGCTTCTTCGTCAAGGACACCAACAAGATCCCAGAATCTCTGGACATCACGCAACTGGTATAATGGGCAAACTGATTCTTCTTCCCGGCGTTGACTTAGATCCGCCTTCGCGCGCTGAATTGGTTGAAGAAGCCGCAGAGCTCATGTTGAAGGAAGTCACTGCGGTCTTCATCGAGCAACAGTTTGAACCCGGCCCCCTGGGTGTGTGGCACCACTACATCAGGGATTATTTCTGGAGAACAGAGATTAAGCTAGAGGAAAGAGACTTCAGAGAGAAGGATCTACGTCGCTGGCGGCAACATTGGAGGAACCAGGCTCTCGAGTTCATCGAGAGCAAACGGGTCCGATAAATTGACTCTCTAGGGGTCACCACGTTAGGGTTGGGCATGGAAGTTAAAATCACCATTGCTCAACCCTATCCTGTTATCTGGTCCTGGGACGATAGCAAGGAAGAGGATATCATCCTCTGGATGCGTGCGAACCTCACTGGCCGTCATGAGGGCTTTTGGATGAACCAAGGCTCTCAGAAGATCGTGATAGATATGGAACAAGGCGTCGATCACTGGAAGATCGAGGGTGGACTGTTTCTCTGGTTATTTGAGAACGTCCGAGACGCCCTACTATTCAAACTCACCTGGGGTGGAACATAATGGCAGCAAAGAAAGCAACCACCAAAAAGGAAGCCGCACCAAAGAAACCCAGCCTTGATATCAAGGACGAGATGTATTGGGCTGACAAGAAGCGGTTCACGTGGCTGGAAGAACAGCCCGAAGAGCTCGCAAAGACCTTCAGCCCGCTAGTCGCCATGAAGTGGCAGAGCGTGGTGTTCAGCTACAATCCCGATGAAGTCAGTGATGCGATCCTGAACGTCAACGAGTTCGTGAACCAGGGCTTCTGGGATCTGGCCAAGCATCCTGATCTTCAGTGGCGCCTCATGTGCGCGGCTGGCACTGGTGTTCAGCAGCGACATGGTTGGGTTCCCTTAGCCAGTCGCAAGAAGACCATGGCCAAGGTGGATCAGGTGTTCCTGAACCTTCATCCTCAGATCAACGACGAAGAGCTTGCGCTGCTGAAGAGCAAGTATGACGTTGAGTCGTTCAAGCAACTCCTCAGGGACATGGCTATGGACGACAAGGAAGCCAAATCGCTAGTTGATGAGTTCAAGAAGACCAATGGCTAACGCGGCGGTGGCAAAGCCCAAGAGCACCAAGAAGGCTGAAACCAAGGAAGCACCTAAGAAGCCTCTTTTCACATGCGAGTTCTGTAAAAAGGACTTCGCACGCGAGAAGAGTCTGGTGGCTCATATGTGCGAGAAGAAGCGTCGCTGGTTGTGGCGTGACGAGAAGTATATCCGTATTGGTTTCATGGCCTTCCAGAAGTTCTATGAACTGAGTCTGCGCTCCAAGAAGCCCAAGACCTATGAAGACTTCATGGAGAGCCAATACTTCACCGCATTCACCAAGTTTGGTCGTCACATTGAGAATATCATGGCTATTGAACCCGCAGGGTTCTGCGAATTCTTGATCAAGGGTGGTGTCAAGCTGGACGACTGGACCAACGACGTTTGGTATGAGTCCTGGACTCGAGAGCTCGCCAAGAAAGAGCCTCCCATGAAGGCCGTTGAGCGCAACATTCTGCTCATGGAACAGTGGGGACGAGAGTATGGTGAGAATTGGGTAGACTTTTTCCGCAAGGTTCCAACCGCACAGGCAACAGCGTGGATTCGCAAGGGGCGAATCTCTCCTTGGTTGCTCTACAGCGGCGTGGGTCAACCACTATTTGACAGATTGAGTGACGAGCAGTTACACCTGGTGAAAGAGTGGATCAATCCCATGTACTGGTTGCCCAAGATCCGGGACAACAAGGAAGAGGTCGAGCAGATCCGCATGATCCTCGAAGAGGCAGGTGTTTGATGTCTATTCTACCAAAAACTTCTCCAGGTACGCTCGGTGGCGGTCTCGGTACTGGCATTTATGGCCATGCTGGCGATCTCTGCACTAGCGACTCCTCCGGCCAGTATTATGTGAATGATGGAACTCAGTGGACCGTCGCGGCTCCTTACCAGCCCACGCCGGAAGAGCTTGAGAAGATGGACGAATATCGTCGTGAAAAGGAAGTTCGTGAGGCCAAGCATCGCGAACGTCTGGACGCGTTGAAGACTGTCTTCCCTCGAGGCTACCGACCAATTGATAACTTTGATCACATGGTTGATATCGCTCGTGCGGATCAGCTGAATCCACTCTATGAGCAGGTCCTCAAGGAGTTCGAGGACGCCCAGACAGCCCTCCACAGGGCCGCGAACAAGCTCGCAAGTGCTGTGAAGCTCACGGACATGGATGCTGTCACAGAACGCGCCGCCAAGGATAATGCGGACTATCTGAGTGCCAAGCTGAACCTCAACGCTACCTATGGAAGCCTGAACAGCAAGATGAACACCTTCTATCCAACTACCTATGCTGCAAATGTTGGCGGGATTGGTGTGAACACCACGATCTCCAATCCTTATGGGACTGTGGGTCCAGTCGGTCCTCCCGGAGTTCCAGGACCCGTGGGACCAATGGGTATGCAGGGAATCAAGGGTGACAAGGGCGACAAGGGTGATCCTGGCAAGGATGCGGTCATCGACGAGGGTCTCATCATGCGTCTGATCCGCAAGGTTATGGGAGAGCGCAAGTGAAGCTGACCAAGCGCAACCTCGACGCTAACCAGACTGATATCGCAGACTTTGCTCGTAGTTCTGGCAACGAGTTCTATGCCAGCGCGCTTGCGGCCTACGACACCGCAATGGCTGTCTTGGATCTTGCTGTCCAAGAGCGTGATGCCGCACTCCAGAAACTTGCCATGCAGGTCAAACTCTGTGACGCTGATGCCTACGCAAAGTTTGGTATCGATTGGGATGCCATGGACGATATGAGCGGCGGCGAAAAGTTGATCCACCTTATGAGTAAGGGTCGTTATCGTTACGGCCAGACCTCACTGGTTGAGAAAGACTTCACCTACAACCGATAAGTAGAAGCATGGACGACGATAACTTCTACAACTCGATGTATGGCGGTCCGCTTTACCGCGACAATAAGACAGCCAAGCCCGCGACTGCGCCAGTGTCCAAGGACAAGATGGCTAGTCGCGTGATTGGTGGTCTTAAGGCTCAGAACAGCCACACCAAGACGATTGAGATTGATGGGGAATATCACACGTTTCCCAAGGCTGAGTATGTGACTCAGATGGAGACACAGCTCAAGGAAGCGCGCAACAAGATCCGTGAACTTGAAACCAAGCAACAGCGTTTGATCAAAGCCAACAACCGCATCATGGACAAGCTGCGCGAAATCGAGCGAGAATTGGCTAACAAAATTGACGCCCGCTAACCAGTTTCTTTAAGCTGGTCGTATGGGTAAGTTTGTTCCAGACGTCGACATTGACTTCGCAAATCGTGACGAGGCTCTCAAAGGGATTCTACATATCCCTGCGAGCCGCGTAGAGCGCGATGACCTTCGCAAGCACAATGTGGGCGTTTACCTACAGTCCATTCCCACAGACCCCCTTACAGGCTTTGCGAGCATTCCCTATGAAGAGGCAGAGGAACGCGGCTACTTCAAGCTGGACTTCCTCAACCTCCACATCTACAAGGGAGTAAGGGACGAAGCACATCTCCAAGAGCTGATCTCCCGCGAACCCATGTGGGAACTCTTGGATGAGCCTCTGATCACTGAACAGTTGTTCCAGCTTGGTGGTGTCATCGACGGCATTCCAACAAGCGATCTCTTGAGTGCCTACAAGCCCAGGAGCATTATGGACATTGCGATCTTCTTGGCGTTGATTCGTCCACGCAAGAAGCACCTCATTGGTCAAGAGTGGGAAGACATCAAGAAAGAGATCTGGACACCAGGTGATGAGAGCCTGTACGGCTTCAAGAAGGCCCACGCGGTCTCCTACGCTCACGTGGTCGTGACTCAGATGAACCTCATGCTGGAGAATACTCCAAGTGGTGCCGAATAGACGCTACCAGAAGGTAGTTGCTTGCCACCTTCCCGGTGGTCCGAGACTTGAAGTGGATGTGATATCCACGCTCTATCCAACTGAGCAAGTCATCTACAGCATTCCGCTTTGCCCTGTTCAAGCCAATGAAATCCATCTTATGGATGGACGTTTTCTCCACTTTGTGGATGAAGAGCATGAGCACAAAGTCTCCATGGATATGAGCGTCACGGAGAACACCTTTGCTCAGGTGTTTGAAGAATGTCTCAACTGGATTGATCTTAACATCAAAGACTCTTGGGCATTCACGCTTGAAGTTCCACACCTAGGTGCGGATGCGCGCTGCTATATCAATTGGACATTTAAGGACATCAACGATGCGTTGATGTTTAGGCTGACCTTTTAGTCGTCGGTCTTGCGAACAAGCTGAATCTGACGGCGCTTGACGCGCTTGACCATCACAGTGTCTAGGGACACGCAAGGTCCCTGGATGATCTCGAAATCGCTGGTAATGAAGGTCTTGAGGTATGGGCGGAAGATAGCCCAGCGATCCTTGAGGGTGACGTTGATTGGCATCTGGCGGTTTGTTTCCCACCACCACTCATCACCAAGCTGCAGGAAAAGCTTCTTGTGCTCTTCATCGGGCAGAGAGTTGTAGATATACATCGAGGTGATCTGATTATCAGAGTTTCCTACGATGCCAAGGTATTCCTGCTCTAGGTAACGACCTAGCGTGAGGAATGGGAAGTTTTCCAATTGTGGCAGCACGTTAGGTTGACCTGAACTCTCTACTAAATACTGGGTATTTAGCCCAGCCGATCTGGGTTTCCTGAGGGCCCATATGACAGTCTTTCTCATCGACAAGAAGCGCAAGATTGAACTGACCCTCAGGGAGTTTCCCCATGGCGTCGTGAATTGGAACCTGCCCATGAACACCAATGACTTCCGTGTCTTCAAAGACGTGCAGAATACCATCGAGTTCGTGGTTAGAAACACCGACCGCAAGCCCGTTAATATGATGGGTCGCAGCGCCAAGATCAACATCTATGATCACCGCACCAACAAATTGATGTGGACAAAGGATCTGAAGATTGTCAATGAAGCCAAAGGCATCTGCAAGCTCAACATCGAGCCAGACATCATGGCTGACTGGCTGCTTCAGACCTACAGCTACAGCGTCACAGTGACCAACACTGACGGATCCACTCATATGCTCTACGTTGATGCCAACGAGTGTCAGAGGGGCTTCCTAGAGCTTCTACAGGGTCCTGTCTTTGATCCACGTCCTAGCCAGACTGTCTTGTATGAAGATCTCCACACCTTTGCTGAGGAAGAAGACGGGGGCGAAACTTCGTTCCGCTTTTCCAGCGCATTGCCGGGTTCCATGCAGACTGGAAACACCGCGGGTCTTCACACCGTTGTGCTCCACAATGACAACTTCACCGGCAAGCTGACGGTTCAGGGTTCCGTTGAGCCAGGCACTCCAGGTCTGTGGGACTGGTTCGACATCGAGACTCATGAGTTCGATCACAATACCGGGATCCACGCTTATTCCATCGAAGCAAACTTGATGTGGGTGAGGTTCTGGGTCTATAACGCCTATGAGCAGCTCGAGGACGATGAGCTGGTTCTCCCCGCCGACCAGGGTAAAATCACCAGGATTACATTCAGAAGTTGACGTGCCTAAATAGGGTAGCCTAAAGTGAGGTTAACCCGAAAAAGAACAAGAGGCCGTTAATGCCCGGAATTGACTACTCCAAGCGGTATCGCGACTATGCGCGATTCACTCCCGCTATCTCCGAAATGTATGTCCGCTATGTGAACGCGGAGAACCCGAAGCGTGAGCCTCCCATTCCTAGGGAAGAGCTGAACTTCTTTAACCCGAACAGCAGCCTGTTCTACCTGCCATGCTCGCTCTACTCGGCGGGTCAGGCAGCAAAGAGTGCCGGCCTCTCTGAGCGCAAGGACATGGTCACCGGACGCGATCGCGGCCCAACGACCGTTCTGGGTGACTCGGGTGGATTCCAGATCCAGACTGGTGCTATCAAGTTCGAGGGTGACAAGACCCGCGAGCGCATGATGCGCTGGATGGAAGCCAACTGCGATTGGTCGATGATCCTCGACTTTCCCACTGGTGGTATTCAGATTGGCAACATCGACCAGCACCTCGCACGTCTTGAGCATCCGCTAGATCCCAATGTCGTTGATTCGGGCAACAAGCAGGCATTGGATGATCTGATCATCAAGAACGGCAAGGATCCCAAGGACAAGAACGTTCGCCTGTTCTATGCCTGCATGCTTCAGACTCTCATCAACAACGACTACTTCGTTGCCAATCGCGTTCCGGGCGCAACCAAGTTCCTGAACGTCGTTCAGGGTCGTAATCCAAGCGAATCCAAGAACTGGTATGAGAACGTCAAGCACTATCCTTTCGAGGGTTGGTCGCTGGCAAGCCATCACAAGGAAAACTTTGAGATGGCACTTGGACGTATCCTGGACATGAGGGACGATGGTCTCCTACAGGACCGAGACTGGATGCACTTCCTCGGTGTTGGCAAGTTCCAGCACGGTTGCGTCTACACAACGATTCAGCGCAAGGTGCGTGAGAGCATCAACCCCAACTTCACCATCAGCTACGACGTGAGCTCTCCGTTCACCCTAGCAGCTTATGGCAAGGTGTTCCTTGGCTACAACCTGAACAAGGAAAGCTGGAGCATCCAGGGTGAGAAGCTGGATGGCCGCAACTATCTGCCAACCAATACCTACATCGACGATGAGGGTGTGGAGCAGATTGGCTATGAAATGCTAGGCACGGGCAAGGGCCGCATCAAGTATCTCTTGGACGCAAACGGTGACAAGATCCCGCTGCCACCCAAGGGCCCAGATGCTGACCGTCCATTCCTCGATGTTCTCGAGGAGATGTTCCACGAGCGTCTGGACAATGTCGAGGGCTCGCGCTTTGTTCGCACCAAGATTGGTGAGCAGTTGAAGATGGGTGACATCTGCGTGAACGTGGACCCCAAGTTCACTTCCACGTGGGACGTGGTTACCTACGCGATGCTCATGAATCATAATGTCCAGGTGCACCTTGAGGGTGTATATGAATCTCAGGACCTATACGATGAGGGTGATCCAGCGAAGGTGCCAACTCAGCTTCTTGAGCTGAAGGGCGTCGTTGAGGAAGCCTTCCAGGTCGAGAACCGCTATGACTTCTTCGATAAGCATCGCAAGGTTCTCAACTACCTGGCCAGCGACAATGCGTCGCGCGGCACGCAGGTCCTTGTGGATTTCGAGATGCCTGACATCAAGGTCCACAACAATCTGGTTAAGCAGAAGAGGAACCTCGACAAGGAGATCCTCGCAGAAGCAAAGCCAGAACTGGAAGTAGCTGACAAGAGCCTGTTTGACGGACTATGATTGACGGACGCACTCTCATCTATGACGCGCTAATGCGGAACATCCCTGGGGGCAAAATGACCCCCAGTCGATGGACCACATACAATGGGCCATGTTGCCTACATCGCGGACAGATGAGGCCTGACACAAAGAAGCGCAGTGGTATCCTGTTTGACCATGACGGTCGAACCTCGGTATCGTGCTTCAACTGTGGCTTGCGTCTAAGCTGGTCCCCTGGCTCTCCATTCTCACGCAAGTGGGAAGACTACTTCAAGTGGCTAGGTATGCCTGCCGAGAAGTTGATGCGTCTCCATTTCACAGTTGCTGAACTGCGAAAGGAGATGCTCAACAACGGTACGCTCAATATCGAAGCCGCTATTCCTCAGACCAACCCCATGCCTACCTTTGAAGAGCGTCCGCTTCCCAAGGGGGTAATGCCGGTAAGCATGTGGTTGGATGAGGGTTGTGAAGACCCAGCATTCGTGGAAGCCATCAGTTATTTGGCTAGTCGCGGCGACGACATCCTGTTGGGCAATGAATACTATTGGACGCCTGACACTACGATGGGATGGAACCATCGGATCATCATTCCATTCTACTGGAACGGTGACATCGTGGGCTATACGGGTCGTCTGGTGAATGGTGGAGCAGGACGGCGCTATATGAGCGACACCCAGCCCCACTACATCTTCAACACTGAGAAGATCAAAGAAGACTGGCAATACCTGTTCATCACTGAAGGACCCTTTGACGCCATTTCAATCAATGGCGCTGGTATGCTCGGTGATAAATCAACTGCGGAACAGATTGCCTGGATCAACAGATCGGGCAAGACACCCATTGTGGTGCCTGACCGCGTAAACCAGGGCGGAAAGCTGGTTGATACCGCCCTCACTGAAGGCTGGCATGTTTCGTTTCCCCGCTGGGACGATGGCATCAAGGATGCCGCAGATGCCGTGCGAGCCTACGGTAAACTCTACACGATTTGGTCCATTATTGACGCCAGAACCAAGAATAGGCTAGAAATAGGTGTAAAGCGGCAACGCCTAAGATAAGAGACCAGGAGGTCCTGTGAGCCAGAAAAAAGAACAACAAGAGCTCAAGGAATACAGCGAGGACGTACAGAAGGTCCTCATTCAGTTCATGCTTACCGACAACAGCGCCTATGTGCGTTGTCAGAACATCGTTAAGCCAGAGTATTGGAATGAGCGGCTCCGCCCTGCGGTTCGCTATATCAAGAAGTTCACTGAAGAATATCGTGCCCTGCCCACTCCTGAGCAGGTGCGTGCGGAAACGGGGATTGATACTCCTCTGATCCCAAACATTCAGAGCCAGCACATTGATTGGTTCCTGGATGAGATTGCTGGCTTCTGTCGCCACAAGGCCATGGAAGCTCTGGTCTATGAGGGTCCGACTCTCATTGCCAAGGGTGACTACGCGGAACTAGAGCGTCGCTCCAAGGAGAACATGCTCATCAGTCTTCAGACTGAATTGGGCACCGATTACTTCGCGAATCCTCAGGAACGCCTTGAGCGTATGAGGGACAAGACTGACACCACATCGACCGGCTGGCGTGATATCGACAGCAAGCTTTATGGTGGTCTAAACCGCGGCGAAATCACCTTCTTCTGCGGTGGTCCAGGTACTGGTAAGTCACTGTTCCTTCAGAACCTGGCTCTCAATTGGGTCCAGATGGGTCTCAGCGTGATCTACATCACAATGGAGCTCAGTGAGGAACTCGTTGGTCTGCGCTTTGACGCCATGATCACTGAAACGCCAACTAAGATGATCTTCAAGGACATCAACGACGTCGCAATGCGACTGGGTATGATGAGGAAGTCTGGTGGTAAGGCTCACAAGTGGGGCAAGCTTCAGATCAAGAAGCTGCCAATGGCAGGCACCACGGCCAACGATATTCGTGCTTATCTTCAGGAGTTTGAGATCCAGACCGGTGCGCGTCCTGACGCCATCGTGGTCGACTACCTCGACCTTATGCATCCAAACTCGGGCAAGATCAACGTCAGTGACCAGTTCATCAAGGACAAGTTCACGTCGGAAGAACTTCGCGCGCTTGCGGTGGAATGGAACATCCTCTGCGCTACGGCATCGCAGCTCAACCGAGCATCGATCCAGGAGCAGGACTTCGACGCAAGCCACATCGCAGGTGGTATCTCGAAGATCAACACGGCAGATAACGTGCTGGCCATTCTGACCACTGCGGCCATGAAGGATCGTGGTGAATATCAGATCCAGTTCCTCAAGACGCGTTCTTCGTCTGGTGTTGGTCAGAAGATCTTCTTGAAGATTGATCCCAACACACTGAGGATTGAAGATGCTCCGCAGGAGATGATTGAGGGCCGAGGCTCAGGTGTCGGCGCAATGCAGGCAGGCTTGCTGAACAAAGTTCAGACAGTCGTGCCCAAGAGCATTGGCACGTCATTTTCGCCCGACAAGGGGCCTACAGGGCCCGCAGCACAGAATCCTATACTGGCACGCCCGACGCCGGGAGAAGCCTCTAAGGCGCAAGCCAGCGGGTCCCAACTACGCGCTCTAGCGAATAGGTTTAAGGACTAATCTCCTTTTACTAAATAGTGGAAGCGCGCCAGTAAGGAGAGTCATGAATGGACCGTCAACCCGACGACATTAGGAGGTATATCAGGCTAACTGAAAATACCGCCTCGTCGGATGACGAGGACATGATTCTAGAGAGCATCCGGGTCCCTGACCTGGATGTCTCTTTCCTACTTCTTGAAGATGTCAATGATATGATTTTCAAGCTTCGCAGTTACAGCGAGTCTGACGACAACCTGGACTATGCACGCGGCGTCGAAGAAGGATTGGCACTTGCCGCCAACATGCTCGAAAGGCTGTTGGAACGCCATTCTGGTAACTCCAGCAAGTAAGGGGTCAGAGATGAAAGACGGTCGCGTCAAAAGTTTGATCGAGGAACTCGATCTTTTTGTCCCACAGAGGGACAAGCATCAAATTGTTGAGGCTCGTGCCACTAACGTCATCGCTAGTGCTGTGAACCTTATGAATCTCATTGCCGAGAGCTTTACTGAGGATGAAGCTGATGAACTTCAGCGTCGCCTCTTGGGTGCGATCAAGAATCGCGATCCTGACAAGTTCAACCGCAAGATCCGTGAATATCGCAAGATTGAGGAGAGCAAGCGTGGCAAGTGAAAGCGAACGAATCCGTCAACTGATGGATCTTCTCGAGGGTAACTCCAAGCCTCAGATCCTCAACGAAGGCTGGGTTCAGAACCTGCGTGACAAGCTTGGTGCCAAGAAGGCTCAGCGCCTGGGCAACCAGGAACGTGCCGAAATGGCAGATCGCCTCAAGAAGGAATACTATAAGTGGCTGGGTCAAGCGGGCCGTCAGGGCACCATTGAAGACCTAGAACGCTTCATGGCTGTTCGCATTGGTTTCACGCCCGAAGACATCAACGTAGTCTTGGATGAAGTCATCCCATACGAGGATAACGCCAATGACGAAGATGGAACAGAACCAGAGGTCGAGAAGAAGATCAAGACTGGCAATGAGACCAAGGGTGATGAGTGGGATCCAGAAGAAGGCGTTCCTATCCCCAAGGATCTAAATACCAAGCTCTCTGACTTCGCAAAGCTTGGCGTTGCTGTTGAGGTTGATGACAAGAAGAATGAACCTGGTGAGGTCCGTGACGACCCAAGGAAGTATCGTCAGTCCAACGGCGAATGGGATCGCAAGAAGATCACGGCCAAGCTGGATAAGATGCCATTTGGTGACAAGCTGACTCTTGGCACTTCGACCTTCTACCGTAGTAAGGGTGACGTGGAGAAACCAGAAGCCGTTGAGTCCATTAACGAGGCCGAGGAAACTGATATCCTAGATCGTGAGACCATTAGCGCGATCATGGATCGCAGCGCGGCTCGCATCAACGACGAATACCTGCTCAATGGCCCAAGAAATGACCAGGCCGCAGCAACCGCTGACGCTGCCCAGCAGATGGGTGGTAAGACCGGACGCTTGAGCCCAAACACCGGTGGTAGCAAGCCTTCTGGTCAGTATGATGCCGAAGAGATGTGGGCAATTCTGCGTAACGATTTCCAAAAGACCAAGCCATGGCTGGAGAGCTTGACTCGCAAGGTCAAGAACGTTGACAGCATCAGCAAGATGACCGATTCTGATATGCAGGATCTTGGCCTCATTGCGTTCGCATTCCTCCGCGCACGCACCTAAATAATGCGGACCATGCCCCTAGCGTGCTAAACGCAGGGCATGGTCAGTATTCCACACTTCGAAGATTTGAGTGCCCAGCGGATCTATGATTCGTTGGACCTCCAGTGGTGGGTGAGCGAAAAGCTTGATGGATCCTACCTCAAGTTTGGCCTTGATGATGAAGGCTTCTTCTACACCCAGCGCAAAGGCGGTTCCAAGACCTACACCCTCGAGGAGTTTCCTGAAGAGTGCTGGGCCGATACCTACAAGATTGGCCACACGGTTGCTGGTATGGTAGTTGAAGGTCTCCGCAAGGAAGGTCTCATTGGTCCAGGTCAAGGTATGGGAGCAGAGATCCTACAGGGATGCCTCCCCAACACTGTCCCTTACCAGATGCCTATACACCTCAATGGTATGCTGGTAATCACCACCATCGACTATGATGTCAATGACAGCTTCTTCAAGGTTATGGAGAAGTTTCAGTGCTCTTTCCAGCACGAAACCCTATTGAGCAATAACGGTTGGGACATTGAGCGCAAGGTCCAGAATCAGAACTGGCTTGTGAAGATCAACCCGCCGCATTCTATGCCATGGGTTCAGTCACGACTTGGACCACACGCTCAGAAACTCAAGAAGGTCCTGGATCGCTGGTTCCCTACTGAGTCCAATGTCAAGGGTTTCACGATCCTCGAGGTCCTTGATATCAGCTTGTCAAAGAAGCATCCCAACTGTGGCGATCGCAACTGGAACGAACTGAAGAAGGAACTCATGAAGGAGCGGGAGGAACTCCGAGAAGTGTTCTCCTCTATTGTGCTCTTGTTCAAGGACATCGCGCAGAGGGTTCTTATCCATGAGACGCCTAGTGTTATTGGTGCTGGATCCTTCAAGGAAGGTGTAGTGGTCGCCACTGATAATGGTGTATTCAAGATTGTGGATCGCCAGCAATTCAGTGTGGCAAACCAGTTTACTCACCGGATCAAATATATGATTGTGGGTGGACGTCGTCCGGCACGTCCCAGCTTCCTCAGTAGGACCAAGGATTGGCCGATTGATAAGAGACTAGCTCGTCTACGGCAGCTTCTGGACCGGTTCGAGAGCGGACGTCATCCCCTCCACTACCTGATGTCGTATGGTGACAAGTCCCACCTCTACAGTTACTCAGGACAGCTGGCTCAGCGCACCCTGAATATGTTCCGAGACACAAGAAAGAGAATCGAAGATGGGCGGTAAAGCATTCGAGGGAATCACTCGCAGGATTCGGCTTGAGGAGATTGAGCCTACTCTGAACTGGCTCACCAGTAACTGGTCTGGATCCAAGATCCAGGGTGGAAACTATATGGAGCACCTCCTTGGATCGGCGGGTAAGAATCCCGACTCTGGCGATCTTGATCTCAACCTGAACATTGAACTCTACAATCAGGAAGAAGTAGCGAAGGCGCTGATTGAGCTGCTGGGCGAAGACCATGTGAAGCCACGCCTCGGCAACAATCAGATCTTCACGGCCGTGCCTATCAAGGGTGATCCGGCACTTGGCTATGTTCAGGTTGACTTCATGTTTGGTGACTACGAGTGGCAGAAGTTCAGCTACTATTCGGCCAAGATTGACCAAAATGTCCAGTATTCACGATGCTATTGGCGACAGCAGGCTGACACCTCGGCCCTCAAGGGTCTCTACCGCACTGAGTTCATCAAGGCTCTGGTTGCTTTCAACAGTGATTGGGTCTTGGAAGAAAACGGTGAGATGATTGCCCGCGTGGGTCCCACGTTCTTCCACGATAAGGGTTGCGTGTGGCGCTACCGCTATCGGCCCATGCGAAAGGATGGCAAGGCTCGTGTTAAGGAGCTCAAGGAAGTCACTGAGGAAGAGTTCCTCAAGGAATTTCCCAGCGCAGTCAAGGCGCGTGCCAGCGTGGTCAAGGACCCAAAGGTCGTCACTGAGATGATCATGGGTGAACATCATCATCCCGAAGGTTTGAACACCTTTGAGCAGATTGCCGTGACTACCCGCTATAACTACAATGCGGCCGATTGGAAGAAGATCTGCGATATCTATCTTGAACGCTTAAATAGCCTGAAGGCGGATATTCCGACCGACATATTCAAGAGCTATGGTATCAAGGTGAAGTAATGCGCTGGAGCGAGATTGTTGGACAGAAGGTAAACGAAACGGCATCTTCGGGTGCCACAGCATCGGGCAACATTGCGACTGTGGTTGGTAATGGTGGCAAAGCCGGAGGCGGCGCTATTGGTGCTGGCTTTGATCCCAACGGTCACAAGGGCATCTATGATGCTGCTGAACGCAAGAAGAAGCGCAAGAAGACCAGCGAGGCTGCGCCTGTAATCCGCCGCTAAAAGCCATAGCTTCTGACCGGCTTCGTCAGAGCATCAGAAACAGACCAACCGGAGTCAAGCCTCATCTGTAGAGTTGAGCGTTTGATTCCGGTTTCCTTTGCCCAATCTTCTAGGGTTTGAGTCCGGTTGTTGAACGTGATTAGACGATCAGTGGACTTGCTATGTTTTCTCCGATTCTTTTGCTGTTCTGATCGAGATCGCCAAGCTACATTTCCTGGCTCATAGTTGCCATTGTTGTCAAGACGCTCAAGGGTTAGCTCAGGACTAGGTTTTGGTCCAACGTCTTGAAAGAACTGATCAAATGTGCCCCAGGAGGGACAGATTGATATACCCCTGCCTCCATAATCTTTGTATTGTGGATGCTTAGAGTTCTAGCAGCGATGACGCATGTTGACCCAAGCGCCGTATTCAGACTTGTAGATCTTGGTGATTGACATGCTACGCTTATAACACCAGTTTTCAAGCTGGTTGATAAATAAACGAACAGAAACTCTCTTTTAGGAGAATTCACAATGACTCAGAAGGTTCACGGCTTCGCAAAGGCTCCCGATCAGTTCCTGTCGGGCGGTCTTCCAATGTTCACCGTCACTGTTGCTAACGTCGACCTGACTGCAACCACTGGCACTGAAGAGGCACACTCGGTTGCTCTCGACAAGCTGATCGAGCTCATCTCGGTTCGCGCACAGCCAGTTGTTATCGGTAAGGTTTCGGCAACCGGCTTCCGTTTCGCTGTTGAGCACAACGACATCTTCGGCACCGACGCAGCTGGCGACAACGAGACTCTCTCGGGCTTCGCTGCTAAGGTTCAGGCTGGCCTCCGCGCTGCGCTGAACGATAACACGGTGACTGTTGCTATCGCAGCTTTCGAGTTCTAATCCTAGATTAGAACTAGAGACAAAGAAGCCCCGGACGGCAACGTCCGGGGCTTCTCCGTGTCTGGCTTAGGCCGCGACGGCGAGATGGCCGGCGGTCTTGGCGGTCTGGACGATGGTGCCGCGGCCGAAGCGGGCGAGGAATTCATCACGCTCTTCGCGGGTTGCGAAGTCGGCGACGATCGATCCGGTGACTTCCTTGTTGTCATAGGCGAAGACGCTGCCCGGAAGCTTGGTCAGGTAGTCGTAGATGCGCTTGCGGGCGGTGTCGTCACCGAACCGAGCGGTACCACGATACATATTGAGTCGGAAATTGCCGTTGAGCATTTGGTGTAACCTCCTTTTGATGTTTGGAGGCTAACACCACAAATCAGAACGTCAACCGCTTATTGGCTGGGCATCAGGTGCTGAATGTCTCGGGCCACACTCTGGATCTCGATCAGATTACCCTCTTCATCAAAGATGCCACGATCGATCCAATCCTGCCAACGGGTCTCATCATGACGCTGAACGCGGTGAACGCCGCGACGAATATCCTGTTCAGGAGTGATACTCAGCATATACTCCTTGAACTTCTTGTGGTCACTCTCTGGGATGATTTCCAGGAGCGAGAAGCCATTGATATCCTCGAGTTCCACATCAAAGTAGTCTCGGAACGTCTGATTGCTGAACGTGATCTCAAAGTTGCTGTTGAAGCAGATCACCATGTCAATAGTGTTCTCGATGACCGTCTTGTAACGCTCCCTCGAGTTCTTCAGCTGAGTCTCGATGTCCTTGAACTCGGTGATGTCGCGCACGATAGCGATCTGTGCCTCAGCGTTGTCCCACTCAATCGCACGACTGTTCACTGCGACTTCCTTGACATCACCAGTCTTGGTCATGAACAAGGTTTCGTAGCTGCCATCGATACTGAGGTCTTGCTTCGACATGGCCTCTTCCCTCTGAAGAGGATGTAGGAAGTCGAAGAAGTTCATCTTCTCGATCTCTGCGTCATTGTAGCCAGTCAGCAGAGCTACGCGATCGTTCCAATCCATGAGGGTCTTGTAATCGTGAATGATCATGCTTTCAGAGCTGGCATCCGAGAATGCTCGGAAGTGCGCTTCACTCTTGCTGAGCGCATGATAGGCTTTCTTGAGCTCAGTCGTATCATAGAAGACCAAAATCCACTGAACTGGTTGCATGCCCTTCTTCACTGGGGTGATGTGGACTTCAAACCAAGTGGTCTGGCTCATACCGATTTCAAACTGAACCTCGTGACGGCCTTCAGTGCCCTCGATGAGGGTTCGACGGATAGCCCAGAATGTGGACTCAACTCCAAAGAGATCCCTGATACTCATTTTGCGGATCTGAGCACGCTTCATACCAGTGAGCTTGGCAAAACCCTCATTGACGAAGCTGATGTTGAAATCTGAACCATCGGGGGTCAGGATCATGAAACCAGTTGAGGACGCATCAATAGTAGTCAGGAGTTCCTGGTTGCGTTCAGCAAGTTCTCGGATCATCTTGCTATTGTTGACGCGTTGTGTGACGTTGCGGACAAGCATGATGTAATAGATCTTCTTGTCACTGCGAACGAACTTGCTGGCGCCTACGTCAATGTAGATCGTGGTACCATCCTTGCAGAGGCCCATGAACTCTTCATGGTGGACTGACGTGAACTCATCATCGTCGTTGACCTTGCCAACGAGATTTTCCATGAACTCACTGTTCACAACAGTTTCTTGGGAGAACTGGAAGATGGTGGAGATCTTCTTGCCAATGACCTCGCGCTTTTTCCAACCAAACATGGTTTCAGCAGCTGGGTTAAAGCTCTGAATCTCACCATCGACGCTGACCAGCATGAGTGCGTCACTTAGGAGGCGGGAGGTTTGGTCGATCTGCGCGGCGTAGTCATCAATCTTCGCCTGGAGAGTCTCAGTAACATCCTGAGCCAGGTTCATTGTGCCCTTAGCGGCCCGCTCCAGTGCCTCACCAGATTCAAGAGCAGCCTTGAGAACATCCTCGCGTTGCTTCTTCTTTTCGGCTGCGGCTTTGTTCTCAAAGATCCACTTCAACATTTTACAGTTTCGCCTTGATCTCGATGAGCACCATCTTCAAACCGTTCATTGCTTCGGTGATGGTGATGTTGTTCTTGGAATAGTCGTCGATGATCTTGTAGATCTTTTCGTCTTTCTTTTCCAACTGCTTAGTCAGGCGCCAGACATACCAGCCCAGAATACCGATGATACCAAGCAGTAGTGCCGTCAAGGCACCGCCGTCGCCCTTAGCGAGCATTTCGACCAGGCTCTTAAAGATGTCACCCATGAACAGCCGTCTCCTAGCTCGCGGAATTGCTATGGTATTTACCGCAAAGTGCTGTCTGGGTTGTCCCGCTTTAACTACCCATATTGGGCTCGCAACATTGGTGATACGCTAAATACCTGCGGATATCCTAATAGTGAGTAAGTGATGACTCTTTCTGAGCTCTTGGGTGATGAACCCCTGTCAATGACTGCCGAAGAACGCAAGTTCTTGGAACATGCCAAGAATCTGTGGGCGCGTCAGTTCGATCAAATCATTCGCGAGAATCGTGGGCCAAAGGTCAAGACCCGTATTGTGGTAAAGAAGGCTAAGAAGAATGGTTGATCAGATGGACATCTCTGCTGAGCTCGTGCGTCGTGGCGTTAGCCAGGAAGCCGCTGACCGCCTCAAGGGTGAGATCGACGGTAACGATCTCATGAACCTCGTCAACGCACTCAATAGGAATGATAGGCCCGCTCGTGGTCAGATCGAAGCCGAGAAAATCCTTGGTAAATATGGTATCAAGCTAGGGAGAAACAACATGGGTGACAACTATCTAGGTGCCAAGTATGAGAGCGTCCGCTCTGGTCAGGCTCTTGATGAAACCTTTGGTGTCATGACCAAGCTCAATGAAGGCTTCAGCTACGCCGTTGAAGTCTCTGAGCAGACTCGTGACCGAGTTCTTGACTGGCTGGATGAAAATCAGGTAGAGTATCAGGCTACCAGCCCAATGGCTTACCGCATCGAATGTGGTGACCGTGATGTGGCTTATCGCACCGGCCGTGCTCTGTCTGAGATCCTCAGGAAGCCAACGGTGCGTGACTCCGTTGAAATTGAGGAAAAGATGAGCAAGAATTCCAAGAAGCGCGAGCGTGAAGCTCGTGAAAAAATTGCCGACATGAAACCCCGTAATCCAATGGTTGCTGCCGTAAAGGTTCGCAGCGGTGCTGGTTATCATGATAACGGCAAGGATCCCCGCAAGCAGGACAAGTTTGGCCGTGGCGCCAAGCACAAGCCTCGTTTCGACGAGGAGATCGATTTCGCAATTGGCGAGGACGTCATGGTCGGCGATATTGCAGGCCAGGTCAAGATCCCTCGCGGTCCAAACGGCACCATTGGTGTCATCATGAACGGTCAGCTGGAAATGGTCAGCGAAACCGAAGTTAGCCACTTGAACGAGGGAGTGATGGGCATGCAGCCAGTGAATCCACTTTTCCGCCTGCGCGAACTCGCAGGTCTTCCACGCAATATGGCAGAAGATGACTTCGAAGGTATCGAAGTTGCTGATGCTCCAGAGATTGACCCAGAGGGTGTCCTAGCTGCTGGTCCAGTTGGCGGTGAAGAAGTCCCCGCTGACATGGACATTGATGGCATGGGTGCTGATCCTGTCGAAGAGCCAATGGCTGACATGGACGGCGGTATGGACGCCCCAGCAGACGACATGGCTCTCCCAGGTGATGACGCTATGGACATTCCTGCTGATGCTGGTGTTCCTGGTGCTCTTGGCACTGACCCAGTTGAACCAGTTCCTGGCATGGCTCCGGCTGCGCCAACCCAGAGCGAAGCAATGGCGCAGATTGAAGACAGCCTTAATGGCATTCAGTCCATGCTGGCAGACATTCGTCTCTCGGAATACAAGAGTCTGATCCAGAAACTTCAGGATCTCACCAACCAGGCCCAGATGATGGGCCGTGATTACCTTGGCGAACAGCGTCGTCTGAAGAAGTAAGATGCGCTTTCGTGAGATTCGAGGTGGTATTCAGATCCCTGTTTCCAATGAGGAACAGGGTCTGATCGACTTGATTGAATCTCAGGAGGGAAACTTCATCAAGCGCAGTGAACTTGATGAACGTCAGCGTGAAGTTGCCCGCAAGATGGTCAGCCGAGGTGTCCTGGAAAGGACCCAGCGTGATGGATCTCTCTACTATGTGGTAAGCAAGCTAGACGACCTTTGGAGATAATATGTCGAACTCTCTCATCCCTATGGGCCCAAGCAACGCGGACAAGGCTGAAATGGCTCGTCTGCTCAAGATCATGAACGGTGGCGAAGGCGGTGGTTCTGTTCCCGCAGTTCAGCAGCCACAGCAGGCCCACTACTCAGGCGGTTACGCAGGCACCCAGCGTCCTCTTCATGAGAGCCGCGCACCAGCTGCTCCTGCCTACATGCCTTCTTTCGGCACTAGCCGCGAAGAAGTGGACGCAATGAAGAACATTCTCAATAAGCTGAACGCACTGGACGGCGGCGAATCGTCTGCGCCACAGCGTCAGCCTCAGGCTCTCGTTGAGAGCAACCACTTCCACCAGAACGTTCCAATTGCCGGTGGCGCACCATATGAGGTTCTGATCTCGCTCCGTGAGAGCAATGGCAAGGAATTTCGTTCCTACAACGTGGTCGACAATCAGCGTCGTGATCTTGTCAGCGATCTCAAGCTACAGGAGTCGGCACAGGCGATCATGAAGCTCATGAACAAGGGTCTGGCCTTTGAGAGCTCGCGTGTTCAGGAAGTTGTTGAGCTCGAGGAAGAGTTCAGCCGTTACCGCAAGGAAACCGTTAGCCACAAGTCGCGCTACCAGCGTTCCATGGAACTTGGTGAAACTGCGGCTGCTGAAGTGTTCAAGACTCGCTTCAATGTAGCCAAGGCAAACGCTCTGGCCGCTCAGGACCAGATTAAGAGCATCCTCGAATCCATCCGCTAAAAGGATAAACGACTGGTAGAATTAACTACCAGTCGTTATCTGCTGAGTGAATGACGTCCGCGCTAAATATGAGACTATCGCAGCGCATGATTCTGGAAGGATGCCATGGTCATTAGTGAACTCAACACCAGCGCAAGCTATCGTCTTTCGAAGGTTCTGAATCTTCTCGAGTCACTCTACGGATTGACGATTGACTTTGATGCTGCCGAGAGCCTGGCTCAACTCCAGAGCATCTATGAGATGTATGGACTTGAGCGCAGCAAGATTATCAAGGAGTCGTCACACAACTCCTATAACAATGATCCTGCTTACACCAAGGCTGTCCTGATCCAGGAAGCTATCCATATCTTCCTCAGCGAAGTTGCGCCCAAGCGTATCAAGCGAACCAAGAAGACTTCCGCTTAAGGAGCAAACCACATGACACAGACCAAGATTGAAAGGCTTAAGGCTATCAAGGAGGAGTTTGCTCGCACGCAGGCTCGTCTCGCGGAAGTCCGTAAGCTTGAAGAGTCCGCCCAGCCAGCTGGCATGGCAACCCTTCTCGAAAACGACCTGGACCAGGCTGAGCTGATCCTCGCTGCCCAGGACATGATGCATAAGCTTCAGAACATGGCGGAAGATCTCGCCAAGATGAACGCTCAGGACCTCTTCCCACTCGTCGACAAGATGAAGGCTTCGTTCGGCCAGGAAGGCGCTCACGCATTTGAGGCTTCCGCACAGGAAGTTATCACCCAGGCAATGAACACTGTTCGTCATGCCAAGGACGAGATGGGCAACGCCATCCTGCGCCTCGAAGGCAAGATGCCAGCCAATGATATGGCAGCTGGTGCTTCTCCTGCTCCGGAGCCAACTGATATGGCCGCCGCTGCTCCTGAGATGTCAGCTGATGCCGGCGCTGATCTAGATGCTGCTATGGATGACTTCGGTGGTGCTGATGCCGCCGCTGGACCTGACGCAGAACCACTGGGTCGCGCACGTAAGGAATCGCGTGAAGGCGGTAAGGCTCTTAACGAGTCCATCATCCTCGAAGCAGCTGGTCAGAAGTTGATTGAGACCGAAGGTCTTGATTCGCTGATCTCCTGGGTGCTCGCAGAAGCAGCCGCAGGTATGCCAGAAGAGCACTTCCGCACTTTTGCTACCAGCGTTGCTCAGAAGGCAGCAAAGGATCCAGTGAAGCTCGCTGGCTGGATTGGTAAGAAGAAGCACGGTATGGCAGCAATGGCTCAGCTCGCTGAACCAACCTATACCGCAACTCCTGATCTCTCGGTTGTTGACCTCGAGGAGGGTAAGACCTTCCGTAAGGGCGACGAGGACTATGAAGAGAAGAAGGGCAAGGACATCGCTCGTAAGTCTGCTCGCCGTGAAAAGGAAGAGAAGGTTGACGAAGGCAAGACTTTCCGTCGTGGCGATGACGCCGACGAATATGAAGATAAGAAGTCCAAGGACGTCGCTCGCAAGGATGCTCGCAAGCGCAAGCACGACGAAAAGGTTGACGAAGGCAAGTCCTACAAGGCCAACGACGAAGACGATGACAACTGGTCCAAGAAGGGCAAGGACATTGCTCGCAAGGACGCACGCAAGCGCAAGGGCGAAGAGAAGGTTGATGAGACCGTTCTCGCTGCTCGTGCCGTTGCCCAGCTGATCGAAGCTTCGATCGCACGCGAAGGCAAGGGTAATGCTGCTAAGGCGGTCAAGGAAGCGGTTGCTTACCTCGCTGGTCAGAACCTCGTTGAAGGTGACACTGACGTTGAGGCTCTGGTTCTCGAAGCATTCCACGCAGAGTATGGCATGAAGCCAGCTGCTTTCTCAGTCCGCAAGCTACGTGAGTTCCTGGAGCTCAACAGCCAGGACAAGAAGAACGGTAATGCTGCTCTAGCCAAGATGAGCGGCGTTATGGGTGCTGACAAGAACGCAGGTACCAAGAGTGTTCAGAGCGCAATGGCCGGCATGGACGGCGCAGAGCGTAGCGCAGCAAACAAGATGCTGAACAAGATGAAGCAGGACGGTGAGAACCCAAAGAACGCAGGTGAGTTCGCACAGAAGGCGGCAGCAATGGTTGGTGATGAAACCAATGAATCCTTTGGAGAGGAAGATCCAAACGGTGGCTGGACTGGCAAAGTTGAGGCTTATGGTGTGGCTGGTCTAAAGAGCCGCCCTTGGCGTAAGACTTTCAAGGATGGTCGTTCTTTCATGGCTTGGTTGGAACGTAATGAAGGCAATGTCGAAGTCCACGGAACTCGTGATAATGTCGATGAAAGCCTAGACGAGAACATCAATGCTGCCCACTGGCCAATTGATTCCGCGGGCCAGTATAAGGGTGAGCCTTTCCAGACCGATTACCAGAAGCTGAAGCCACTGACCGCACCAAAGGCCGCAAAGACCGAAGGTGGTGAGAAGGCTGCTGAGCCAAAGGCCGACGAGGTTGCTGGTTCTAAGGCTCCAGAGGGTGGTAAGCCCTGGGAGAAGAAGTCGGAAGAGCCAAAGGCTGAAGAGCCCAAGGAAGAGTCCGACAGCGACGACTCCGAGAAGTAAGAACGAAGGTGCCCGGAGGAAACTCCGGGCATCGCCGTCTCTGAGCGAAAGCGGTAAATACACTGAAATTAGGAGGCCGCCCATGCGCTGGAACGAAATCGTCACTGAGGAAATTAGCGTTGTCCAACTAGCCAAGAGCTATGCTATGGACATCATTGCTCCCCTCAAAGCTCAGGGTATGGACAGCATCACAGTTCAGCAGATTGTTGATCAGATCTCCAAGAGCCCAGACTTCGACGGCACCAATGTTGAGGGGGATCTTGTTAACCAGGCTCTACAGGGCGTCAAGGGCATAAAGATTGAGCCCGATCCTGAGACTGGCCAGATGACGGTGTTCTGGGATAATCCAACGGCTGGACGTCAGGTTGACCAGAAGCAGGCTGAGAAGGATGACAAGGCGATCCGTAGCGCAGCCCTGCGTTCCGTAGAGAGGAACAACGCCGAATGAGCACCTTCCCCACCGCAGCAGAAGCCCGCGCCGGCTCACGTAACAATCTAACGATTCATGCCGAGATTCGCTCCATTGAGCAATCCATCTACACGGCGATCGCTGATGGTGCCCTGAGTGTTCGCATTACCAACAGCCCGATGACCAATCCTCTAGCCATGGGCAGTCATGCTTATTACAAAGTTCTCTTTGAGGACTTCAATGACCGTTCTCTCAAGGAACAGATCGATATCGTGCAGAAGAACTTCGTGGATCTTGGCTATCAGGTCACGCCACTGAAGAATACCAGCACGGGCAACACCTTCCTTTGGGAGATTCTCTGGTGACAATGGACTTCCTCAAGATGCTAAACGAAGCCAAACTCCACTCTCGCATGCACTTCGAAGGTCTCGACATCAGTGTCGAGGTTCCTGCCGGCGGTTACCGTCGTGGCAAGAACAAGAAGACCGGCGAGGAGTGGTCTCACAAGATTGATGACAACTATGGCTACATCAGGGGCACGCATAGCCCAGACGGTGAGCACCTCGATTGCTATCTGAGGAAGGCTCCCAAGCACAACGCCAAAGTTTACGTCATGCACCAGCTGACCGTTGATGGTTCTCGTTTTGACGAGGACAAGGTTATGCTTGGCTATTCCAGCAAGCATGAAGCCATCAAGGCGTTCAAGAAATACACCTTCAAGCCTAACCTGATGTATGGTGGCTGCACTGAGTTTGACATGGAGCATTTCCAGCTCGCGGCTTACAGTGCCAGCAAGAGTCACGCGATGCTCACCGACGAGAAGACCTATCAGGAATTCAAGAAGAAGGGTTTGATCACCCAGGGTATTAAGTCGCCCCTCATGGTTGCTCGTAGAGTGTCAGAGAGCTTGTCTGAGGGCCTTTCCGATATTGCCGGTAGCCTGGATAAGGGTGACCTCCTAGAGTGCCTCGAGTGGGGCGGAATGGACGAGGGTTTCCCCATTGAGACCGTTCTCAACCGCGCATATGGTCACTATCTGAACACCAGCTACATGCACACTCTGGGTAAGCTGGATGAGGATGAGTTCCGCAGCCGTGCGCTAAACTATATCATGGAGACTGACGCTCTCCTCACCGATGTGGAGGATAACTTCTGTGAAGATCTTGAGGAAGAGCTTGGACTTGATGGTGGTTTGTCTGATGTTTGTGATGTGGCATCTGACGATCACGCCTTTGTTGAACAAGAAGAACTAGAAGAGGAGCCCGTGATGGAGGCCAACAACTTTGCTGTGGTGGTTCACACCCAGATGATGGAAAACATTGGCTCGGCTGAAAACCCCAGCTGGGCAACGGCTGGCACCAAGGTTCAGCTGGTTCAAGAAGGTTTCACCAACTATGGTGAGGCACGCGCTCTGGCAGCTAAGGTCGCGGCTGGTGAGCATGAAGTTGAGATCGCTGAGGGCGCATACGTCCTGGGTATCGATGTCATGCCAACTGGTGAGTATCGTCAGTTCTATGAAGCTGTCGAGGAAGAAGACGTAGTTGAAGAGGAAACCACTGAGGAGGTATTCTTCCAGCAGCAGGTCATGGAAATGGACAAGCTCGCAGGCATAAGGCATGGTACCTACGAGAACAAGGGCACCCCAAGCGTTCATGAGACCCGCGCCCGCCTAGAAGCCCTAACTCAGTCCTACATGGAAGCAGTTGAGGAAGAAGCACAGACGATTACCGAAACCCGTCTTTCGCAGGGCCAGCTGGCTCACACTCTCCGCGTAGTCAAGGAGACCCTCAAGCAGAACCCACAAGCTTCGGTTCGCCAGGCTATCAAGGCAGTTTGCCACAAGCTTCACGGTGATGTTAGCCTGAGCGAGGAAGTGGAAGCACAGGCCGAGTTCGAGTATGGCTCGCTTGATGAGTTCAACGCTGATGCTCGTGGTGAAAGGGTTGCTCGTCCAAAAACGATCGTCAAGACCAAGTACATGAATTGAGGTAAATATGGAGCGGGGAGGTAATCCCCGCTCCAGCCATGTCAGGGCTAGATCGGATATAGACAAAACGTACCCAGAATCCGTATAGCTGAAAGAAAAAGACATGATCCCAATCAACAAACAATTCACCTATCCGACCCTCGAGCGCGTGACGCAAGAGGACGGAACCCGTCACTATATCTGCGATCAGCAGATCCCTCATGCCAGCGTAACCACGATTCTTTCAGCCACAGAGGACAAGACTGGCCTCTTGGAGTGGCGAGCTTGGGTTGGTGATAAGAAAGCGGATCAGATTCGCGACGAAGCCACTGGTCTTGGCTCACTGATGCACACTCATCTGGAAAACTGGATGGAAGGCATCGACCGTCCTGGTGGCAACAATGTTGTTCGTCAGATGGCGCGCAACATGGCTGACACGATCATCGAGCGCGGTCTCGTGAATGTCAGTGAAGTCTGGGCCATGGAAGAGATGCTCTACTTCCCAGGTCTATATGCTGGCACCGCCGACTTGATTGGCCTCCATAAGGGCGAGCCGGCGATCATGGACTATAAGACCACAAACAAGATGAAGAGCAAGGACAAGATCAACAACTATGCTTGTCAGTTGGCCGCTTATGCGCTCGCTCACAACGAGCTCTTCGGCACCAACATCAAGAAGGGCGTGATCTTTATGGTTGCTCGTGACTTGAGCTTCCAGGAGTATGTATTCGAGGGTGAAGAGTTTGAAAAGGCGGTCCAAGAATGGATGGACCGACTGGATCAGTTCTTCACGAAGCCTGCATCTCCCGAGCAGCTTTGACGTGCTTACACTGGCGCCCATGGGTGCCGGCGGGGCAGGTACAGGACGACTTATCTCCGTCGAGTGTGACGATATAGACGTTGTCCTTGCTGCCCTTGATCTCGAAGGTTTCGGCCTTCTTGGGATCTGGGATATTGGCGGCTTCTGGGTTGTTGGGCTCATTGGAAGTGCCAAGAACCTTGAGGTATTCAACGTTCTCAAGGTTGATGACGCTCTCGCCCAAGCAGTTGTCGACGCCAATTAGGCGGAACGTGCCTGGTTTGTCCCAGGGGTTGCTGTGGGCCACAATACCAACGGTTGGACGCCGATACTGGTTCATCCACTCGAGGGAATAACGGGTCAGGACTTCTACCCGCGTGCCGCGCGGAGGAACTTCGATCTCGCTCATAGGACTAACGTAGCAAGTCTGTCGCCAAAGTCAACAGTTGAGCACTAAATATAGGGTAATTTGGAGGGCAGAATGGCGGTATATCAAATCTCCAGGATTCAGCATCGCAGGGGCACTAGCGGTGAGCTTCCTGACGCACTCGCTGACGGCGAGATTGGTATGACGACTGATACCGGTGAGGTCTTCATCGGCGCATCGGATCATCCAGCGGTTTCAGGCCGTAAGTCCTATCCCTATCAGAACATCAAGATTCTCACTGAACTAGATGTTCAGCGCGGTATTAAGGGTGACGTCTATTACCATGGTGCACTTGTGGGCGCACGCTGTCCACGCAATGGTGTGTGGTCTTCTGTGGTGCCTCTCTTCGCTCATAGTTCGCGCGATTTTGCTACTTATGATTTCGCGCTATCAGCGAACAACCGTTCCACTAAGGTTGTTGGTACTCTGTCGGTTTGTGTTCATCCCACTGATCCCGATCAGAGTATTGTAACCGTTAAGACTCATAGCGTTATGGGTTGGTCTGAGACTAGGGATTACCTCGATACCATCGTCGGTGATGCTTCTCGTCCAGGCAAGTTCAAGCTAACTCGTTTCGACAATGAAGGCTTGGATAGCGGTGTAACGTGGTTGTCATTCCTCAATGACGTCCCAGCCGGTTCTGAGTTTATCCTCAGCGTCTCTGGACGTGAATGGTCCAACCCCTCAGTCTGATAATCTTCTCTTAGGAGAATTCCATGAATCCATTCCTACTCCCTCCCAGCGAGCGTCTCGCTGAGTGGAGGACGTTCCGACTCGCTCTGCCTGCTTTTGAGGAGATGGAACAGCTCAAGATGGTAGCTCGTTGGGTCGCTCAGGCTCCAACATCAAACTACGTTTTGGATTATAATGACACCGCCTCCTGGCCTGGTCCATGGGAGTTGCTCAACGTGGGTGACTTTGATGACACCGCCAAGGCTTACTTGATGGAGCAGACCCTGATCATGGCGGGTTGGGCTCCTCAGCGTTTCCGCCTCCACTATGTGAGGAACCAGAGTGCCAGCATGGAAACCATGGTGTTGCTCGTGGATAACAAATGGGCCCTGAATTATCTTCACGCAGAGGTCCTGAATTTTGACATTGAGCGGGCAGATTGTGCATATTTGGTTAGCTACCAGGTAGATCCCGAACAGGGACACGTGGAAGTCTAATTAGCACCTACCAGGGCCTTCTAACGCCCTGGAGAATGCCAAATTGGACTCACTAAATATCTGCCCTACGATAAAGAGAACAAGGAAAAACATGGGCAACACACCGATTATGGTCGTCAAGCGTGACGGCCGCAAGGAGGCTTTGGACCTCGAGAAAATCCATAAGGTTGTGTTCTGGGCGTGCGAAGACCTCACTGGTGTGTCGCCCTCGGAAATCGAATTGCGTGCTCAGCTTCAGCTTGAAGACGGCACCCTTTCTACCAAGATCCACGAACTGCTGGTCAAGAGTGCCGCTGAACTGATCAGCGAAGACACTCCCAATTACCAGTTCGTTGCTTCGCGTCTTGCAAGCTATCAGCTTCGCAAGGAAGTCTATGGCCGTTATGAGCCTTGGACCGTCAAGCAGGTTGTTGAGAAGAACGTTGCTCTTGGTCACTACACCCAGGAGTTGCTCGACAACTTCGACGATGAAGACTGGAAGAAGATTGAGAAGATCGTCAAGCATTCGCGCGACGACCTAATTGCCTACGCAGGTATGGAACAGTGGCGCGGCAAGTACCTCGTCAAGGACCGTGTCACCAACCAGTTCTTCGAGACCCCACAGATTGCTCTGGTTCTGATCAGCGCGATTGGCTTCATGGCGTATCCCAAGGAAACGCGCATGGACTACATCAAGGATTTCTATGATGCGGTCAGCCAGTTCGACATCAGCCTGCCCACGCCCATCATGGCAGGTCTGAGGACGCCACAGAAGCAGTTCAGCTCGTGCGTTACCATTTCCACTGATGACTCCTTGGATTCGCTTGTCGCCACCAACGGTGCGATCGTCAAGTATATCAGCCAGAAAGCTGGTCTCGGTATCGACATGGGGCGCATCCGTGCGCTTGGTTCCAAGATTCGCAAGGGTGACGCAGAACACACTGGTCTTCTGCCATTCATTCGTTGGTTCCAGACTGCGGTCAAGAGCTGCTCGCAGGGCGGTGTTCGTGGTGGTGCTGCTACCGTCCACTTCCCACTGTGGCACTATGAGTTCCCTGAGCTGATCGTGCTCAAGAACAACAAGGGCACTGAGTTCAACCGCATTCGTCAGTTGGACTACAGCTTCCTGTTTAACCGCATGATGTATCAGCGTCTTGTCACCGGTGGCGACATCACGTTCTTCTCGCCCAAGGACGTTCCAGGTCTCCTCGATGCTTTCTACGCTGACCAGGACAAGTTTGACGAGCTCTACGTCAAGTATGAGAACGATCCTTCAATCCGTAAGCACTCCATGAAGGCACTCGACGTTTTCGTCGCCTTTATGACCGAGCGCAAGGAAACTGGTCGCATCTACTTGATGAACATCGACCACGCGAACACCCACGGCTCCTACCTCCCAGAATATGCTCCAATCACTCAGAGCAACCTCTGCCAGGAGATCACGCTGCCAACGGTGCCAATGCAGTATTATGACGATCCAGAGGGTCGCATTTCGCTCTGCACGCTCAGCGCACTCAACTGGGGTCGCGTTAAGACGCCTCATGATTTCGAGAAGCCAGCCAAGCTGGTTGTGCGTTTCCTCGATGAAATCCTGACCTACCAGAACTATCCTGTGAAGGCCGCTGAAATCGCTACCAAGGAGTTCCGTCCTCTTGGTGTTGGCATCATCAACCTGGCCTACTTCCTGGCCAAGAATGGACTCAAGTATGATGACTCTGCTCTGGCTCTGGTGGACGAATACGCGGAAGCGTTCTCCTACTACCTGACCAAGGCTTCGGTTGATCTCGCTGAAGAAAAGGGCGCTTGCCTAGAGGTCAGCAAGACCAAGTATAGCCGCGGTATCCTGCCCATCGACACCTACAAGCGTGATCTGGATGAGCTGGTTCCACATCAGGAGCGTATGCCATGGGGTGAACTCCGTGAGAAGATGCTCAAGGTTGGTATCCGCAACTCGACCCTGACGGCTCTCATGCCAGCAGAGACCTCGGCGCAGCTCTCGAACTCGACCAACGGTATCGAGCCAGTTCGCGCGCTCGTGTCGGAGAAGGTGTCTAAGCACGGCGTGCTCAAGCAGGTTGTGCCTGAGATTCAGAAGCTCAAGAACAAGTATGAGCTCCTGTGGGACCAGAAGAGCCCACGTGGTTACCTCAAGATTGCTTGCGTGCTCTTGAAGTATCTGGATCAGAGCGCATCGGTGAACACCAGCTACAACCCTGACCACTATCCTGATCGTGAGATCTCGATGAAGGAAATGATCACGGACCTGCTGACGTTCTACAAGTATGGCGGCAAGAACCTCTATTACTTCAACACCTATGACGGTCAGGAAGACGCCGCAGCGATTGCTACCTTGGCCGCTGACAAGGCTGATCTGAACGCCCAGGCTGAAGAAGCAATGGAAGAGCTACCAGAAGACGACTGCGACTCCTGCAAGCTCTAAGGTGTTCAGGGCCATGGGTTTATCTCCCATGGCCCCACCTGTCACAAATAGACAAAACTGGTGAGGATCCAGTATTCTTACACAAATAGAACAAGAGGCAGATCATGTCCGTTTTTAACCTGAACAAGGTTGACCATCTGACCGCTAAGATGTTCTTCGATCCCTCGGGACCCGTTGACATCCAGCGTTTTGACCAGGTCAAGTATCCTGAACTAGAACACCTAACCAATCAACAGCTGGGCTTTTTCTGGCGTCCTGAAGAGGTCGATCTCAACACCGATCGTGGCGACTTCATGAAGCTGACCGATCATGAAAAGCACATCTTCACCAGCAATCTGAAGCGTCAGATCCTGCTGGACTCGGTGCAGGGTCGTTCGCCCACACAGGCGTTCGGCAACATCACGTCGCTGCCAGAGATGGAGACGTGGGCACAGACTTGGGCGTTCATTGAGACGATCCATAGCCGTTCCTACACACACATCATCCGTAATGTGTATCCAAACCCAGGCGAGGTTTTCGATACCATGAAGGAGATCCAGGAAATCGTCGATTGCGCTAAGGATATCAGCGCCAACTACGACGAACTAATCGAGGCTTCCAAGTGGTATGAGCTCTTGGGCGAAGGCACCCACACTGTCAACGGCAAGAAGATCACTGTTGATCTCTATGATCTCAAGAAGAAGCTGTGGCTCTGCTTGATGTCAGTGAACATCCTTGAGGGTGTTCGTTTCTACGTTTCGTTCGCTTGCTCCTGGGCGTTTGCCGAGAACAAGCGCATGGAAGGCAACGCGAAGATCATCAAGTTCATTGCTCGCGACGAGAACCTTCATCTCGCAGGCACGCAGAACCTGATCCGCAACATCCTCAAGATGGACGACCCAGACTTCATCAAGATTGCTGAAGAAACTGAGGATCTGGCCATCGAGATGTATCTGTCGGCTATCCGCCAGGAGAAGCAGTGGGCACGTTACCTGTTCAAGGACGGTTCGATCATCGGTCTCAATGAGGCTCTGCTGAACGAATACGTGGACTACATTGCCGGCACCCGTATGCGCGGCGTTGGTCTCAAGCCACCGTTCCCCGTTCCAGCTCGCAACCCGCTCCCATGGACTTCTTCGTGGATTGCCTCGAAGTCGGTTCAGGTCGCCCCACAGGAGACTGAGATCTCCAGCTACGTCGTGGGCGGCGTTAAGCAGGACGCAAGCGCAGACGATTTCAACACCTTCAAGCTCTAATGAGCAACCTATTTGAAGCCAATTGGGCCGCGGTCAAAGAAGCTCTTTTGAATGAAGAGCCCAGCACCGCGGCCGGTCGCAAGACCATTCCTTGGCTTGAAGAAAACACTAGGAGAAATACAATGCAGGCAACGATTTACAGCAAGCCCAACTGCCCATTCTGCGTTCGCGCCAAGATGCTCCTCCAGAGCAAGGGTGTCGAGATCACTGAGATCAGCGCAGTTGATCATCGTGACCAGCTCATCGAGGAAGTGACCAAGGAGACCGGCGCGGCACCAAGGACTGTCCCTCAGATCTGGCTCGACGGCAAGTACGTCGGCGGCTACACTGAGCTGGAAGCCCACTTCAAGGGCTAACATGCGTTCGTCCTATACCAAGGATGAGATGCTGCTGGCGGCGGCCAAGAAAAAGCCCCGCCTGCAGGCTCTAATCGACAGTGTAGCCCAGATGACTGAAGCGGACATAGATGCCCTCAGTGAAGCTCTCTGGGTAAGAGAGGCACTAAAAATCCTGAAACTCTCCGGCGGCAAAGGCCAAAAGGAAAGACTTCAGGACATCGTCAGAGCAGCAGATGAAGCTGATGCTAAGGCCCGAGCAATGCCCAAGCCCACTTATGAGGTTCGCCTCTGGGATGGTGGGGAGACTTTCCTAGGCACCAACAAAGGTGATAGGGATTGGCAGATTCAAATCGACTATCAGGACAGCTTCATGATTGTTGATGATGAGTTTGTGCGCTTTGGGGATAGTGTGGTGGCCATTGGAGCCTTTGACCGTTATCCTCTCATGCAGAGTAGCAGGCTTGTGGGTTATATGACGCTAGAGAACTACAAAGGCTTTCATCGCGCGCTTTTGAACAAAAAGCACCCAATTGTATAAACTACATGGATAAATACCAACATGCTAGTTGAAAAGAAAACCCAAGATTCCGTCGTGGTTGCCATCAAGTTGGTAACTGGTGAGGAAGTTATTGCTCGTAAGATCAGCGATGACGATCAGCACATCATTGTTAGCCGTCCACTGGCTATGGTCATGGCTGAGAATCCCGATAACCCAACCCAGACTCGTGTGATGTTCACGCCTTGGATGGTGGCTTCGGGCAAGGAAGTTGTGACGATCAAGAACGCCCACGTGGTTGCTGTGACTCCTGCTCGTGATGACGCTGCGGATCAGTATGAGCACGCCATCGCTGGCTAAAGTGTTTCTGGACTTGTTCCAGAGAGTCAAGCTGGCCTGTAATGTGCTTGTGGCTCCAAGCCACGTCGTGGCAGCACATTCGGGCCAGCTGATTTCCTATGACCCGGTCAACCGTCGTTTGGTCATAGAAGGCGATTTCGAGATTCGCGCATCAGGCAACCTCTACCTGACCTCCGATCAGCACGTGGTTGTCCGTAGCGGCAACGACGGTGACCAATATACTCACGGGATCCATTTGAATCCCGATTTGGAGGATAGTGATGCAATCCATGTCGAAGCTGGTGAACACCGAGGCGCTAGAGAGCAGCCTCTACAATCCACCTCTGGATCCCAAGGTCTTGATGCTCCAGGAGATTATGGAGAGCACGCCCATTGTGGACACGAGGACCACTCCGCGTCGTCCTCCGCTTGTGACTCCAGGGGAAGTTGACGTCAGCCTTCAGGCCCACGTTGACTCTTTCAATAATCTCTCCCTGTTCAATCCTTACCAGGGAGTGATTGTCAATCCCACTGAATGTTTGATCTCTCCGATTCGCACAGATCTTCAGGACTTCAGCATCTACCTCATTGGTCGTTTCAGCGACAATGGCACTTGGGCGGCCTATAAGCCTGAGTTCGATGCTGACTGTCAGGACATCAACGAAGATCTGGATCAGATTGAAGATCACACGGATCGCCTGACCAACAACCTACCAAGCCTAGCAGGTATCGCCCAGGGAGCAATGGCGCTCGCTACGGTGATGAACTTGCTCAGCAATCCCTGCCTTGGTCTGGATGGCTTCCTTGGCAGCATCATGGATTCTGGAAAAGCTTTGCTAAATCAGATCAGGGCCAAGATTTCTGATATGATCTCGCAGGTTAAGAATGCGGTCAACGAAGCCATTGGCCCTATCATCGACCAGATCAAGGCGGGCATTGCTCAGGCAAAAGCTGCGATCGCACAGATGATCGCAAAGGCCAAAGAAGAAGTCATGAAGTTTGCCAAGGCAATGCTGGCACAGATCCGTCAGGGTTTGGCTGACCTAATGGCTAATCTGCCACAGGATCCTTGCCTGCGTGGTCTCCTAGGTAGCGTGGCAACTGGTGCTGCGGCGGCGGTGCTAGGTGGGTAAGCCAGCGGCCCGTATGGGAGACAAATGCACGGGCCATCCCGGCGCTCCTCCACGTCCAAACGTTCAGGGAAGCCCTGACGTCTTTATCAACGGCAAGCCGGCTCACAGGCAAGGCGATAAATGGGCACCACATAGTGGTCATCCAAGTGTTTTGGCTAGGGGATCATCCACAGTCTTCGTCAATGGACGCGGACAGGGCAGGTTATCTGACCCCGTGGCCTGTGGTAGCAAGGTTGCACAAGGCAGCAGCGACGTTTTTGTAGGATAGCTGTTGACATTTGGTTACGAGCGCGCTATAAAGGCGGGGTTGTTGATGACCAAAGCTCAATAGCAATCAGCGGACGCGGGGGCAGTACCCGCCGGCTCCACCAACCAGGTGGCAATACTGGAAACCTTATCGGGAGCAATCCTGAAGCAAGGGGCCGAACCAGGATCGACGTGTGCGCGAACGGCTGCGAGAGACAACGAGGGGTGGTTCCCTGGGATCTTCGGATCCGAAAAGGCCAACGACAGAAATGTCAACGACAACGAGCCAGCAATGGCAGTTGCGGCTTAACCCTTAGGGTTTGCCAAACCGGTATGGGCTCCACCGCGGAACAGGACGGGCCTTTTAGCTTTCTTTACAGAATCAAAACCTTACCGCAATACGCGGTTAAGGTCTCGTGTCGTATAGTGCGATAATGATGGATTAATAGGGAAGCGCCAATCCCGCGATAGATATCTCGAGAAAGCCTACTTTGTGCGTGACACAGGATCAGTTTGGTTCTATTCGTTACGCTTCTAAAGGGGTTCTCGATGCCAAAGCGACAGACCGGAGGTAGGCCATTACCCCAAGGTCTTCTTGTCTGCGGAGTGGGCGATGAGGGTTTTGTGGATAAGGCGATCAAATCTGACATCAATATCAAGATGCTCACAGATCTTGCGCCGACAATTATCTGGACCCGAGACGATCAGGGAAATCTCACCTATCTCAATAATTTTTGGTTTGAATTCACGGGAGTAAAATACTCCCTTGATGATGATTATCTTTGGAAGACATGCATTCATCCCGACGATATAGCAGTAATTCGTCTGGCAATGGAAGAGCATTATGTCAAGGGGTTAGCATACGAAGCCGAGTTTCGCATTCGTCGACATGACGGAGAATATCGCTGGTTCCGTGCAACCACTCGAGCCATCAAGGATGATAACGAAAACCTCGTAAAATGGCTGGGTGTTGCTTCAATAATTCATGAGCTCAAAATGGCTCAGGAAGAATCTATCCACGCTCACGAACTGCTAGAGACCAAAGTCCGCGAACGCACTCAAGAGCTCGAGGAAGCAAATGAGCGCCTCCTTCAAGAGATTGAAGAGCGGCAGAAAACACAGGATGCTCTCCGCCAGGCACAAAAGATGGAGAGCGTTGGGCAGTTGACCGGTGGTATCGCGCACGATTTCAACAACATGCTCACAGTGATCATCGGGAACCTCGAGCTCTCGAAGATGAGTCTGGCCAACTTGCCAGACAACTCCGTGGCAAAGCGTATTGAACGTCAGACTTCCATGGCGATCGAGGCCGCCCTCAAGGCAGAAAAGCTCACGAGCCAATTGCTTGCGTTCTCTCGTAAATCGCGACTCCATCCCGAGCGACTGAACGTCAACGAGGTCGTCGTTGGCGTCCAGGAAATGGTCCAGCGGGCGGTCGGTGTTAGTATTCCTGTTGAGATTGATCTCCAGGAAGACGTCTGGCTTTGCTTGAGCGACAAATCACAGCTCGAGAGTGCTATTCTCAACCTTGGCATCAACGCCAGAGACGCAATGCCCAATGGTGGTCGGATCTGTATTAAGACACAAAACCGTTCCATTGACGACACGCGCTTTGTGAGTGTCAGCGTCAGTGATACTGGCGAAGGCATGACTCAGGAAACCAAAGAACGGGCCTTTGAACCATTCTACACGACCAAGGACGTGGGCAAGGGTAGTGGGCTTGGTCTCTCCATGGTCTATGGCTTCTGTCAGCAGAGCAACGGCAAGGTCTTCATTGACAGCGTGTTGGGCAAGGGAACAACCGTAGAGATGCTCTTCCCCTACACAGCCGGAGAAACGGTCGAAGAAACGCGGGACGAGGAAGACTTCAACTACGACGCTACCAAGGCCAGCATTCTTGTGGTAGATGACGAGCCCGGCGTCAGAGAGCTCGCAGCGCAGGCTTTGATGGAAATGGGCTACAATGTCCTGAGCGCACAAGATGGCAAAAGCGCACTGGAGATCATTCAGAATCTCGACATTCCCATTGACCTATTGTTCACCGACGTTGTGATGCCCAATGGCATTGATGGTTTCCAGCTTGCCAAAGCTGCCAGCAATATCCGTCCGGATTTACCCGTGATCTTCACCACAGGTCATGCTGAAGTGGCCCTTAGGGAGCTCAAGCGAGACCGCAGTCATAAGATCAAGGTGCTAGGCAAGCCCTACAGGATCTCTGACCTCAATCACATGGTTGTGAACGAACTCGCATCCAAGAATGGCTAGAACATATTGATTCCTAGCTGGTTAAACAGTTAATAATCAGGTCCTAGCAAGACAGTTGAGGTAAGAGTAATGGTCGCAAGTTCTTGGATTCTGCGTGTCGCACCCGAGTCGAAGGAAAAGGTCGAAGCTTGGCTCGACGAGGAAGCGACCAAGGGTTATGTGTTGATTCCCACGAATGATGCCGTGCAGGTTGACTTTCTGAGCATTGACGATGCCTTTCGTTTCCGTCTCCAATTTGACGAAGAACTCGTAGGATAATTCACAGAGTTATCCACAGAGTAAGCGCGGGTCTTATGTGTCGAGGCCCGCGCTTTTCTGTGACTTGCGAGGACGTCAAGTCTCAAAAGTGCGTATGTCAGTAATTTTTACAGGTGACACCTGACTATCCGCTAGACTGGCAGCGCGCTTTATCATAGCTTGTATGGGCAGCAAACAACGCACTAGCGCGCTGTTTAGTTGCACAATGTGCTTAATTTTTGTGGGGTGGGAACTAAGGACCTCCTGAGCCTCGTAGCAGCAAGATCGAACCAAAGTTGTAAGGGTTAGCGTTTGATGAGCCTGAATAACCATTATGCTGCTATGAGTCTTCTGAAGTCCATGGAAGAAGGTCCACAGTTTGTTCGCGTAACGACTGGACCCCGTGCTGGCACGGTGGGTCGCGTAATGCAGGTTAACTCCAAGTATTTCAGCGCCCACGAATACCAGCTCGCAGTCAAGGGCAAACGTCCTTTTTGGGTCAAGGGCTCGAATTTGGAGCATCTTGTGGACTGGCATGGCGGTACTCATTTCGCAGAGGACAAGACCACTCCGGCCTATCACGACCTGATGGGTCGCACGATTGAGGTCGGCCATACGATTTTGTTCCCCCGTGGCACTGACGGCGCCCGTGTGGACATGGTCATGGGCACTGTTCGCAAGATCTCGGACAAGGGCACCATTTACGCTCGACTGTTCAAGAGCGGTTTGGGCAACCATGAAATCAAGAACGCAATGGTTCGTGTTGGTAAGCCCTCCAGCGCGATGATCCTCGACAAGGGGACTGTCGATCAGGTGATGCTTGCAAAACTGGCCGCGTTCTAAGCACGGAGGCCAGTATGACCAAAGGTCTAATCCTGCTCGTAGAAGACGAGCCGATGCTTCACTTCCTATGGGAAGACATTTGCGCCCTCGCTGACATCGAGATAGCAGGGATAGCAATGACAAGCGGTGAGGCCCTGGAGATTATCGACAAGCATGGTTCCAATCTCACCGGGGTGATCCTCGACGTGAACCTTCACGACGGGACTAGCCAGCCGGTAGCTGAAAAGCTTCGTGGTATGGGCATCCATGTAGTCGTTTGCTCAGGCAGTGATTCCAATGCCCTTCATGATTGCTATGCGGGTTGGGAGGTTCTCATGAAGCCCTACCGCCCTCAGGAAGCGCAGGACCATTTGAAAAAGATGGTATATCTATTTTGATAAATAGGCGTGTTGGTGCTATACAGAGAGCACAACACAATGCTGTTGTAACTCAGTGGTAGAGTACCTCATTGGTAATGAGGAAGTCGGGAGTTCAATCCTCCCCAACAGCACCATAGGACGAACGGGTGGCCGATTGCCACCCGTTTCCATGAGTTCTGGGGCTACGTGAAAGTACAACTCATCGCAAAAGCTCTTGCTTTCGTCGTATTGTTCTTTACAACGGTGGAAGGCGTCGTGCTTACCCCTCTTTGCAGGACGTAGGGGGCTAGGATTGGTCGCAAGCTGCCTAGCCCCCATCCGCAAGTTCTGCCCGATAAGTAGATCGATGGCAGACGATCTATTCCACTGGCCCCCACCTGGAACCACTGTGGTGAACCTCAAAGAGGATCACTACGACGTTCGTATTGACCGCAAGACCAAGTGGGGCAATCCTTTCGTAGTTGGTAAAGATGGCACCCGCGAGGAATGCATTCAGCAATTTGCCGAATGGATCGTGGACCAAAAGCACCTTATGGAAGCATTACACGAACTCAAGGGAAAGCGCCTCGGTTGCTGGTGCCACCCTGCTCCTTGCCACGGTCAGGTCCTTGCTCGTTTGGCAGACGCATCAAAGCCCAAGGAAAAGTGATCCAATACATTTGACATAGGGCTTCCTAGTCCTGTATGTGGGGCTTATGAGCCTCATGGATTTCCTTACAGCCGGGCCCAACCTCCCATACCTAATTTCAGGATGTGTGGTTCTCGCCCTTCTCCTCTTCGGCATCATTGGAATGGCGCTGGGCGCTGGCTTTGATGCCCTCCATGGCCATGCTGATTTTAGCCTAGACCTCAACGGCAACGGCATTCCAGATCATCTGGAAATCGGCCATGCTGGTATCATCGGTTGGGCCAATCCCGGCCATGTGCCCAGCACAATCTTCCTCACGCTATTCTGCGGCAGCTTTGCTCTCCTGGGCTACAGTGCTCAGTGGATCTATGATGGACTGACGGGCTCCCTAGCGCCTGCGCTCTTTGGTGCGCCCATCGTGCTCGCTCTCACCCTTCCAACCGTTCGTTTGTGTTCTCTGGGGCTCGCTCCCGTCCTTCCCAAGGATGAGTCGAATGCCGTTAGCCTCGAGAGTCTCACGGGTTCTGCCGGCGTTGTGACTGTTGGTCCAATTGCCCGCGAGGACTTTGGCATGGCGCGCTTTACTGACGCGCATGGAACCGATCACACAGTAATGGTTTGTGGGGAGGGAGAAGAAAGTATTGCAAATGGTTCACAGGTGGTGCTAATCGGTCCACACCGAGAACGCGCTTACGCATTCATCGTTCGCAAGATCTAAACAGATCACCAGGAGAAAGTAGTTGGATAATCTCACCTTTATTGGGGCGATCATCCTGGGGGCGGTTGTCGTCCTTGGTGTGATTGTCTTCTTCATGACGCAGCTTTATAAGCGAGCGTCCAAGGAAATGGCATTCGTCCGCACGGGTATGGGCGGTCAGAAGGTCGTCAAGGACGGCGGTGCTCTGATTCTGCCGGTGTTCCACGAGACTGTGGACATCAATATGCAGACCCTGCGCCTCACCGTCGATCGCAAGGCCAAGGACTCGCTGATCACCAAGGACCGCCTGCGCGTTGACGTGAAGGCTGAGTTCTACGTTCGTGTGTCGCCGGATCTGGAAAGCATCGCGGCAGCGGCGCAGACCCTGGGTAAGCGGACGACCAACCCCCAGCAGCTCGCTGAGCTGATTGAAGGCAAGTTCGTCGACGTTCTGCGCGCTGTTGCGGCGGGCATGGACATGCAGGACCTTCATGAGAAGCGGGCCGACTTCGTGAAGCAGGTCCAGACCACAGCGGCTGAAGACCTGAAGAAGAACGGTCTGGAACTGGAATCGGTCTCGCTGACCGGTCTGGACCAGACGTCGGTCGAGCACTTCAACCCCAACAATGCGTTCGACGCTGAAGGTCTGGCTAAGCTCACGAGCGTGACCGAGACCCGCCGCAAGGAGCGCAACGAAATCGAGGCCGACAACCGCGTCGCCATCGAGCAGAAGAACTTCGAGGCGAACAAGCGTTCGCTCGAAATCAAGCAGCAGGACGAATTCGCAACCCTGGAGCAGGAGCGTCAGGTCGAGACCCAGCGCGCCGAGCAGGCTGCTAGTCTTGCGAAGATCCGCGCTGAGCGCACTCGCGAAGCTGACATCGCTGAAATCGAGGCCAACCAGGCCACCGAGGCAGCGCGTGTCGAGCAGAAGCGCCGGATTCAGGTCGCAGAGACCGAGGCCGCACAGGCTCTCGAGATTGCGGCACAGGCATCGCGCATTGCGGTCGCCCAGAAGTCCGAGGAAGAGTCGACTGCTCGTGCCAAGGCTGACGAAGCCCGCGCGACTGCGGTCGCGGCTGCTGAAGCGGTGAAGACCGTTGAGGCCGAAGCGCGCGCCCAGCGTGACCAGAAGGTTGCGGTCATCGCGGCCGAGACCAAGGCACAGGAAGAGGCCGCTGGTATCCGCATCCGTGCGGAAGCTGAGCTCGCGGCAGCTGACGCCAGCGCCAAGGCCAAGGAGCGCCTAGTCGAGGCAGACGCACGTCGTTACGAGGTTGAGGCCGAGGGTCAGCGGGCGCTGAACGAAGCTGCGAACCTCATGAGCCCTGAGCAGGCTGCGCTGCAGATCCGCCTCAAGCTCATCGACAAGCTGCCTGAGATCCTCGAGCAGATGGGCAAGCCCATCGAGAAGATTGACAGCTTCCGCGTTGTTCACATGAACGGCGGCATCGGTGGCGGTCGCACCTTCGGCGGTGAGGAGGGCGAGACCTCGGGAAACGGCGGTAACGGTCTGCCCGGCCAGATGACTGACGCTCTGCTGGGCTACCGGCTCCAGGCTCCCTTCGTGGACGAGCTGGCCAAGGAACTTGGCATTGACCTGAGCAAGGGCATGTCGGGTGTGGTCGATGGTCTTTCGGCTCCGATCACCGGCAACGGTGATGCGCCGGTGGCCAAGGCGGTTCCGGCCCCCAAGCCCCGCCGGGTGCGCGACGAGCCTCTCCCGGCCGACGAGCGTGAGGAACTTCAGCGGCTGGCAGGGATTCATCCCGACGCTGAATAACCCTCACTGGGCTTCGTAGGGGAAGGGCTGCGGGAAACCGTGGCCCTTCCTTTCTGAACAAATGAGTGGTAGACAGATGTCCAATTAGGACTATACAGAGCTCTGTAACAACGAGGTAGCAATGGCAAATAGTCTAGTGAGTAAGGCGGCTGCGCTGGGAGGAGCCGCTTGTGTTTTCATCGGCGGCATGGCCGCTCTGCCCACGGGCTTCATCGGTGATATCCTGATCAGCGCGCCGCTGGCGCTACTCACAGGATCGGGCATCTGGTATTTCTGGCCTGGTCGCAAGCCCGTAACGGCTGACGACATCCGCGCTCTTCACAAGCATATCGACGACATCGCGGCCGGCACCTCGGGTGTTGACACCAAGCTGGTCGTCGAAGCAATCAAGATGGGCAGCGACAAGCTGGACCGCATCCTCATGGAAGCCGCCCAGATCAAGAGCCCCAACACGGTTCGGCGCATCAAGCACATTGATGCCATCGGTCGCAAGATCATCGAAGACTTCCACGTCGACCCCAAGGACGTGGTCCTTGCACAGAGCTGGCTCAACAGCTACCTGGACGAGACTATCACGCTGGTCAAGGGTTACGCGCATTTGAGCCGCACTGGTTCGCGCAGCCTCGAGGCGCAGAAGCAGATGGCCAAGTTCGACGAAATGCTCGACACCATCGAGATCAACTTTCAGAAGCTGCTCGACAAGCTTCTGTCCAACGACGTCATGGATTTTGACGTGAACATGACGGTCATGAACAACCGTCTCCAGAACGAGGGAATCTGAACACTATGGCGACTGATCCTACCAAGGTCGGCACGGCGACGGCAACCCCGTCTCTGACCGGCGAACTCCTCCCGACCCCACAGGCGGACAATGCCCTGATCGTGCCGGAGATCGGCTCGCAGGAAATCGTCTCGCTCAACAATGCCGCCGGACGCGCGCCGCGCAAGATCTCGCCGGAGCGCGCCAAGGAGCTCGCCAGCAAGATCAACCTCAAGGACAGCCAGTCGATCATCACCTTCGGCGTCGAAGCTCAGAAGGCGACCACTCAGGTCTCGGAGCAGATGCTTCAGGGAGTCCGCACCAAGGACACGGGTCCGGCCGGCGATGCGCTGAATCTGATGGTGCGCGACATGAAGGGTCTGGACTTTGGTGAGCTGGCAGCGGGCAAGAAGCCTGGCTTCCTGAAGAAGCTGTTCGGCGGCGCGTCGGTTCTCCAGAAGTTCCTGGACAAGTATCAGACGGTCGAAGCGCAGATCATCAAGTCGACCAACGTGCTCGAGGGTCATCGCGTTCAGATGCTCAAGGACATCGTTGCGCTGGACAAGCAATACGAGGCCACGCTGGGCCTGCTGGATTCGCTCGACGAGCAGATCGCGGCGGTCGAGTGGCTGCTCAACGAGGTCAACACCGTCGAGATCCCGCGGCTCCAGGCAAAGGCCAACGAGACGCAGGACATGGCCGACACCCAGGAAGTGCGCGACATGATCGAAGCGCGCGATTCGCTGGAGCGCAAGCGCGCTGACCTGCTGCTGACCCGCAACGTGACCATCCAGGCGCTGCCCAGCATCCGCATCGTCCAGGCCAACGACAAGGGCATGGCCGAGAAGATCCAGACGCAGATCCTGACGGCCGTTCCCCTCTGGAAGCGCACGATGGCGGTTCAGATCGCCGCATGGCGCGCGGCGGAAGCCGGCAAGGCCAGCAAGGCCGCGACCGACTTCACCAACGAACTGCTGGTCGCCAGCGCGAAGCAGATCAACGAGACCAACCGGATCACCCGGACGGAAATGGAGCGTGGTATCTTCGACGTCGAGGCGGCGGTCGAGGCCAACGAATACCTGATCTCGACGATCAACGAGAGCATCGACCTCGCGGAGCAGGGCAAGGCCAAGCGCGCTGCGGCCGAAGTGGCGCTCCAGGGCGCCGAGCAGAAGCTCAAGGAAACGCTGCTCAGCGCAGCCAACCGGCAGGCTCAGCTGGCAGCTCGCTAAACTGGAAAGGCCTCGGGAAACCGGGGCCTTTTCCATGACTGGTTGACAACCGGTCACCTATCCTATAGCGATATGGACATGAAGATTCTATCCACTCTCCTGGCCGCAGCGGCCCTAAGCCTCGGGGCTTGCCACTATGAGGCACAAGCCCAGACTTCTCGTTCCTATACCTACGATGTAGTGGATATCTATGATGGAGACACCTTCTACATCCGCATGGATGGCCTGCCGCCCGAGTTGAGCCGCATTGGCGTTCGGGTGCGTGGAGTGGACACCCCTGAGATGCGCGGCAAGTGCGAGTTCGAGAAGCGCAACGCTGCCGGTGCCAAGCTCTACACAACCCGCATGATCAGGCTGGCTGGTAACAAGGTCACCCTGACCAATCTCAAATGGGACAAGTATGGCGGGCGCGTGGACGCAGACGTCTACGTCAACGGTCGGAACCTCGCGCAGGACCTGATCATGCAAAGCTACGCACGACCCTACGTGGGCGGCGCGCGCAAGGGATGGTGCCCCAATGGCTGAGCAGTTCACGTTCTTCTATGGCGGCTGGGCAAGCCAGTGGGCTCCCAGCGAGTTCATTCTCGACGGGGTGAAGTATAACTGCGCCGAGCAGTATATGATGGCTCAGAAGGCTATCCTGTTCGACGACCAGGCCGCGCTGGCAATCATCATGGGGACCGACAATCCCAAGATTCAGAAAGCCGCCGGTCGCACGGTTCAGAACTTCGACAAGGCGATCTGGGAAGCCAATGCCAAGGTGTATGTCTACCGCGCCAACTTTGCCAAGTTCACGCAGAACCACGAGGCGATGAAATGGCTGATGGGTACCCGAGGCACCACGCTGGTCGAAGCAAGCCCGTGGGACAAGATCTGGGGTATTGGCCTCGCGTCCAACGATCCCCTGGCCCAGGACCGCAACACCTGGCAGGGCACCAACTGGCTAGGTGAAATTGTCACGCAAGTTCGTGAGGACATCTGGTGGATGCGCTGGGCACAAGCTGGCACGGACAAGCTAGGCCGGGTCAAGTTTGTGGGCGGTGAGATCATCGGCATCGGCCCGGACGGGTTGCCCACCGCGTGAGCGATGTAGCGGACCTCTACAAGGATGTGATCAAGCATCTACGGGTGGTCCGCAACGTCTCCCGCAGTCATAAAGATGCCACGCAAAATGAATTCGTGGACTGTAATCAGGTCACTCCCTATGAACGGGGAAGACTAACCCGTAGCTGCACTCGCTTGGGCCAGACGCTCAAAGACCTTTGCTTGCTTCACAAGCAAGAGAAGATGGTGTTCTACTTCGTGGCGTATGTTGATGCCCTGAAAGTCGGCCCAGGTGAATATAGCAAGCCAGGTGCCAACTACTGGTTTGATCTTCGCCAAAACGCTATGGATCTTCTGAGCAAGCAACCTAGTCTCATGGAAGGCATTCCTGGTCTGCTGGAGCAGATTGGCACTATGATTGACGAACCGCTTTCCAAGGCGCCCAAACGGGCGATGTTTCTGCGTCTGGCGATCCCCTAACAGTTAATTCTTCCCAAGATCCGCTAAATAGGCTAAACCCCTAGTTAGGAGAACATCCATGGGACGTCCACTAAACAAGAAGTTCTTCGGCACCGGTGCAGGCGACCATTTCGTCGTTCTCGCTAAGATCGGTTCCGGCGCAGTTGCTACCGCGGAGATCGTGAAGCAGACTGGCACCAAGCGTTTCATCGTCAAGGCTGGTTCGGAAACTGGCGTTTGCTACCTGGTCGACAAGGCTGACGCGGACCTGCTCGCAGGCGAAATGGTCATTCAGAGCGTTGACGTAGACGGCGACAAGCAGAACGTCAAGGTCATCAAGGGCCACACCGCGGTCCTCGCAGACGACTCGCGCGTTGCTTGGAAGTTTGCTCCAGCGACCACTGGCACTGTCCAGATCGTTGACGCAGAAGTCACCGAAGAGGAAGAGGAAGAGCCACCAGTCGATCCAGACGCTGGCGTCTAAGCTTTCTAATGAGAATGGGGAGAGGGCAACCTCTCCCCATTCTTGTGTCAAATATTCTGACACTCTGGCATTGACATCCTGTTTAGGATTAGCCATAGACGTTCCTGTCCAGAACACAGGATAAGGATCGTTTATGAATCGCAGTCTTCTTTTGGCGGCCGTTGCGCTCAGCGTGATCGCGTCGCCAGCCCTTGCGACGAACAAGGGTAGCAATAACGGCAACAATGGTGGCGGCAACGGTGGTTGTGGCGTAGGCCAACAGACCAACGGCTGCGGCACACCGACCCCTTCGCCGACGCCCACGCCGACTCCTTCCACCGGCAACAATGGTGGCAATGGTGGTAACGGCGGCCAGGGCGGAGCAGGTGGTCACGGTGGCACTGGCTACGGTGGCAACGGCGGGACCGGCTATGGTGGTTCCGGTGGAACCGGTCACGGAGGTCAGGGTGGCGGCGGCGGCACGGCCAACTCCAACTCGAACGCAGGCGCCAACTCGAACGCTTCCGGCGGACATGCTACGGGCGGCACCGGTCTGGGCCTCGGCGTAGGCTACGGTCAGGGCGGCAATGCAGCTGGTGGTTCGGTCGGCCATTCGGGCAATTCGGCTTCGTCCTCGACCGTCGGCAACGTGGGCACCCATGCGGGCCAGAACGCAGGCCAGTATGCTGGCGCAGGCGCTGGTGCGAATGCGGGTCAGTATGCGGGCGCCGGAGCAGGTGCTGGTGCGGGTCTTCTCGCAGGTGCCGGCGCTGGTGCGAACAGCGGCAACGGCAACGGTTCGGGCAACGACTTCAACAACGATTCCAAGTCGATCAGCGGCTCCAATTCGGGTGGCAACACCATGGGCCAGGCAATCGGTGACGTCGGCAACGGCAATGGCTCGGGCAACAAGCTGAGCGTGGACTCGTCGATCTACGGCGGTGATACCCGCGTGACCGGTGGCGACCAGACGCTGACCGGCGGCAACCAGTCCATGACCGGTGGTGATCAGCGGACCAACGTGTCCAACAACACCACGGCCGATCAGCGCAACAGCGCGGACCAGCGCAACAATGTCGACGCTTCGAGCGCCAATCAGAACCGCAATTCGGCGAGCAACAATGGTTCGGGCAACTCCGACAACCGCAACTCGCAGAACACGGCTCTGACCACCGGCAACACCTCGCAGAGCAATGCCGGCAACAACAGCCGTTCGACGCAGAGCAATGCTGGCAACAACAGCACCAATGCGGCCCAGGGCAACACCACGATGGTCGATGCAAGCGACCGCAGCTCGTCGTCCTACACGGACAATTCGCGCGTGATCTTCATCCCGCCGGTCGTGCCTGCAACTCCGCCCTCGCATGTTGCTATCGGCAACATCATCAAGGAGACCCTGGCTTGCGGTCCACTCCAGAGCGTGATCCGCACCCCGATCATCGGCACCCGCTCGGGCATCTTCACCCGCAGCAAGGTCGATCAGGGCTTCACGTATGACCTGGCTCCGTTCCTCGACGCGTCGGGCAATATCCTGGACTACCGTCGGGTCGTTCTCCCGGATGGTTCGATCCAGCTCTTCGGGCACCAGGTCGTGATGTTCACGACTGTGGTCGGCATCTCGGGCGGTGGCAACATCGCAATCGGTGGCGGTTCGGGCAACGGTGACTGGGGTCAGGGCGGCTTCGGCAACAGCTCGTCCAACACCCGCCTGGTGACCAACATCCAGCTGGTGAGCTGCCAGGTCGGAACGCTGGTTCCCCAGCCCACTATCGTGGAGGTCCCGGCCAAGCCGATCCGCCAGTGATCACGGTCCACCTCAAGCTGGCTCTGATCTGTTTCCTCCAACAGTGTCACCCGGCACTTGTTGGAGGGAACACTCCCAAGGGAGAGTTCACGATCCAGCAGAGGATGGTCCTGGCCCAAGGGTATGGCGGCGATGTGCTTCAGTTCCACGAGGATGACAAGTATGTCTATGCCATACACCGGGTCTGGACGCTGAGACCCAGAGAGCGCAGGCGGGAAAGGCTTCAGAGCCCCAACGCAGAAGACCGCAAGTTCATTACCAACGGGTGCGTAAATGTAAGCCCAGAGGTCTATGACAAGCTGGTCAAGCTCAAGGGATCAAAGGTCCGCATCGTAGACTAAAAGTGGCGCTGGGAGACCGGCGCCACTTTTCTGGTTGACATCCTCTCACCTGGTTATAGAAACAGGATAACAGATGAGGAGATCGACAATGGCCGAAGGTAAGACGCTCGACATTCCGGCAGCTGGCTTTGATTGGTTCAAGGCTCAGATGGAGCGGCTGGGCAAGCGCGCCAAGAAGCTCACCGGTGAGCGTCTCTTCATGACCGTGGTCGGCTTCCACTTCGAAGAGTCCAAGGACAGCAAGTTCTTCAACCAGAAGATCATGGAGGTCTTCGTGGCCTATCCCGAGCCCAAGCTGGCCGGGTGGGAGTTCGTGGCTCGCATCGACCACGCTAACGAAGCCGGGAACATTGTTCGCACCACGGATACCCGCGACCTTCCCGAAGCATATCGGACCAGCGATCCTGTTTGTGACCATTGCGGTCACAAGCGTCGTCGGCGCGACACGTTCGTGGTCTTCAACGAGGAACTCAACGAGTTCAAGCAGGTCGGTAGCTCGTGCCTCAAGGACTTCCTGGGCCATGGTGATGCTGACAAGTGGGCCAAGCTGGCAGAGATGGTCGCCAGCCTGGGTGAACTGCGTCGCATCGCATGGAACAAGGGCGAGGACGGGTCAGCACTGATCGATCATCGCTGGATCGGCACGGAGATGTTCCTCCAGCTTTGTGCGGAGAGCATTCTGGAGCGCGGCTGGACCTCGCGCAAGAAGTCCAACGAGACTGGCCTGAATAGCACGGCCGATGACGTGTGGTCGCGGATGCATGATCGGCTTCCGTTGGTCAGCGACAACGCAAAGAACCTCGCTGCGGCTGCTCTCGACTGGGCACAGGGCCTCGAGGGTGAGCTCAACGACTATGAGCACAACATCCACGTGATCGCGATGAGCGAGGCCATTGAGCCCCGCAGCATTGGCATTGCGGCTTCGATCGTGGGCAGCTATTATGCCAAGAATCAGCCGCGAAGCGCCAACAGCACGTTCCAGGGCGTCAAGGGGCAGAAGCTAGAGATCGAGGTGACCGTTGATGAGGTCAGGGACCGCGAGTTCAACTACTTGTGCAAGATGCGCGACGCGCATGGCAACCGCTACACGTGGTTCGCCAGCAAGGCTGTCCTCCGTCCCTTCCTCGGCAAGTCGGTCAAGATCCGTGGCACGGTCAAGGACCACAATGAGTTCAAGGGCATGAAGTCCACCACCCTCACTCGGGTCAAGGTGCTTTGATCCGGAGCCTCATCAACAATGAAAGAATCCCGCCTCTCCAGCCCGGAGAGGTCGGGAAGTCTCCTGTCTGGGAATACTATCGCAATCTCTTTTGGGAGATGCGTAACCTAGGTTCGTGGGGAAAGAGCGCCCGAGCCTATCGAGTTCTCCGCCATGCGATTACCCAATATCAAGTCTATCGGGACAAGGTCCAGGCATTCACGTCCATTGAGCAGTTGATGACGTGGATCAACAGTGAGCAATTCGAGGTCTATGCCTGTCCTCTCAATATCCTCATAGACACCCGCACTCCCACGGCCTATGAAAAGGTCACAATCGACCGGGTCGCAGAAGCCAACATCTCAACCAAGTTTCGTCATGATGACTACACGGAAGAGGACGTTGATGGGGATGGGTGGACCTTTGAACTGCTGGTCTATCCCAACAAAGGCCGGTTCAACATCAACTGCCTGCTTCTAGGCCTTGCGTCCTATGGGATCTACGCAACTGAGCAGGTCTATGACAGTGATTCTCAGGGTCAGACATGCTACCGTTTGACCTGTAGTGCCTTGGAGCGTGACTTCAAGTTCACTGACGCTGCTGACGCTCGCTGGGCTTATAACCCGGCATTAGATGATGATCCTGAGGATGATGAAGATCTTGAGGATCTCATCAGTGAGGAAGAGTCCAGAGCGCGGTGGTTCGAAGAGGGCTACAGCGACGACGAGATAGATGGATTGTTCGATGGCTATCGTTAGTCTCCTGAACTGGCATGAGGTCCACGTTTCCTCACGCAACTCGATCAACGCCATCTTTACATGGATGGCTGACCACAAGCTGAAGATTGGTTTGGACTTCCGCTTCGGTGGGCAGACCCAGGACAAAATCCCATTCGCCTTCCGGGAAAAGCAGCACGCCCTATTGTTCAAGTTGACATTTGGTGGCGAGTAACCTATTGCGCGAAATTATGGAGGCGCCGCAATGTGGTCAAGTAACCGAAGCAAGCGAGGGGATCTGCTCCTCTTCATCCTGCTCATCGTCATATTCAGTGTCAAGGGCACCGGTGGCTTCATTGGTCGCATCCTCGCTACCATCGGTTTCCTCCTCGCTCTCATCTTTGTCATTCCCCTTCGACTTTGCCACAGTGCCAAGCGCAAGGCCTGGTCGTTCCTCGGATGGGACCAGCTACACAAAGGTGGTAGGCCGCGCGGTTCGTAAGAAGTGGCACACTCCTGAGGACAAGGAGTGGTGGTACACCAAGTTCACGTTGGCCCGGCGCAAGAAGACCACTCAGCTGTTCCACAAGCAAGGCGGTCTCTGCTATTTCTGTGGCAAGCAGACTTGGTTACCCGGCGACACACCAATTTCCAACAATCGTCGCGCCACGTTGGAGCATGTTCTGTGTCAGGGCAAAGGTGGCACTGACCACCTGAGCAATCTCGTCATGAGCTGCTCAGGGTGTAATAACCTGCGTGGGGACATGAAGTTCAACAAGTTCCTCAAGCTGCGGCGTGATCCCGAGGCATGGCGGGTCTACGTGAAGATGAAGGCGGCTTCACTCCAGCAGCGCAAGGTCAAAGTCAAAGAGAAGCGAGCAGATGCTCGTGCGGCCTTTATCTGGAAGATCGCCATTTTGCTCTATGTGAAGCCTGAATGGAATGTCGTGGTCAATGAGATCAGAGAGCATTTTGCTGAGATCCAACGCAAAAAGGATGAGCGGTTTGCCAAAAAGGTGGCCAACTCATCCATAGACCCAGAAGATCTATCCTGACTGGTTGACACTCACCAAATTGGTGTTAGATCTCGCCTTGTAACAAAGAGGAGATCGACGTGCTGGACAAGCTGATGACCACGGAAACGCGCAAGCTGGGCGATGCCTTCAAGGCCGCCGGCTTCGAGATCCGCTTCGTGGGTGGCTGTGTCCGTGACGCGATCCTGGGCGTGGTCCCCAAGGACGTGGACTTCTGCACCGACGCAACGCCGGAAGAGATGCGCGAGATCGCAACGGCCAACAAGTTCGGCTTCATCGAAACCGGCATCGCACACGGCACGGCGACCATCGTGGTCAACAAGGAGCCGTTCGAGGTCACCACGCTGCGGATCGACGCAGAGACCGACGGGCGTCATGCGACCGTGGAGTTCACCCGCTCCTTCGAGCTGGACGCAGAGCGGCGCGACCTGACCATCAACGCAATGTCGATGGACTTCGAGGGCAACGTCTACGATTACTTTGGCGGACGCGATGACCTGAAGAACAAGGTCGTCCGTTTCGTCGGGATCGCAGAGCTGCGAATCCAGGAGGACTACCTGCGTATCCTGCGCTACTTCCGCTTTGCGGCGCGCTTCGATGCGACCATGGACGACGACACGCTGGACCTGTTCAGCGTGGGCGAGACCCTGGACAAGCTGAACGTCGTGTCGGTCGAGCGGTTCTGGCTGGAAATGTCAAAGCTGCTGGATCCCTCGATGCCGGCTCGGGTTCGGGTGGTCGACGCGATGTTCAAGACGCGCGTCAACCGTTCGCTGGGAGTCTTCCGGTTCAACCCTGTTGAGCTGGCGCGTTCGGATGATGCGGTCGCGGCACTGTCGACGCTGGTGGCCAGTACCGACGAGGAAAAGTTCTTCCAGTTCTGGAAGCTGAGCTCGGCCGAAGAGGCCAAGGTCCGCAACCTGATCCGCAACCGGTGCGTGAACTGGACCGAGGAGAAGGTCGAGATCTACCTGACCCGCGACAAGTTCCCTCTGGATCATGTCGTGTCCATGCTGGAGATCGCCGGGGAACCGATGCTGGCTGAATACGCCCGCAACTTTGTGGTCCCGACGTTCCCGGTAACGGGGAAGGACCTGCTGGCTTCGGGGATGAAGCCGGGGCCGGCTATGGGGCAGCGTCTGCGTAAGCTGGAGAATGCCTGGGTGTTCTCGCGCTTCACGAAGACCAAGGAAGAACTGCTGGAGATCGAGTAATGACCGATCCTCGCCATTCGGCCTATGAAGCTCTCTGGGAGAGCATCAAACAGAAGCAAGCTGAGTCCATGGGTGTAGACATCAAGGGCAAGGCGCACTTCACGAAGCGATCCACTGGGGAGGACACTTTCCAGTGGGTCGCAGGTCCCGAGATTGAGGACTTCTACAAGCGCCACGGTCTCACTGTGTTGTCGAGCAACAGTTCAGACGAGCCGGACATCACAACGTTCTTCTTTCCCAAGGATCGCGCAGACCTTGCGGCTCTGTTCAAGCTGACCTTTGCGTGACACCGATTGAGGTTCCTCAACTCAACGATCGCGTTTGGGAGCAGAGCGGTAGTGTCAAGCTAACCGAGGAAGCTGAGCGTTGGTTGGAGACCTTTGTGGGAATCCAGCAGTTCCGCCACCCCGACAGCGAACCCTACAGTGGTGACAAGGACCATTACATCATTGCCAACAACTGGCATAGCGTAAATAGGGACAGAGGAACACGCATCTTCTTTTCCAATCCCGCCCATGCGGCAATGTTCAAACTGTCTTTCCTATGAAGAAGCTCAAGCAGATCGAGGCCAAGATCCTCCAATTCACGGGCAAGAACAAGGCCCGTCTCGAGAGCATTCGCCATCCGCATCGCCAGTCCCTCAAGTATTATACCCACCGTGTTGGACTGACGCGTCCACTCACGGATGCTGACTATGACTGGCTGAACAACCACACCACAGGTTGCTATTCGGTGGATTATACCATGGCACCACACAACCTGTCTTTTGAAAACCGTTCAGATGCGGTGCGTTTCAAGTTGACTTTCGGTGGCGAACTTGCTTGTAAGGCGCACCAGAAGTTCTGAGGTAGGTGATGTACGACATCGAAGTTATCGACGGCCACAACTATGCGGTGATCTGCGAAGGGTCGCCGGCTCACACCTTCCTCAAGGCTATGAACTCCAAGCTTGTGATGAAGAAGCTGGCCGCTGAACCGGGCGAGAAGACGGTTCTGACTGTCAGTGAAGTGGCGAAGTTGTGCAAGGGCTTCCAGGTCAAAGACCTCAAGCGTCTTCAGGACGTGGGTCTGATCGAATACTCTTGGGATTATGTCTGGGATTCAACGACCATCACGGGTAAGCGTGAGCTCTACACGTTCACTGATTATGGCCTCGAGGTTATGAAATATCTCAAGACCGAGGGTGGTGACATCGAGATCCGGCTCAACTAGGCAGTCGGGGATCAGGCGGGATGCAGGAGTCTCGCTGGACGCAAAGCATACACTTGTCGTAGGGCACTGACGCCTGATCAATGGCATTTATGAGCTGATGCTTGAACGACTCAAAGGAGTTCGTGAGAGCGTTGAGAATCAGCTGATTGACCTGCTGGTCCAACAGCCCGCTAGAATATGATGCTCCAACTGCGGGATGGAGCGAATAAAGCGCCATCTTGAGTTTGTCAGCGTCTACGTAACGGGCTTGATTGCTATTTCCCATGAACCACCGTTTGGCATCTGTGTAACCGATCTGACGTGCGGGTTGCGCTCAAGCCAGCGCGGAAGTTCTTGGTTGATCTGGCCTGAGCGGCCAGTGATAATGAGCAGCTTCTTATAGCCGTTCTGTACCCCATGATAGATGTGGTCGTTGACCACACCCCATGCTTCATGGATTGTTACCCCGTGGAGGTCCACTCGTGGGTTATAGGGTGCGCTACGGGGTTCGGGTGCTCTCGGGTAGCTCTGACCCTCAGAGGAGCTCACAGGGGCTTTGCCAAGGGGCCTAACGTCCTTGGTTACGCGAGTCCATAGCTCGCTATCCTCCTTAGTGAGTCCTCGGGTCATGTGATCCATATAGAGTGACATTCTGGTGATGTCTATATTGCGGGCAATAACCAGAATATCGTAGATAAATAGCAAGAGGACAACGACTCAACCCTCTCTAAAGATTCTGCGTCGCAAGAATGAGAGCAGAAAATGCCTAAATTCCAATCGACCAAGACCTACGGCACCGACCGTGGTCTCTCTTGCTGCTTCCGTCAGTGGAAGGCCAATCACTCGCACTGTTCAACGCTCCACGGCTATAGCCTGGGTTTCAAGTTTGTCTGGGAGTCTGAGACTCTGGACGAGAAGAACTGGTGCTTTGACTTTGGTGGTATGAAGCCCATCAAGAACTTCCTCGACCATATGTTCGACCACACGATCCTGGTGGCCGAGGATGATCCCGCACTCGAAACCTTCAAGACCCTAGCAGCGTTCTCGCTGAACCCAGAACTCAATGGCGTGCCCACTGAGAAGGAAGTTGGTCTCTATGAGGAAGGCCGCGTCTGTAATCTCCGCATCGTTCCCGGCGTTGGCTGTGAGCTGACCGCGAAGCTCGTTTACGAGAAGAGCGTCGAGATGCTGGAAGAGATGAAGGCCGGCAAGCTGGGTCGCTACAATGTGAACCCAGACGTGCGCCTCGTGTCTGTTGAGTGCTTTGAGCATGGTGCGAACTCGGCTGTTTATTACGGCTAAGCTTCCACTGTAGCGCAGAAACAAAGACCCCCGGCAAAGCCGGGGGTCGTCCTTTCTTTGGTTATCTTGAGTTAATGGGCAAACCCTAGTTGCTGCCAGGCAACCTTGCGAACGTGTGGTTCTCAATACGAATCCTCGAAACGAGGCGTCGGGCCCAACCAGGATTCAACCGTGCCTGGTAGAAATGCGTTGAGCCATTCGTAGGGTCATTCATCTTCTCACCGGAAACGAGCAAGGCAGCTTTTCTCTGTGATTCTGCCCATGCGCCTCGTTCACGCGGTAACTGTGCCCTCAAATTCCATACGGTCCATGAAAATTGCCCCCTTGCCCAGACTACTTGGCAGATCGTCTTGGCATTGAAGACTGCCCTTTTCGTCCTGTTCATAGTGACAAAAGCCACTGCCCACTGGTGTCGCGTACTCCCCCCGCGAATCTCATGATAGATGTTTAGTGCCAAGCACAACATCTCGTCTTGATCGGTTCGATTGGCATTCTGGACCTCAGGGATGAGTGTGCCCAGATTTCGAACCGCAGTATGCAGATTTTGGTATCTCGTAGGTGTCGCCGCTGCGGCTTGGTCTGGCGTTAGCAAGAGCGACAAGAGGAGCACTACTGCTCCAAATAATTTCAACCATCACCTCATAAGTTGTTAATCCGATCTCCCTTTATACCTCGGAGAGAGGTGAGATGTCAACCGAACCTAAAGTTCGTGTCGGTCATCCAAGCTCAACAGTTGCTCGCCCACGATGAGTTTGAACATCAGGACGTCTGAGAGCTTATCCAAGTAGAGAAAGGTTCGAGGATAGGTTACCAACTTGGTTGGGCCAGATAGCTTCTCCAACTCGGCAACATTGTCCGCTTCCAAACCCCACTTGGGATTCTTAAACTCAAAGCGCCAGCCATACTCTCCATAGAACTTCGCCTTGGGGCGAGGTTTAGGGAGGGCAAGGTGCCAGCACGATCGATCGACGATGCGGACATGGTTGAATGCGAACATGGACTGATGCTGAATAAACCAGCGAAGCATCGCCGGATCACTACTAAAGGCATTGAACTGATAGGTGCGTTGATTGCTCTGAAGGGTCGCATCCATGCGCTCGAGGCCCTTGAGAATCATGTCCTTTACATGAATCCAATCACCCCAATGTGCCAGGTTCAGCGACAAGCCAACGCCATAGGCAAAATGCCCAAAGTAGAGCGGTCTGCGGAGGGTCTCGATCTGCGACTCCTCTAGCAAGCTACGATCTACCAGCGCATTACACGCCCTTTGGATCCTCTGTTCAAAAGTCCAAGGCATTCGTTCTGTCTAGCAAAGTCTCCTTTTCAATACAATACTTATCTGGACGGTTGACAGGTGACACCTAGAGTATAGATGTGACAGGGTAACAGGAGGCAGCGTGAACGGCGAACCAGATACCCAGTTGCTTGACGAGATCAGCCAGCAGTTTCTGCGGGCCGTCAAGCTATCCATGGGTGCTGACAAGTCCGCCGAGGTCATGGCTGCTCTCGAGGGCCCTATGGGCAAAGCGTGGAAGGATAGAGTAATCCTCCACAAGCTCTCGGGCACCTACCAGACCACCAACAAGATCTCCTTCCGCCTCGTTGATCCCGAGCGTTATCGCGCAGGCTCCAATGACGTCTCCTTCAAGATCAAAGCGATCAAGGAGGTCCGTGCTATGACCGGTTTCGGCCTAGCGCAGGCCAAGAAGGTGGTCGAGGACGCAGAACTCTTGACCCAAGTGGTCGAGCTCACCCAATTTGAACGCAACGAACAGCCCATGGTCTGGGAACGCAAGATGATGCAGGGCATCGATCTCTTGCGCCAGTGTGGCTTTGAGGTCAACTACGCATGAGCATTCTGGCGGATATCCGCAAGCAACTGATGAAGAGCACAGAGTCCACCGAACAGGAGATTCTGAGCGAGGGTTCGGCCATCACGGCCATGTGGGATCAAATCCAGACACTCAAGCTGGAAATGAACGCCGCCAAAAAGGCTGCGGCGGAGGAAGCGGCAAAGCCCTACCTCGAGGCGATCGAAAAGATCGAGCGCCGCTATGCCATGTATCTGAAACTCCAAAGCCGATAAAGGGGCGATCGAATGAGCAAAATCGAAGCAGACAACAAGGCTATCAAGTTCCCGTCCCACCACTACGTGGGTTTCCAGAGCCGTCCCACGCAGGACAATACGCCGCTGGGCTTCATGACCCCGGATGGCACCGATGCCGCGGCAGTCAAGCGCAAGGCAACGGTGGACCAGTGGGCACAGGGTTATGGCTACGGCAAGACCAAGGACGTGCCGCCTGCGGTGACCTATGAGAACAAGCCCATGGTCGGCTTCAAGCTGTCGCGCGAAGTTCGCCGCTATGCGAGCTTCGGCAACGGCAACGTCAAGTGGCGCATCGAGGACCCGCGTGGGTTCGAGCTCGAGATCAGCAGTTCCAACTTCGCACAGATCCTGATGCTCTGCACCATGGAGAAGGGCGAGATCCAGGAACAGCTTATCTGGGGCCGGCTCGGCTCTGAGAACGTGCTGGTCCCAGTGGACAGCGACGCCTACCGAGCGGCACAGGCCAACACCGAGCGCGCCGCCAAGAAGGTCAAGCCCAGCGAGGTCAAGCTGGGCGACAAGATCATCATGCAGAATGGTGACGAGGGCATCTTCTACGGCTACTTCTTCCTCGCCCATGCGCGCTACGGCCACAACGGCATCAATCAGAACTTCGGCGACAAGAAGCGGTTCCTGTTCAAGGTGACCAGCGGCCATGGCGCGGGCGAGTGGCGCTCGATCGCGACCCCGAAGATTGCCGAAGTCGAACAGGGCGACGGTACCCTCACGCAGGAAGCTGCGGAGAAGGAGATCAATGAGGCGATCATCAAGTATCGCAAGGGCCGCAACTATGGCTCGTGCGTGAACGAGAACGCCTATTCCGACGGCTACGTGGTCGCGGTTTCCTCGGAGGCTCTAAAAAAAAGTGACCTGATCCTCACCATCACCGAGGAAGACTTCGCGGTCGCAAGCAAGCGTCCTGAGGGTGTCTTCTTCGGTGAGATGCCGGGGCAGAATGGTCGCTGGTGCGCGTTCTCGATGAAGCAGTATCACGACACGGTGCGGCACAACCGCAACGGCTTCGATAAGGTCTGGATTCACTCCTACGACAAGGATAAAATCGAGAACGACAAGGAGTTTGTGAGCACCCAGCCCCAGAGCCGTGGTTACTACTATGGGTCCAACAACACGGGTCCTGACCGGCAGAGCCACACGGACATGCCCGAGAAGGTCACGCAATACCTGCTGACCCTCAAGACCAAGTATTGTGAGGTGCCGATCAACGGCGACGAGTAAAGGAAATGGGGAGGGTCTAGACCCTCCCCATTGTCTTAGAACTTAACCTTCTTCAAGGCCTCTACCTCTTCCCGGTAGATGGCCTTTCGCCTTTCAGGATCCTTGAGGATGGCCTTGTATTCCTTGATGTTTGCTTCCAGATCCTTGATCTTCTGGAGAACATCAGCATAGGCATCCTTGGTCCAACGGTGAGCCGGCAAGTTCACGATGCGATCAACGCGCTTGTCGTCCAGCTTGAGCTTGGCAGTGACAGCCTGGACATCAGCATCCAGTTCAGTGCGACTCTTGATTGTGCCCAGGCGTGCTGGCAGCTTGTCGTCGAAGCAAAGCTTGACGCCCTTCCAGAAGCCTAGCTCGTAGTCGTCCTTGTTGACCTTGTTCTGGTAGCGGGTCTCATACCAACCCAAGCGCCACGCAACGAAGTCCTCAATAAGCTTCTCTGCGCTCTCATACTGGCGGATCGAAGAGCCGTTCCAGTCGATGACAACGATGCGCTCGGTCTTCTTCTGCTTGAGCTTGAAGTAGTCGATGGCGCGAGTGACGCTCCAACCCTTGACCGAGCCACGAGCCATCTTGATCGTGATGTCAATGGTATCAGTGGAACGGTCGATATAGGTCGAGATCTTGTTCTCGTCTTCAAACGTGTTCAGGCGTTCCTTGAACTTCTCGAGGGTCAGTTCGGGTGGCAGCTCAGTGATCTTAATGGTCGACGTGTCGACGATTTCCAGCTTGCCCTGAAACTCCCACGAGTTGTCCTCGAGGTGGCTGACGCCCACGTTGTAGAGCTCGTAGTTGGGAGCAATGCGCTTCAGCTTTTTGCCGTCTAGGACGTTCAGCGTGGCATCAACGAGGGCCTTGAAGGACCTAGGTAGGATCTCGGTGCTCCAACCCACTGCGATGCCTGAGACGCCGTTTAAGAGCACCGTAGGGATAAGTGGGAGGAAGTGCTGAGGCTCAATCGTTGACCCGTCATAGTTCTCCTTGACCGGAACAATGTCCATGTCGGGGAACATGAGTTCCTGAGCAGCTTTGCCGCGCTTGACGTAGGTGTAACGAGGAGCACCGATACCGTCGACTGGCGCAACGCGCGTGCCGAACGAACCAATACCCTCAAGCAAGGGCACGTTGTTGACGTAGGGAGCGGCCAGCATCGAGATAGCACCAGCTGCTGACTGGTCACCGTGCAGATAGAGTCCCGAGGAGATCATCTCGCCTGCGAGGGACACCGTCTTGATCTTGTCCGATCGGCTCTTAACAAGCCAAAGCGCCTTGCGCTGCGCGTCCTTGAGGCCGTCTGCGACCTTGGGAATTGCGCGGGATTCACAAACGTAGATGGAATATTCGCGGGAAGTGTCTAGGATATAGTTTGAGCTATTTTCTTGGGTCATTGAGTTGGCCTCTGTTTATGTGTGCAGTTTACTTAGCACACCAGAGCCGCGTCAACTTTCTGGTTGTTTAGAGGTAGCCGTGCCACCTCACCAAAAACAAGGCAGCTTTGCGTTTGTCTCGGAAATAGAAGTCCAACATGGAACGTCGGGTATTGTGACCTTCGACGTTCTTAAACGATCCTTGCTTGGCCCCCGTGTGAAGCCAGTCCCCTTGGCCCTCTAGTTCCCAAAGGTGGTTGCCACACGTTTCACCCACATTGGTATCAAGCCACTCTTTGACCTCAAGAGGAAAGCCATGCTTGTAGAAGCCATTGACTCGTCCATTACCTGGATGCTTGGGCGCTGGGATCGTGACTTTGAATCCCTGCGTGATCTTGAAGCTTTGGAACTGAGGATTGTTGGGATCTAGCAATTAGCGGCCTCCAAAGATCATCTTAAAGAGCACAGCCTCGCTGGTTTTGTCAAACCAAAAGAAGCCATCAACGTGACTCCAAGAGTGATGGCAATTTTCTTCGCACCAATCTTCCATTTCGGAACGACGGGCGAAGAATGCCACACGAGCGTGGTAGTCTTCAGGAACCCGAAGTTTGACTCGCACGGCCTGACGGTAGCCAGTGCGAAGGCCCTTGTAGCCGCGGGGCGGCGTCCAATTTGACATAGCGATTCTCCAGGAAGCGTGATTGCTTCCTAGTGCTCGCTGTGAAGGGCCTTACGGTTGGTCATGTGTCCTGAATAGCAGCTTACTTGATCAAGTCAACGCTTTTGATCGTGATCACGCTGCCTGGTTTCTGACCCTCTGCCCAATTGAGAGCAGCGTCACGCGCCTTGCCTTCGCTGAAGTGGTAACCCCAGAAAGTTAGATCGGTGTTATCGTCCGCCATGTCGTGCCCTAGAACAATCTTCCAGAGCTTGCAGGTAAAGCTCATTGGCCACCCCATGTGAGTTTGAAAAGCATAGCATCGTCCTCGCTCGCAAAATAGAGCTTGAACTGTTCGCGCGAAAGTGACTGGTAGACGTTGTTGGGATGGTCATTGACACCCATGCGAGGCATGATACCTTGGCCACTTATCACAACGACATCTTTGGTCATCTGCTCTAGCCAGGAACGAATCTCATGATGATTGTCCTTGAGCTGGAGACAGAAGGAGGTGCAGGTCTTTGGATCCAAATACCAACGAACCTGATCCACCCGATCAACAATGTAAATGCGGAGGTTCACTTAAACCAAGCCCTCTCGAATCGTTCCGCATCAATACGAGTCTGGAACCACGCGGTGAATTCAATCGACCTGTTGAGCTTGCCCTTGGTGCCGTTGAACACGATGTAGTCATACTGCATGTGGTTCTCGAGGTGCTCTCGAGCCCATTTTGCGATGATATCCTCGTTGAAGTCCATGTCGCTGAACGTCATGACCTTCTTGAAAGGTAGACGCTTTGGCGGCGTGCCGTTGCGGTGAACTGTTCCCATTACAACCTCAATCTAAACATCATGGCCTGCTCCTTGGTAGGGAATGTCAGACCGTGAAGATCCATGTTGCCCTTGTAGCTGAACACGACCTCTTTGGTGAGGTTCATTTCCTTCAGCAGAAACCATGCCCTCTTATACTCTTCAGTATAGGGACGGATAGGCGGATCAAACTTCAGGTGACCCATTTCAGGCGGTGCAGGCATCATGCCACCTCAGCTTAAAGAGCATCGCCTCGGCACGAACACCAAAGGTGATACAAAGTTCGATCTGAGTGAAGCCAGTGGCATAATTGGCTATGCCATGATCCTTACACCAAATGTTCAGCTCGTCAATAACTCTGGTGAGATTGAGCTCCCACTCCTTCTCTCGACGATTGTAGGTGTCATAGTCTAGAAGGATCCACTTCATACCAAACTCGACCATGAGTCGCCCGATGCCATCACGGTTGAAGCGGAATTGAATCACACACCACCCCAACGAAGCTTAAACATCATGGCATCTTCCTTGTTCTTGAAGCGCCAAGAGTATTGTATTTTGGTGTAATGGAGTTTGATCCTCACGGGGTTGAGGCCCTGAGGATGCGGGAGAGTGAGCTGCTGACGTTCATAACCCCAGAGCTTGCCTAGCTCTCCCAGCTGATCGGCGCACCACTGATTGACATCCATCATAGCCATGAGGTTGTCGTCTTTATGGTCTAGCTGCAGGTCCATCCAATGAGGGAGGGTCCAGTCTTTGTGTTCAGTGTAGGTGAGATTCATTCACCTACTTAGCAGCCACCCCACGTGAGTTTGAACATCATGGCTTCGTTGGCGTCTTCGAACCAGAAGTGCGCGTGAGCAAAGGGCAGACCTTCACTCTCAGCGGCTTCCCGATTGACCTGACGTGCGATGCTGTTGACGAATAATGTCTCCATGTATTCTTGCGACATCTTGCCTTCCTTGGCGAAAAGAGTGTCGCTCTGGAGGCGTTCCTTAGTCATTAGGACCTCATCTTCGCACCAGTCAAAGTGCTGCTTGATGTTGTCCTGGCACCAAGCGGTCATGGCTTCGAAATCACGAGTGTAGACAGCCACTCGGGTGCCATGCTGCTGAAGCATCCAACGCTTGAGCGCATTGGTGATCAGGTATTCGCTACCCTTTTCAGTGATCTCAAGAGGCTTCAGCTCGCTAGGATTCCACGTGACGTTCAGCTTGCGCGAAGGCGCATTTACAGTTGTCTTTGTGACTTTGAAGGACATCTTAACCCCACGTCAGTTTGAACAGTAGGGCATCCTCAGAGTTTTTGAAGGCCCAACCAGTGCGTCCGCGGACGTTAACTGGTGTGCCGGGCAATTTGCAATTTTGACGGCACCATCGACTCAAGATAGCGATTCCGCTATTCACATAGGGTGCGATCAGGGTTGCGCTTGTGATGGTATGAGGCTTTAGGCCGCCAATCTCAGCTATGCGGTCCTGAGTCATGTAGGCGATTGTGTCGTCATCCTCTGGTGTGTACCAGATAGAAAACCAGCTGTAGGTCACTTCCACCTCAGCTTGAGAAGCATGAGATCTCGATCGTTGAGATCGAGACAGATGCAGGTTTGGAGATCAGGATAGCGGTCGTCTCGTCCACCGGGATGGCGAACATTGCTATAATTGGGACAAGCAACCTTGATCCAATCCATAAACTCTTCGGGTTCATCGGTTCGAACTACCACCACATGGTCGTGCGGTGGTAGTCGATTCAAACCAATGTTCACAATGCGAACAGTCATTAGGTGAGCTTGTAAACCTGCTTGAACAGGTTCAGATCAGAAGCTTCCTTCATCTTGATTTCAATGAGCCACCTACCCTCACTGGGAGACTGGCGAACACACCAGAGTCCAGTAGAATTGGCAGTAACCCATTGGACTACCGCAGTTGGATCATCAGTTTGGAGAGTGGCATGCCACTCTCCAAAGTCTCCATTGAACGAGTTCAGATGAATTGGTCCACTGTAGAACCACATTTCTTCCATCATAGACCAATCCATTCCTTGCGGTCATCAGAACGCTTGCTGTTGAAGATCAAGTCGAGAGTCTCACCCATCTTACCATCGTCGATAACCGGATAGACCTCAGGGTTCGCAAGCGAATATTCCCAGTCTTCACGAGTCAGCGTACCCAGACCCTTAGCGCGGGTAATCGTCCAGCCGCTGTAATCCTCCGGCTTGAATTCACCATAGTTATGGGCATACCAGTACTTTCTGGACTTGCCACGCTCAGCGATGATGAACGGAGTGCGGAAAATGTGAACGAATGGCTTGGTGGGATTCTCGAACAACTCTGGCCAGTAGGTGTGGAAGAAGTTGATCAAGAGCGCACCGATGTTCAGACCGTCAGGGTCCATGTCGTGCGCGATATAGACCTTGCCATAGCGCAGGTCCTCAAGCTTGGCCTTCTGACCAATGACAAGCCCCAGACAATTCATGATGTCTGCGAGCTCCTTGTTCTCAATGACTTTCTTGGGCATTTCGCCGTTGACGTTGAGAACCTTACCCTTCATGCCAAGACCACCGTGGAGGTCTGGATCACGAACCGAACCCATGCCGCTGATGGCCGATTCACCCTCTGCTAGGAAGAGAATGCACTTGCTGCGATCACCACCAGTTGCGTCCATGAGGCGAGGAACCTTGTTGCGAAGGTTCTTCTTGGCCGCCTTCGCAATGTCAGCGGCATCCTTCTTCATCGTGCGCTCAGCACAACGCTTGTAGATTTCCTCAATCCAGTCGCGATTCTTCTTGATGAAGTCCTTGTAGAGCTCTGGATTCTCGAGATCGTTCTTGAGGATCTTGCCCACTTCTTCGTTAATCAGTCGAGTCTTACTCTGGCTGTCGAAGTTAGGACCGTGCATGTTCGTGATGTTGTAGATCAGAACACCCTCAGTGACGTCCGAGCGGTTCGGGCTGAGCTTGCGACGCTTGCTCTCCTTCTCCAGCGCAGTCAGCAGGTTACCATAGAACAGGCGACGGAAAGTGTCGATGTGAACGCCGCCGTTGAAAGCAGGAATGTTATTCACAATGGTGTGGACGTGATCGCCACCTGTGGTCCAGTTGGGAACAATCCAGAAGCGGCTACGGAAGTTCTCGTCCTTGATCTCTAGGGCCATTGGCTTCTGACCGGGGAAGAGAGTCTGCTCTGGGCGAGGCTTCACCTTGATCTGCTCACCGTTGTAGAAGATCTTGATCAGCGGATTACAGATTGCCACCTCAGTGACACGCGAGCGAATGAACTCTTCTGGGAGATTGAGATCTGGGAAGACTTCGCTGGAAAGCTTGAACGTGACCTTGGTGCCGTTGGGTCCCTGCTTCTTGGTCAGCTTGACCTTGCCAAACTGTAGCTCATCACCAAAGACCGCGTTGCCCTGCGTGAACTCTTGCTGGAAACGCTCACCATCCTTCTGAATGTCCAGCTTGAAATACTCGGAGCAGAAGTTCACAACGCTCGCACCGATACCGTTAGTGCCTGCGACCTCACCGCGATCCTCGAAGTTACGACCAGCTCGTGCCTCTGTCATAACGAGTGTAGCGAGGTGCATCTTATGAGCGTCGTCATACGCGATAGGAATACCACGACCGTCGTCTTCAACGCTCATTTCGCGTGTCGTTGCGTCGTAGGTTACCTTAATCTTGCTGCCATGTCCATGGCCGATAACCTCGTCGAGGGCGTTGTCGAGCACCTCACGAAAGGCCGTGTAGAGAGCTGGCACCCATGTCATCTCAACCGGCTGTGGCTTTCCATCCACAATCTGGAGAATCGTCTGAGTGTGTGGAGCACGGCTACCCAGGTACATCTCAGTTCGGAGCCTGGCGTGCTGATAATCTGTGAGTTTCTTAATCTTGTTGGACATGGTTGACCCTTGTTCTTTGTGTTACAATATGGTTTAGGAACCCAGAGCGTCAATTTTCACACTGGATACAGAATGATTTATCAGAAAGGTTGACAGACACCGCAGCTGGTTGCATATCAGATGCTCAATTGGAGGACAGATTGCGAGCGAAAGAGTTCATGGAGCAGGGCCCAAAGCCCCGTGCGGGATACCAAGCGTTCGAGGTGAGTGCGGCTTCGCGTTCAGCTCTGGCCGAGGTGTTCCCACCCAAGTTCCCTGAGTTCATCGGACACCATATCACATATAAGTTTGGTGTGTCGAGTGATCAGCCTTTGCCCGAAGCTTCCACTTTACGTGTGGTGGGCTACGCTTGTGATGAAGCAGGCATCGAGGCATTGGTGGTCGAGGTGGACGGCACAACCGTTCGCCCGGATGGTAAGACCTTCCACATCACGTGGTCGTTGGATCGCGAGGCGGGTTTCAAGCCCGTAAAGTCCAATGATCTCATTGCTCAACAGGGCTATGAGAAGATCCCAAGTCCGATAAATATCACCGCTACGGCAAAGTTTTTCTAAACAGTGCTACGGAGGAAGAAGCGGTTATCCTAATCTTCCCGAGACACGCTTATCGCAAGGCGCGATCTTTTGATTAGGAGTAACCAATGGCAAAGCTTCACAAGCACCTAATTGTTCACGCCGCTGTCGACAATCCTCCCCTGAAGAAGGATGAGCGATTTGTCGAGCAGTGGCTCACTGACATCGTTCACGGCATGGGTATGGAAGTCCTTCGCAAGGCCAGCGCGGCTTATTGCGAGCAAGAGGGCAACCGCGGTATGACTGCCGACGTTCTGATCACCACCTCCCACATGGTGCTTCACACCTGGGATGAGTGCGATCAGCCTTTCATCGAATTCGACATCTACACCTGCAGCGACCTCGATCCAGAGATGGCATTCGAGAAGCTGAAGGCCTTCGGTGCCAAGAACATCTCCTACAAGTTCCTGGACCGCTACAATGGGCTGACGGACCTCACCCCGGCTCCCAAGCTGACCTTCTGGCAGAAGCTGAAGGCACTCTTCGCCTAATTGCCTCAATCTGGTAGTGATAAGTAGACAGTCCGTCCAGGCGGTCTTTATCACTACCAGATATCTCAGAGGCACACTATGGCATTCATCATCTTCATATTCTTTGTCGCAGCGGCAATCAGCACGGTTGCCGCTTGGTTCTCCTTGGCTGGTATGGGTGCGTTGTTCGCTGCTACCTTCTGGGGTGTGGTCATCATGGCTGGCACTCTTGAAGTTGGCAAGATCGTAGCCACCAAGTGGGTTCATAGCAACTGGCGCAATCCTCGCGCACCGTGGTATTTCCGCGGGCTCTTCTGCGTGTTCATCGCAGCCCTCATGACAATCACGAGTCTTGGCATTTATGGCTATCTGAGCAAGGGACACCTTGAGCAGGCGGCACCAAAGGCCGGTCTTGAGATCCAGAGTGCTCAGTTGGAGACCCAGCTAAAGCAGAAGCAAGCCGAGAATGACCAGCTGATGAAGCGCATGGACCAGATCAGCAGGATCACGGACAAGAGTCTCGAGACTTCCGGTCGTCAGGGCCTCCGCGCAGCTAATTCCCAGAGGCGTGAAGCTGCGGCAATTCAGGCTCGTATTGACGAGAATAATAAGGCGATCAATGACCTAAACACCAAGCTGGTGCCGCTGAAGACGCAGGGTGCTGAAGTCGAGGCCAAGCTGGGTCCGGTCAAGTATGTCGCGGAATTGTTTGGCTGGGATCCTGAGTCCGCAGTTCGCATCATCATCGTGATCATCATGATCGCCTTCGACCCGCTTGCTCTTAGCTTGTTCATCGCTGGCAGCATCTCGCTCAAGGATTACCAGGAGGCTCGTAAGCGCAAGGCTGAGGAGCCGCTGGTCACTGGCGACAATATCCCTCAGAACGTCTTTGACACAATGAAGCCCGAATGGGTTGACCATGTGCGTAAGCTCATGGAACAAGAGGATATCAAGGAAAAGGAAGCCGCCTACGCTGAGCACCTATTCTCTGAGAAGCCAGCTGATGCCGTCTTGGACGAGATGACTCCTATTGAGGGCGAAGGCGCAAGTATCGCACCCGAAGAGGATCGCGCTGCTCGTTTCATCAGTGATGACACTGGCGTCACGATCATCGAGGGCGAGGGTGAAGGCATCAACTTGCTTGAAGACCACCAGGAGAGTCTGAACCTCATTGGTGAGGAAGAGTCCAAGCTAGACCGTGATACGATCCGTGCTGAAATTGCCAGTGAGATTGAGGCAGAACTGCAGGACGTTGAAGCTCAGAGGACGCAAAATGCGGAGGACCGTGAGGCTCTTGAACAGGCCCATAGTCAGCTTCTCACCATGGAAGCCCGACTGAACGACGAACGCGAACTTCTTGGTCAGTGGGAAGAGCAGTTGAAGCAGCAACAGGAAGCTATCAACGCTTGGAAGCCAGAGCCCAAACCACAGGATGACGATCCACGTTCCCCCAAGGAGATGATCATTGAAGTTCTTGAAATGAACCCAGATATCGTCAACGACATCGTTCAGGTGGCAATCGCAATGCAGAATGCGCGCCCAGGACTTTAATAGTGAATTTCACAACCGGAGGTCATACTATCATGGTGTGGCCTCCGAGCCTCAGAGTAGCGATCGACACCCACTAAATATCGGATGTATCCGAGAACTCTGAGGTCGAGTAAATGAGTGACAAGAAGAAAAATCTGACCTGCAGCTTCTGCGGAAAGCCACAGGAAGCAGTCCAGAAATTGATCGCCGGTCCAGATGTTTTCATCTGTAACGATTGCGTCCAGCTTTGCGCGGACATTCTCAAGGAAGACACCAACGCAGAGACCAAGATGTCTCTCAAGGATGGTGGTATTCCCAGCCCACGACAGATTCGTGAGTTCCTGGATCAGTATGTTATTGGTCAGGACGCAGCCAAGATGGTCATGAGTGTGGCCGTCCACAATCACTATAAGCGTCTCGCCAATCCGGTTGTCGATGATGTTGAGCTCGAGAAGTCCAACATCCTCCTGCTGGGCCCTACGGGCTCCGGTAAGACCCTGATGGCCCGCAGCATCGCAAAGCTGCTGGACGTTCCCTTCACCATCGCTGACGCTACGAGCCTCACTGAGGCGGGTTATGTGGGCGATGACGTGGAGACCATCATCACGCGCCTCCTGCAGGTCTGCGACAATGATGTTGCCAAGGCAGAGCGTGGTATCATCTACCTCGACGAGGTAGATAAGAAGGCCAAGCGCGGCGACTCGGCGAGCATTTCCCGTGACGTCTCGGGTGAAGGTGTTCAGCAGGCTCTGCTGAAGATCATTGAGGGTAGCGAAGTCCGCGTCCCAGTCACTGGTAACCGCAAGCATCCCAACGCGGAGATGGCTGTGGTCAATACCAAGAACATCCTGTTCATTGTTGGTGGCGCATTCGTTGGTCTGGACGAGATCATCGCAAAGCGTCAGAACAAGGGCAAGGGCAGCATGGGCTTTGGTGCCAGTGTGATGAGCGAAGCTGAGAAGAAGGACAACAGCAAGCTTCTTGCCACTGTTGAGCCTGAAGATCTCACCAAGTTCGGTCTGATTCCTGAGCTGGTTGGTCGTCTCCCGGTCATCACGCACTTGGAAGAACTCGACGAAACTCAGCTGGTTACGGTTCTCACCGAGCCCAAGAACAGCCTCGTCAAGCAGTTCCAGAAGATGTTCCAGATGGAGAACGTCACACTGGAGTTTGACGAAGAAGCTCTTCGCGCAGTTGCCAAGGATGCCATCACCCGTAAGACAGGCGCCCGCGGTCTCCGCAGCGTGATTGAGAAGCGTCTGATCAAGGTCCAGTATGAACTTCCTGACCTCAAGGAGCAGGGAGCGACTACCGTACGTGTGACCAAGGATGTCATCGAAGGAAAGAGTGAGCCGCTGGTCGTTTTTGACCCCAAGGCGGTGAATGAGTAATTGACCCGAGGGAGCCTGACGTATAGGCTCCCTCGTATATTTGAAAGGAAAGACTGTCTGTGAATTCTAACTACGCGGTGAACGACCAAATCCGAGCGAGGGAGGTTCGTCTCATTGCCGACACCGGTGAGCAGCTAGGTGTTATTCCAACTCTCGAAGCCAAGCGCCGTGCGCGTGAGGCCGGACTTGACCTCGTCGCGATCAACATCAGCAACGGTATTCCGATCTGCAAGATCCTGGACTATGGCAAGTTCAAGTATGATCAGAGTCGCAAGGAACGTGAGAACGCGAAGAAGAATCGCGAAAACCGCGTGGAACTCAAAGAGATCCAGCTGCGACCGACCACAGACAGTAATGACCTGAAAGTCAAGGCCAAGCGCGCCCAGGGGTTCCTGGAAGAAGGCAACAAGGTCAAGGTGATCATCAAGTTCAAGGGCCGTGAAATCAGCCACTTGGACGTTGGCGCATCCGTGATGCAGGACTTTCTCAGAGAAGTGGGTGAGTTCAAGTTCGAGCGTCCGGTAGCCCGCAGTGAACGCCAGTTGTTCACGATTATCACACCGGCGCCTAAGAAGCCATCTCAAGGCTAAAGCAAGCTGACCCTCATGTAACATAATGTTGCGTGAGGGTCTCCTGTCTTTGACGTTCTTAGCGTCCTGAAACGACCGTTTTCAAAGATTTCTAAACACCTGTCTTTGTCAAAAAGCCTGTGATTTCAGCGGTCGAAGCCAGTTATCCACAGAAACTGGAGACATAAAGGCGCAAAAAATCTTACACCAAGCAACAATTTCGCTTGTAAGGCGTTGGTGTTTTTCGTAGCTTGATATCGCAGCACGACACGAGGGGGTGGCGAGCAGCAGGATGCTAGGTCGCAAGCTTCGCAATCCTCGTTCCAAATCAAAGTATGGAGCCTGAGGTTCTATGGGTGTTGTGCGTATGTTTGAGCGGCCGGTCGCCGCTCAGGGAGTTCTGACGACTGAGCTGCCAATCAGCAGCCAGAACGACAATGGGGGAGTAGAGGCCAAAACTGCTGGCCCAGCTGAAGTGCTCAGCCTTCCGATCAACAACAAGATCGCACATGGGGTGGGGCCGAACCCCGTGTTCCGCCAAGTTGAAGCGGCTCTGATTGCTCATGGCGTGGACCTCTCCGACGAGAAGATCCGCAGCGACCACAAGATTGTCACCTTCCTGATCCAGGGTATGCTGGATCGCTCGAAGGGCAAGACCTCAGATCGGTGCTATTTGCTGGATACCCTCCGGCATTTGTTCAAGTATGAGGAACCCCTGAAAGGTGACACGCAAGAGCTCTTTGGAGACCTGCTCGGTCGTCTCGACTGAGACCGGCAAAACCGTAGAAGCTGATATCCTGAAGAGGAGCGACAAGGCAATCCGAGTCGCCCTCCGAGGGACTGATATAGTCTTGAATCTCACCCGGACCGATACCCGTCGGCCCTTTGTTGGAAGTCGACATGGCCTCGAGTTCACAACTTTCGGCTGAAACAAGCCCACAGAAGCTCAAAGAAGCCCATCACAAGGGTTGGCTTGCTGGGGTTGCCCTGCGGCTAGGTTGTGGCTCAATGAGCCGTAATCCCTACGAGCGGGATTCAGAGGAATACCTCTACTGGAACATGGGATTTGATGAGGGCTTTGCTGGTTGACAAACTGAGCACCTGTGTTAGCTAGAGTGAAAGCTAACAATGGAGTTCACGTGAGCAAGACCAGCAAGATCCTCAAAGGCGAGTTTCCCAAGAAACTCTTCTCGCTTGATCAGCAGGTCAAGATCGTGAACGCCGCCGGCGACAAGCTGGCCGAGCGCATGGCAGAAGGCAAGAGTATCGACGAACGGGCCAACAATCTGTTCCTCTGGCTCGGCAGTCTGAACAAGGATGTTCAGCTTTACGCCTGCCAATATCTCTTCAACGTCAAAAAGATCGAGTTCGACGCCGACGAGAAGACCGAAGCGCGACTGGCCTTCATGGAACCGCATTTCGAATATGGCGGCGAGGGCTACAGCGCAGACACGTTCCAGTCGATCGATCACCGGCCGTGGCCCGTGGAGTATCTGGACGGGACGACCTTCGAAGAACGTCTCGAGAGTCTCGCGGAAGAGCAAGGCATCGAGCAGACACCCGTGGACTTGCTGCTCACAGGCATGCCGCTTCCTGAAATGGACACCATCCAACGCTTCCAGCTCGCACAGGAAGCCGTGGCGAATATTGTTGTTCTCTATGAGAAATACGGCAAGGACAATGTCCTCTACCTCGAGCGTCTCAATCGGCTGTTCAACTGGCTAATGAGCATTGAGGATGAGATTGCCCTCTACACGTTCCGCTGGCTCTTGGCGGGTAAGAGGATTACATTCGCAACGTCCAAAATCGAGTGCTGGGACGAATATGCTGAGCGTTTCCAGGACATCTTCTACCAAGCAGATTTTCCTGAGAATCCAACCTGAGCAATTGACTCTGGGTTGTCCTGTACGTTATCCCAAGTATCAGAGCCGTAAATACGGCACCTCATACCAGCCTTGCCATAACCCTTGTCCGGAAGAAGACGGAATGGATGAGCCGCTGGAGCGACTGGCTATCTTTGACTGGGGTGCGATTCCCCGGCGCTCTTGAGCGTAGGTTGCCGCCAGGATAAACAACAGGCGCCAATGGATGTGAGCTCTCGATATCCCTCGAACTCACAGACCTGGCCATGCGACTTGAAACGTGTGATCAGGTTACCGCCGCTACTCCAGAATTCCTAGATGAAAAGCCGACAGGGCGACCCCGGCGCAGAGTCCACTCTGCTCTAGTTTCAAGGTGTGCTGACAACCTCTAACTGCAAGCACTGAATTCCCTCTTCGGGTGACACTATTGAGCGTGTCACTCGTAGGGGGAATAAAGGTGTGACTTTCCTACCTACTGCAAGTCCGCATTCACTCGCTTGCGCTCGTTCACTTCGACCATTGATTCAAAGATTCGCAAAGAACCGCTCCCCACAGTTCGTGGAGAACGGCCCTAAGATTCGCGGAGAATCAGCTGCAGAAGTAGTCGCTCAACTGCCTCGAATTGAACTCCATGGATTCGCCCACAGTCTCGTTCTTTTCGTTCGAGATGCGATAGATGTCCACGCGAGTCATGAAGCGCATACCGGGCTTGACCTTGTCCTCGAAGCCCCAGCAACGCTTGGCAACGTAGACTTCCTCCACGTGCCCGTTCTGGACATCTTTGAGCGTCACGTAGAACCGCTTGGGCGGCTTGTGGCTCACGACCTCGACCTGGCGGACTTCATGACCGATGAGGTTGTAGGAATTGCCCCCGCAGCCGGCAAGCAGCAAAGCCGCGAGGGTGCCGGTGATCAGCCGCACAGGTAATTCCAGAGCATCTGCTGGTTGGGCTCGACCGAGACGTTCTGTGGGGTTGCCTTGGCCGCCATCTTGTCGAAGCGGGCGAGGAACTTCTGCCCCATCGGAAGCGGATACTGCGAGCACTCTTCGCCGAGATTCACGTCCCAGCTCTGCCCCGACTCGATCTCGCGGATCGTAACGTGCAGTTCACCGGCCATGTCGTCGACGCGACCACCGTCAGCGATTTCGACACCGCGGACCTCTTCGCCCACCTTCTGGGGGATCCGATCACAGGCCGAGAGGGCAAGTGCCGCTCCGGCAATCAACAGAATTCGCTTCATAGGTTCTCCTTTCAGGGCAATTCCGTAACGAGAGTGTCACACGACGTCAACCAGAATATTGAGTTCTTGGGGTCATATAAGTAGAGTAATAAAGTTAACACCAACAGGAGATCCCACAGTGGGACAGCACTACAATGGCAACGGTCGCGACATCCACAAGCGTGGTCTTGCGGTCGAAGTCAAGCCAGCTCATACTCCCGAGCAGGCTCTGAAGAATCTGGATTCTGCGATGAGGACGCTGAAGCGTCGTGCGGTGCAGGAAGGCCTTATCCGCGATATGCGCCGCAAGGAGTATGTTGAGACCAAGGGGCAGATTCGTCGCAAGAAGCGTCAGGAGGCGATTCGTCGCCAGAAGAAGGCATTGCGCCGTCAGCCGGCCTAATGCGTCCTGGTCCTGATCTGGATGCTGAAATAGCGCGTAAGGTTCTCGGTGTTGTGGTTATCCATGATACCGAGACCGACGCCTATCAACTTCGCGACATGAAGAACAAGAAGTTTGTCGCACTTCCGCCTTATTCCACTGATACCAAGACAGCTCATGAGCTTGTGAGTAAGTTCAAGTCACATGGGTGCGTCTTTGGGATCAAGGCAGAAGATGACCAGACCTGGACCGTAAACATTAGCCATCCGCAAGTTCCAGGAGTGAAGTTTGGAGCCAAGGGCTCCAGTCTCCCTCACGCAATTTGCCAGGCTATCCTGCAGTTCAACAATCTGTTCAAACTAACGAGGTAAGCCATGCTTATTGGTTTCATCGCTGGTCTGATCGTGGGCTGGAACTTTCTTCCTCAGCCTGCTTTCGTGAAGACAGCAGTGGACAAAGTCCGCGCAAAGATTGGTCTCTAAGGCCAAGTAATGGTGGGGTCTTGGCCCCACCATTTCCATGAACGATTGAGCTAAATACTCCAGAGTAGAAACCAGTTTGTCCGTGTTCTGCAGGACGGGGCAACGTCCTAGTGTTTCTGATTCCATATGGAGGTTTAACCTATGTCTCAACTAAAGGCAAAGCAGCTGAAGCTGGCCGCAGAAGGCGACCTGCTGATTGGTGGCTCCGGTGGCACCGGCACGACCATTGCAGCTACTGGCAAGGCTGGACAGATCCTTCGCGTTGTTGATGGTCGCCCAGCTTGGTCGGTCAACGATAACCTGAAGTCTGCTAACACTTTCAACACTGTTACGGCAGCTGATGCCACTGGCGTCAAGGTCGCTGTTCAGAATGCTGGCGGCACCGCAGCCGTTGATATCGCAACTTTCAAGAGCGGTTCGGCCGCTGATGAATCCTTTGAGTTCAGCAGCACGGCTGGTGAGCTGAAGATTGCTGCCAAGGGCACTGCTACTGACGTTGACATTGTGATCGCACCTCAGGGTGGCGGCGATGTTATCATCGGTAACGAAGGCGGTGGTATCATCCAGGCTGACGATGGTGAAGACCTTGCTCTCTTTGGTGGTGAAGGCGCAGGTAATCTGTTCCTGAACGGTGGTGGCACTGGTAAGATCTACTATGCCAGCGATGCTTCTGACGCTACCAAGGAAATCGCAACCAAGGGTGATGTTTCGGCAGCAACCGCCGCAGCAACCGTTACCCAGACTCGCAGCGAGTTTGATGGTTCGCAGACTTTCACCCTTCAGGAAAAGGCAATTCCAGCTTCGATCATCGTCCATGTGAATGGTCTGGTCATTAAGGCTGAGAAGTATGCTTACAATGGCACCACTCGTGTTGTGACCTTCACCGGTCTTGACTACACCCTGGACAACATCGACCAGGTTGTGTTCACCTACGAGGTTACTGCCTAAAATAGTGACATCCTGCCGCTGACCATCATAGATTTCCTGTGACGGTCAGCGGAGGGTCCTGGTTCCCCTCCCCGGTGCTAGAGCTTCGGGAGAGCGCGACGTCCCTAGGAAGATGTGTCACGTGTGGCGCATGGAAACCAGGCCTACCGTAGAAGGTAGGGCGCATCTTTAGATCTTCCCAAGAGCGGCCTACGGGCCGCTCTTCCTATCTCTGATCCTCCTGAATAATGACTCCTATGTTCCATCTGTTCTAAAAGCAGGACAACCGGTGCGACGTGATCGCATCCAAAAACATAAGAGCCCGGGAGGGGCCAATGAACAAGACATCTCTGGTCCTGCGACCAGAACAGATCCCAGCCTTTCTCGCGGCTGTTAAGCACAACAAAGCCGTTCTGATTGAACAACTCAGAACTCGCCGGATTTGTGATGCTGACTATTATTTCGTGAAAACCACCGATAATGGTCTAGAGCTTATTCAACCTGAAACCCATACCATGGACAATGGTCGTGCTTTCAACGACTTTGTGGCTGGCTCACTGGTCGGAGCCCTTCCCTTTGCTGATCTCCACGGCAGTGATGGTATCAGATTAGATGAATGTGGTAACATCAGGGAAGTGGAACTCAAGCTTTGTATGAAGTCCAACTTCCGCTACGAGATCCACGAAAAGGGGCACATCAATATCATCAACGGCTCAGGTAATTTCCGCAGTGATGTTTGTGCCTACTATGAGATTGTCCACAACATCAACAAAAAGAACGTGGACACCTACCTCATTGCGTTCGACAAGGACACTTGGGAACTCATCGACGTTTATCGGATGACTGGTGAAAAGGTTGTTGAGCTCCTGGCCAAGAACCAGACCAGCGGCGAGGACAAGACTTCCAAGAAGCGCAGCATTACCCTAGCGGCGTTCATGAAGCATGGTCAGAAGGTCTATCAAGAGACTCTCGAACCAGTTGGTGTTGAAGCTTGGGAAAAGCGCATCTACGACCGGTATGGACGTGATCCCTCTGATGCCCATGTGTGGAGCAAGGACCGGGATGAACTCTTTATAAGCTTGTGGACAACTGGTGAACCACTGGACAAGATCCTAGCTCTTTTCCCCGGCCGGACCAAAAAGGCAATTCAGAGCCGAGCCAAGTTCCTTAAGGTCAAACGACCTGTAAAATCGTAATTGATTCTACACACCGTGATCCGTATGTAGGTGTGAACCAAGGAGACCACATGAGCACCGCACTCGACACTCAGACTGTAACCAAGCTGAAGGTTCCCAGCCTCTACAAGGTTGTGATCCTGAACGATGACTTCACGCCCATGGACTTCGTGATCCAGGTGCTGATGGAGATCTTCAGCAAGAGCCACGCAGAAGCGCACAAGCTCTGCATGGACGTTCACCATCAGGGTCGGGGCATCTGCGGCACCTACAGCAAGGAAGTCGCCGAGCAGAAGGTCTATGAGACCAACACGGTCGCCAAGTCCTATAAGCATCCCCTCAAGGCTATTGTCGAAAAGGCTTGATCCATGTGCGACGGCTTTCAACCACAGAATGCCTATGAGCGCAAGATCAAGCTGATGCTGGACTTCGCACTCAAGAGGTTCAACGGCAACCACACGCCAGAACAATATGAGCTTGAGCTCAGGGTTGCCAAGGGCATCCTGGCTCAGCTTGGAGTGAATCCTTGAACATTACCTCGCTGGTGGGTCTCCACCTCCACAACTATCTAGCCTATCACAAGATGCTGGACACCCAGATCTTTGCCCACTTGAAGCGTCAGATTGACGAAGGGCATGATCTACAGGATCGTCGCAACTTCGCGGGACACGTGACGTCCAGCTTTGCTCTTCTGAATCCCGAGAAGACCAAGGTGTTGATGATCCACCACAGGGGTTTTGACAAGTGGCTTTTCCCTGGTGGCCACTATGAGGGCGCGGTTGCTCCTCGTAAGTCAGCACTCCGTGAGCTCACTGAGGAAACTGGTTTTCCGGAAGAGCATGTGGCCTTCTTGGATCACATGGACTACCTGGCTCTTGATATCGACACTCATGCGATTCCCGCTCGTCCCGAAAAGGATGAAGCAGCGCATTGGCATCATGACTTCCTCTATCTTGGCATCGCGACTGCTGAAGTGTCGCTGGTTCATCAGGAAGAAGAGGTGCTGGGAGCCGAGTGGATTTCGCTTGACGACGCAGCCAATTTGCCCGATGAAAGGGTGAAGCGCGCTATTGCGAAGATCATCAAGCTGGTCAGGGAATGAAGAACACTTTCATCGACGACGTAGTTCACCAGGTTCAGGAAACCCGAGATTCTCTATTGCGCCGTTATGAGCGTTCGCTCCGGCGCTTTGGGCCTTTCCGACGCCTGGTGATCTATCTGCATCGGCAACTCAACCGCATGCAGTATGATCCCGTGAACCCTCAGAACCGCACCGCTGATAATCCTGAGGGTTATCAGACGGAAACAGAAAAGGCTCTGGCCACTAGCATCGAGAAGGACAAGAACCTGCTCGATAAGGTGGAGACCTACTTTCGTCTCCGTCCGGTGAGCACGGCCATTCTGGCCTTCTTCGTAATCAGCGCGGCGGCCACTAGCGCCAAGGGTCAGCCCATTAAGATTGTGATTGCTCTAGCAATCATCTTCGCGATTCTTCCTCTCCTGCTCAGCAAGCAGGATGACCTGAATAATGACGAGGAGCCGCCTGCCACCCTATAATGGTGGCATGGTAGCACTAACTCTCGGGCTCATCACAGCCCTGCTGATCAAGCACTTTATCTGTGACTATCCCCTCCAGCTCAAATACATGCTGGAGGAGAAGGGCAGCTATCTGTGGACGGGTGGTATTCATCATGCCGCAATCCATGGTGCTGGCACGTTCATCGTCTTTGCTCTCTTTGGCATGGCCGAACTGGCCTCTACTCTTGCGGTCATTGACGCGCTGATCCACTACCATGTGGATTGGATCAAGAGCAAGGTCAACAGCCGCTTCGCACTTAAGAGCGATCAGAAGAACTTCTGGACCGCGCTTGGTCTGGATCAGCTTGCTCATCAGCTCACTTACGTGCTATTAACCCTAATGGCTCTTAGCGCCCATTCTGCGGGCTAAATAGGGCTGAGCAACGATCCCGGCTCGGATGGGATCAACAATAGCAGGCAGAAGTCTCGCGCGCAGGCGAGCAGAAGTCCTGTAAGGAGAAAACAGCATGTTCAATGCAACACGAGCCTATGAGCTCAACGTCCTAGTGGCTGGCAAGCCAATCACCGAATATCAGCACAACGACAACATCTTCGTCGAGGGCCGCAAGGGTTCTGAGTTCGAGGTGGAGTTCAAGAACAAGACCGGCAAGCAGGTCCTTGTTGTCCCAAGTGTGGACGGCAAGAGTGTTCTGGACGGCAAGCCCGCAACTCCCGAGAGCCGCGGCTATGTGGTTCGTGCCTGGGGAAGCATCCGCATTCCTGGCTGGACCCTAGACAGCAACGACGTTGCGAAGTTCACCTTTGAGGACAAGGAAAAGAGCTATGCGGCTCAGACTGTTCAAGAGGGAGAAGCTGTCCAGTCGGGTGTCATCGGTGTTCTCGTCTACAGCGAGGTGGAAAAGCCCAAGCCTGTCCACTATCACCACTACTATCAGCCACGTCCGCAGCCTACTTGGCCGCGCTCTCCCTATGATCCTTTCAACCCCCAGCAGCCCTGGTGGTCGGCGGACAATACGGTTGCCCTGGGTGGAACTGCTGATTCGGCAATCCCCAAGGGCGTGATGCGTGGCATGAGCGCCAGCGCGACCGCAACGCTCAGCGCATCAACGGCACAAGCCAACAACAGCGTTCAGGCCGACAGCATTGTGAGCAACCCTGCTCCTCTGGAGAACGCCTTTGAAATGGGCGCTGGTTTCGGTGAGCGTTCGCAGTTCAAGACCCAGGAAGTTTCTTTTGAGCGTGGTCCTGTGGTTGCGACGATGGTTCTCTACTATGATAGCCGTCGTAACCTTCAGGCTCGCGGGATTGAGGTAGTGAAGAAGGAACAGCGTCATATCAACGATTTGCCTCAGGCTTTCGCTGGTGTGGGATGCACTCCGCCTCCGGGCTGGCAGGGATAATTTGGCCCTAATTCACCAGTTCTGCTATAAAGGGGAGAAGGAAACTTCTCCTCTTTTTGGTGAGCTCTATGAACTACAAAATTGACGAACTAACCCTCGAGGAGCTCAATATCATCGCCCTCGCGGTTGACTACTTCCTCTGCAACTATGAACACAGCAATGTGGATCTTGAGCAGATTGAGAATTTGTTCCTACATCTCGACCTGACCGCTGAAGCTGCTGAAGAAGCTCAGCCTGACCAGCGCATTGTTGAAAAGACTGATAATTTGCTGGTGGTGGATTTTCGCCCAAAGAACGGTTGACAAACACACCTATACCCAGCAAATGGAGAGCCTCTAAAGGCATGGTGCCTTAACGGGGAAGGAACAAAATGAAGCGCAGCACCCGAGTTTCGCTGGTCCTCTTGGCCAGCGTCAGTGCCGCGGCAACGCTCTCGGGTTGCGAACAAGCACCCCCGGCGCCCGCGGACAACGGCGGCACTTTCGCGAACAAGGCGGAATGCGTCGCGGTCTATGACCAGGCAACCTGCGATGCGGCTGACCGCCTCGCCCGCACCGAACACGTCAACAATGCTCCGCGCTATGCCTCGATCGAGGCGTGCCGCCAGGAGTATGGTCCGGATATGTGCCAGCCGATCTCGGCATATGGCGGCAGCGGCAACTTCTTCGTGCCCATGATGATGGGCTACATGATGGGTTCGGCTCTCTCGACGCCGGCTCCTCTCTATTACGGTCCGGGCTCCTATCGCTACCGTGATCGTCGGGACTACCAGGCGCCGATCTACACGTCGGGCGCTGGCTATGCCCGCAATGCTCCCATCGGCGCAGCACCCTACCGCAGCACCGCTGGCACGGGCGTTTCCACCAAGGGCGCGCTGAAGTCCAGCACGGCAATGACGCCGCCCTCGAGCGTTCGCGGCGGCTTCGGTTCGTCGTTCAAGCCCACGCAGAGTTTCAAGTCGTCCTACCAGGCGACCAACCCCAGCAGCTTCGGCAACTCGTCCTACTCGCGTTCGACCGGCAGCACGGCGGGCAAGAGCTATTCGAGCGGCTCCAGCTACAAGGCCTCGTCGAGCATCAGCTCGCGCGGTGGTTTCGGCGCCTCGGGTCGTAGCTTCGGCGGTGGGTTCGGCGGCTAATGCGCGCCGCAATCCTGGGCACTCTCGCAGTCGGCCTCCTGTTGGCCGGCTGCGCGGAGTCCAATCCCAACGCGCCGGTGAACGTCCAGGCAGTGGATCTCGCAGGCAAGGCCGGTCGGTGTATTCCTGCCAGCAACATGGGCGTCTATGTGTCGTCCGAGGTCACGGGTGACCTTCGCGCGCGGCTGCTGACCCCTGAGGCCCTGGCTGCTGGTGTCCGAGTTTTCCGTAAGGACAGCGATGTCACGAACTTCGGCCAGCAGACTCTCCAATACACGAACGCGCAGGCAAACTGCGTCTTGTGGATGGAAGGTCTCACGCTCCAGGAATATGCTCAGCGGCTCGGGCTCAGCCCGATTGGTGTGAGTCCGTTCTATCAGCCGGACGAGCCCAAGCCGGTCGCAACGCCAACCCCTACCCCGACCCCAACGCCGACGGAAACGCCGGCTCCGGTCGCCACCCCAACCCCCGAGGCATCCTCGCCGGCTGATCTACCCATCGTTGGCCAGTCGGGCCGCAAGGCCGGTTAAGGAACGATTATGTCGATTCTCTGGGCCTTTCTCCTGATCCTGATTCTTGGAATCAGCTTCTACTTCTGGCCAAGGGATCAGCGTTCGTTTCGCACGGTGGTGACCACAGGTGTGATCCTCGGCGCAATCACGGGTATTGGTATCCTGATTGCCCGAGCGATCCCCGTGACGCGCAAAGAAACTGTGGTCAAGGAAGTGGTCGAAAAGCGGGTCAAGCCACCCGAGATCGTCTACAAGGACCGTGTGGTGTTCAGGGTTCCTGGTAAGGAATACGATCCCGTGGACGTCAAGGCAGTTTGCTCAGGTAAGCTTCCTATTGAAATCAAGGCGTTGTCAGTGTCCGGTAAGGATGATGACAAGACGACGTGGATTGACGGCACCCTTGTAGGGGGCAAGGTTTTGTTCACGTGTGGACAGCCCGGTGACTACAGCACTTGGAAAGTGGGTGATGTGGTTCAGATTACCCGAGGCGTTCCACAATAAGCCACAAAGCGGTTGACTTCGGTCCTGTTTCGCATAGACACAGGACAACGGATCACAGGAGATCGAATTGAAGCGTTTGGCAATTGAAGCCCGGCCGGATTGGCAGGCACAGTGCGAGAAGGTCGGTTTCTACTGGCACACCCTCGCAACCGACCCCGGTGTCGATCCCATGTATTGGGATGAAACCCACGCATATGAATTCACGGCCGGCGAAGTCGACAAGATCGAGGAAGCCAGCACGGTCCTCGATCGCATGTGCCTTTCGGCAGTCGACTATGCGATCGAGCGTGACCTGCTCAGCCAGCTCGCCATCCCCGCCGACTTCCACGCGCTGATCAAGAAGTCCTGGGAGCGCCAGGACGTGGACCTCTATGGTCGCTTCGACTTCGCTCTGGCGGCCGATGGCACTCCCAAGATGCTGGAGTTCAACGCCGACACTCCGACTTCGCTGCTCGAGGCATCGGTCGTCCAGTGGTTCTGGATGGAACAGTATGCCCAGCGCACGGGTCAGACGCTCGATCAGTTCAACAGCATCCATGAGCGGCTGATCGAACAGCTGAAGTATGTCGGCGACCAGGTGCTCGGCCCGAACGAGACGTTCTACTTCGCGGCGGTCGCGGAGAACCTCGAGGACAAGGGCACGGCGGAATACCTCCGGGACTGCGCGATCCAGGCCGGCCTCAAGACCGACTATCTCGATATCGAGCAGATCGGCTGGAACGGCACCTCGTTCACGGATCTCAACGAGAAGCCGATCAACACGATTTTCAAGCTCTATCCCTGGGAATGGCTGGTCCGCGAGGACTTCGGCAAGTTCATGCTCAAGGAGCCCTGGGACGTTCTGGAGCCGGCCTGGAAGCTGGTTCTCTCGAACAAGGGCATCCTGCCCATCCTCTGGGAACTCTACGAGGGTCACGAGAACCTGCTGCCGGCCTACTGGCAGAGCGCGCCGCTCAAGGGCAACTATGTCGAGAAGCCCATGCTGGCGCGCGAGGGCGCAGACGTGAAGATCATTCGGGATGGTAAGGTCGCCGTCGAGGGCGTCAAGCGCGGCTATGATGCGCTGGCCAAGGCCATCTACCAGGAATACCTTCCGCTTCCGAAGCACGACGGCATGACGCCGATCATCGGCAGCTGGATCGTAGGCGGCCGCCCGTCGGGCATGGGCATCCGCGAAGACGTGAGCGAGGTGACGGGCAACACTTCTCGCTTCATCCCTCACTACTTCCTGCCCGACAGCGAATAAGGAGATCGCAGCAATGAATACCACCGCTCCGGCCACTGAGGCCACCACCAACCCGATCGTCGCTTATTTCGGTGACGCCCTCCCGCACTTCCTCGGCTATTTCGGCGCCTCGCTGCTCCTGGCCGTGGTCTTCCTGGTGCTCTACACCCTGATCACGCCGCACAAGGAATTCGCGCTGATCAAGAACGGCAACACCGCGGCAGCAACTCAGCTGGTCGGCACGTTCCTCGGCTTCGCGGTTCCGATGGCGATCGTCATCGGCCACTCGGTCAGCATCTTCGACATGGCCCTCTGGGGCGCGGTCGTGCTGGTCGTCCAGCTGGCGGTGTTCTTCGTGATCGCCAAGGCGTTCTCGGGAATCGAGAAGCGCATCGAGGACAACTGCTCGGCTTCGGGCGTTTTCATCGGCGGCATCGGTCTGGGCATCGGCATCCTCCAGGCGGCCTGCATGGTCCCGTAAGGGTCCACAGAAGCCCGTAGAGGGCCTAGAACACATTAAGGGCTCGCTGGTAAATACAGCGAGCCCTTATTGTCTCTGGAGACCTCATGGACTGGATTCGCACTATCATTAAGCTTGGCGTGGTGGCTATTGGCCTCTTCGGCATTTACGTTATGCTCGCCAATGTTATTGCCAGCACCAACAAAAGCATCCAGGAAGACCGTGACAACGCGGCTAGTGCCGTGATCACCAGTAGCTACGTGAGCGCAGAACCATTCGGCCAGGAAACTGTTCAGATCAAGCGCGACTCGCAGATCTTCTACAACATCCAGATCAAGCGCACCGAAGGCGAGCCCTGCTATGTGAAAACCAGCTGGCGTTGGATCCTCCATCACCCGTCGGGTAACACGGTCATGTGGTCACAGGACAATGGCGAATTCTATGCCGGTGATAAGAGCGAGAAGTTTGCCCAGGCACTTGATGTCCCTGCGAAGCTCATCCCTGGTGATTATACTTTGAGCCGTTTGTCATCTTTTAAGTGCGGCGACGTGGTGGAATATGCTAAAACGGTTAGGAACACAGACCTCCGCGTGGAGTAAATCATGACCCCTAACCTACAGAAGATTGTCGAGAAAGCCACTGACGTCCTAGGTGACGAAGCCAAGGCCCTCGACTGGATTGACCATACCTCTGCTACTCTTGGTGGCACTCCCAGGGCACTCAGTGAGACAGAGGAAGGCACCAATCGCGTGCTGATTCACCTGGGTGGAATTTCTCGTCATACCTTCAATTAAACGGTTGACACAAAGTCTCCTGGTGCTATCAAGGTGTGGCAAGGCGACGATAAGGGCCCGGCGATAGGGACTTACTGGTGTGGATGGCCGTCCATCGCCAGCCCGACAATAGGGCCCCGACAATAACCTTGCAACCGAGTTTCCGATAGCAGTTGAGACCGATCTCCTGCTTTCCTTGGGCCCTGGTGCTATGCGCCGGGGCTCTTTTTTCGTCGGCTGAGTTCTTGTTCGACCGCTTCTAAAGATTCTTGCAGCTGACGTTTGAGAACAACTAGCGCAGCATCTGACCTTTGACCCAAAGCTTCATATTTGTCAGCCATATTTTGAAGCTGAGTTCCTTGTTCTAGATGAACAGGGTTGCAACAGGAATGGTTATTACAGCGATGGCGAATAACCATTCCTTCCTCTAACTTGCCTTTGAATGCTAGGTAGGATACGCGATGGATATGTGTAGTTTTGGCTAGACGAAAGATCCGTGTGTCCCTATCAACTAGACCATAGCCTTTCTTGTCCTTCAATTGGGACCAAATCCAGCAATCAGTTTCTGGATCTTTTACAATCCTAGATTGAATATAGATTTTGGTTTCTTCAATAGAAGCAGCCTGTTTTTCGCGCATATCCTATTCTATATGAAGCGAACAGCGGGCGTCAAAATTGCCTTGTCCTGTTTGCTCAATCTGCTACACAGGTTGAAAGTAACAGGAGATCGTATGGACCTCACCGACAGTCCCTTCCGTAAGGGCCTCTACATGAAGGTGCCCAAGGGCACTCCCCTGATCAGCCGCTGGTATGGCACTTCCAAGGAAACGACCAGCAAAGAAGTGATCGTAGAGATCAGCGACGTTGCGCTTCCTAGCGCAGAGGACATGCTGACCCAACAGGAAAAGGACGAGCGGCAGCGTCGTATCGGCGCCCTGCAGGAAGAGTTCGAGACGCTGCGGAAGTCGCTCAGCCACAAGGTCCACTATCCCGCGACCACTCATTCGCGTGGCGGTCAGACCTGGACCCAGCAGGCATACGATCGCTGGGAGATCCTTCCCGAGAAAGAAAAGGAATTCGAGAAGGCGTGGAAGGCCGACAACAAGGCTCAACACGCCATCCATGATGAATATACAAAGCTGGGTGAGTCCCGCTATACGCCGGATGATGTCCTGGTCGGCTGGTCGAAGAACAACAAATGGGCTCAGGCTCGACACCTCGAGATTGCAGAAAAGCCTGAGGCGCGCAAGAAGCAGCCCAAGGTCAACCTGCGTCAACAGATGGTCGACAAGAGCCGCTGGAAGTTCACGCAAGACGTGGACATCTACTATGGTGCTCCCAACGGCGCCTATCACGCCCACATCGACAAGTGGGACAAGGCTAATCCCCGCCCTGACCACAATCATTGCGACAACAACGCGCACCAGAACTGGTACACCGCTCGCGAGGCAATGCGGAAGAACGCACAGGAGACCCTGGGCGAATACACGCCCAAGCTCTACCGCAGCATCAAGGCCGGTGAGATCTTCACCGTTCGCGGCAAGTTCAATACCTACTTCAACCCCAACGGTTGGCACGGTCAGCGATACGGCAACGTGGCCGAAGTTCAGTTCGACGGCGAGGACAAGCTGGTCGGTCTGGAATACAGCATGATCAAGGACTTCATCGAGGCCGAGAGCATTCCGACGGTCGACGTGTGGTGCCTGCGACACAAGCCCACGGGTCGCTTTTACCTGGCGCCCGACTACAGCAAGGGCAACTATCGCTGGAAGAACCACTACGAAGAGGACGCCAACGAGGACAATGGTGTTGATCATCAGGAGATGGTCGACACGTTCATGAAGGGCAAGAAGTGGGACAACCTCGGTAAGGCCAAGACCAGCATCCTCATGATGACTGGCTACTATGACGGTCTGCCTGGCGCTGACGAATCCCTGCCCGAGTGGGGCGGCGGCGGCAAGACCTTCCACATGACCGAGGACTGGGAGTTGGTCAAGTTCGACAAGCTGGCCCGCCAGGAAATCGGCCCGGTCGAAGACTTCCACGACTGGTTCAAGCGGTCTTGGGAATTGCGTGAGCTGACGGTCAAGTATGGCTCGTCTGTCCGCACCGCCTACAAGGCCCTCGAGAAGGCCAACTTGCTCGACAGTCAGAAGGGCATGGTAGTCTTCACTGAGACCGACGAGGAGAAGCTGGACAACGTGGGCTACCACGGCGACACGACCGCTATCTCCAAGGAGGAGCAGGCGCTCATCGACGCTGCGATCAAGAGCACCCAGATGAAGAAGGGGACCTATAAAAAGGCCACTGACTTCCGCTCGGTCGCAGTCACGTTCCCCAACAAGGGCGCGGCGATGATGTTCAAGCTGGCCTACAATGGCAAGCTGAAGACTACCATTCTGGATCTCGAGACTTTGAAGGAAGCGGTCGATGGCTGATGTAGGCGTTACACCAGAGGGCATCGTGGTTGCCGGTGTCCTCGCAATGACCTGGGAAGAGGTCGACGCTCAGCGGAACCTCTTCCGCTTTGCGGACAAGGTGCTGGTCAAGGTCAGTTTCACCTATGGTCGTGTCTCTGACCTCTATGACGAGGTCATCTACACTCGCGAAGAGTGGGCCAAGATCAAGGCAGCTCTCGAGGGCACAACGGCTTACTTCAGCGACTTCGCGGGCAAGCACAGTGAGACCAGCGTAGAGTTCTGGAGCAACGTGGACGTCGAGGAGATCTATGATCGCGAGAAGATCATCGAGTTCCACAAGCTTCACGGCATGAGCAACAGCAACCTCGACATCATCGGTGACGGCATCCTGCAGGCGCAGGAGAACGGCGAAATCGACGATGATTACAACAAGATCACCGAGTGACTAAATATGGGTAGTTAATTCTACCCATAGGTGAGTCGTGCGCGCCAGAGAGTTCCTATTCGAGGACAGCCGTAGCAAGATTGATAAGCTGAAAGCGCTGATCGATCATCCCGGAACAGAAGAAACCGTGCGCCAAGTCGCGCGTGGTCGTCTCGAGCTCTTGATGGCCAGCGAGTGCTCCGAAGAGCCCCGCTCACGCATCACTGTCCAGACCAACATTACTGAGGACGACCTTGACCGTCAGTTCCTCACAGGGCTTCCTCTGGGCGCTCTCTACGAGGGCCTATGTGCGCTCAGCCCTGCACCCAATGAGATCAACTTTCTACGACAGGGTTCCATTCAGATGATGGTCCCTCCTCCCTTTATGGGCAAGACCAAGAACCAATACATCCAGGAGATCATGGATGTCTGCCCTGGTGCCCGACAGGTTCACAGCCGTATGATTGAAGGTCTCGGTTACTGGTTCTCGATTTCCTACATCTAATTGGTTGACACCTGGTCTCACCTATGTTCTCTTGAGCGTAGGTAATAGGAGACTAACAGGTGACCAAGTTCCAGAAGAAGCTGCTGACGCTCCGGCAACAGCTCATTGGTGCCCGCTATCATCACGCGCTGGCCGCACTGGAATTCGCGCATCGGTATCACACCGGCCTCCGCAAGGACGGCATCACTCCCGAGTTCCAACATCAAATCGAGATTGCGCTCTTTGCGCTGACCCTGCCGGACCTGATGTTCCGCCAGGAAGTGATTGCGACCATCCTGCTCCACGATGTGCGGGAAGACTACGGCGTGACCGCAGCCGAGATCCGCGATCTCTTCTTCGAAGATCCCGAGTTCGCAGCCCGCGTCGACCGTGCGGTCGAGAACATGACCAAAGAGTTCCGCGGTGTGAAGAAGGACGAGAAGGCCCTCTTCGAGGCCATGAGCCAGGACCCCATCGCGAGCATCGCCAAGGGCTGCGACCGGATGCACAACCTGCAGTCCATGGTCGGCGTGTTCAAGCTGGAGAAGCAGAAGGAATACATCCGCGAGGTGCATGACCTCTTCTTTCCCATGCTGAAGAAGGCCCGCCGACTGTTCTCGCACCAGGTCAACGCCTACGAGAACATCAAGCACATTCTCGAGAGCCAGATCCAGCTGATCGAGGCGGTCCACGCGGCTAGCGATCCCGTGAAGATGGGGGTCTAATCTCCTCAATATAGACAACTCACAGGGCGTAGTCTTACAACGAGGCTACGCCCCAGCCTTGCCGGCCAGATCGAATAAACTGGTGAGGCACAATGTCAGAAGAAATCGAAGAAACGCAGGACGAAGCTGAAGAGCTGATGTTCTGGGAGGGCGGCCAGCTACTCCAGACGCATCGTTGGGGTTCCTATTCCACCGGAAACAAAGACACTCAGGAATATCTGGCCCTCAAAGCTGAAATCGAGGGCAAGCTAGCCAAGGGTGAACCCGTTTACGTCCAGATCATGGATGAACGTCGTAAGGGTTCTGTGGGGCGTCTGAGCAAGATCACTTTCGACTATCGTCCTTCGGGCAGTCAGACTCGCAACTATTGGGGTTCGCGCTATGAGGACTACCTGGGCATCCGTGACATCGAAGTTGTCTGGGACGGACGCAAGAACAAGTGCTCACCCATGCCCAATGAGGTCGAATACCTGCCCAATTGGACCGGTGGCACTGAGTGGCAGTGGACCAAGGGTCCCAGCAAAGAAAAGCCGCCGCGCGTTGTGCCCTATGACTCGCTAGGTCAGGAAATTGAGCCCGGCCAGTTCGTCTGCTTCGTGCATCGTCGCTATGGCAACATCTCGATGAAGTTTGGTAGCGTGACCCGCCTCACTGACAAGGGTGGCGTGTTCGTGAAGACGCTCAAGCTTCGCGATGGTGAGCGCGCTGGTGAAGAGCTCAAGGCTTTCGAAGCTCAGCACCTCCTCATTGTCAACGACAAGTTGATGGGCCGCCTCATGATGGCCCGTTTGAGTGCAGACTAATGACCCAGCAGGTTCAGAAAATCGGGATCTCCCGTTATTATGGTCAGAGCTTGTCCGCCTCGGTGTGGGCAAGGGAAATGGCCGAAATGGTCAAGGCCTACATTCGCGGTGAGCCGCAGTTTGTAGAGTTTGACGGTTCTACCGATGCTCGCCGCACTGGCTCCATTGGTCGCATTGTGATCTCTGATGAAGAGATGCAGAACATCCTCCACGGTGCCACTGAATATCGTGGCTATTACAATCGAGGTCCAGCGCGCCAGACCATTGAGGTCAAGGAAGAGAACGTAGATGCTCTCAAGCTTGAACGATACAATCCCACGCTCAAGGTAAAGTGGGACGGTCGCTCGAACAGTATTGACGCCTCTTGGGGCGCTCATTGGCTTAAGGGTTATGACGCCTCGCAAGGCACAAAGTGGGTCTGGGCAAAGCCGGAGGACCCGCCCGCAATCACACCCAAGGATAAGCTGGGTCGTGAGATTAAGAAGGGCGACTTCATCTCCTATATCCTCTATCACTTCGACAACAGCCATAACGCCGCAGGCATCTATTATGGCAAGGTCTCGAAGATTGAGAATGATGGCACGGTTCACGCCAAGAACATCAAGCTCAAGGAAGATGACCGTGTGGATGAGAAGCGAATCAAGGACAACAGCCTGATCGTCATCATGAGCAAGGACCTCATGGACAAGCTCATGCTGGCACGCCTCTCGATCCTGTAAGCGGTTGACAATTGGTCTCCTGAGCGTAGAACAGTCTGCGTATCAGGAGACCAAATATGTTTCGCATTGGCATCGTCGCTCTCGCCGTAACGCTCGCAGCGTGTGGTCAGAGCCCCATGGTCCGCAACGAGGACCTTACCAAGCATCTCGAGAGCCAGGGCTACAGCAAGGTCCTGATTCGTGACTCCTTCTCCTGCGGCAAAATGGGCAAGGGTCGTCACTTCATCGGCACCAAGGCCGGCAGCGTTCGCACTGGCCAGATCTGCTACAAAAAGGAAGGGGGTAAGGTCAGCTATGCTGTCGACGAACTCGGAACAGCCAAGCCAACCGCCGGCAACGACAACGGGCGAACCGGTGGAATCCCCAGCCCCTGGAAGTGATCCTCAGACCCCTGAGCGCATCAAGCTGCTCAGGGGTCACAAGTGGCCCAAGGATCGCTACGGCGATGAGATTGATGTGGGCGACTACGTGATGTTCGTGCATTGGGGTGGCTATCCCATGGCAATGCTCGGTCGGGTCTCCCGCATTGGCAAGACCGGCAAGGTCACTGTGAAGACCATGAAGACCCATCCCAAGGATGTGGTCGCTGAGCAGGAAGTCAAGGAATGTCGCTACATCGCCCGGCTCAGCCAGAACATGGTCAACGCCATGACGCTGGACAAGCTCGCAAATCTATAGGTCGAACGACCGCAATTCTCTGGATGATCACTTGCCTCATCGTAGGAGGCCAGGTAGGCTTTCGTCTGCGTGGTGATCTGGACAAGCGAGTCATGAAGACCTATGAAGAGGTTATCCTGGCTTGTAAGAGCCATTTGGATAACGAGGAAGAGATCCGCCAACAAAAACGTGACTTCCAGAACTTTCAGGAGCGGCGCGCCAAGCGGCCTCTTACCTGGATCTAAATAATGACACCTTGCTCCGCACCTCTTTATGGTGCGGATTATGCAAGAGCTAGACTATCCAATCAGAATCCTGGAGCGTGGTCCCGATGACTTCTGTATCCTGGTGCCTCACGACTCCCTGACCTATTGGAAGGACAAGGAGCGCAAGGAAAAAGCCAACAAGACCAGGGCGTTCTGTAACTGGCTCCGCAAGACCTTTCCACACGTCCCTACTGAGTTCCGCTACGTCAACACCAAGCAAGTTCGTGTTGGTCGCGGATCCTATTGGTCTCGGCGTCGCTTCAAGACTGTGAACTGCGACAAGCATTTCGTGGCCTATGGTCTCAAGGGAAGCGAGCTCATGATGGTCAAGTTGGCTTGGCAATTCACATCTCAGCCTTGTCGACTCAAGACCGCTACTCACCCAGATCCCTCGGCTTACGCCATTGAAGCACCTGCGGGCTTTCGTCCCAGCGATGCGCTAGTGAAGCGCATTGAGAACAAGACCAAAGCCAAGCCCGTGAGGACCGCATGAGCATGAAGAACAAGGTGCGGGTTCTGGTCCGCAAGGATGGACTGATCAACCTCTATATCAACCATCCCTCTTATCTCTATAGTCCCAGCTATAAGGATTCACGTAACTCCAACAAGGACTTCATCAATCATCTCCGTAAGCAGTTCCCCGAAGTCAGGAACGAATTCCGTGATGTGCCGGTTCGCTGGTATGAGGATGGAAGCTATGGTTGGTGTGATCGTCACTTCTGCGCCTATGGCTTGACCAAGAGCCAGTATGTGATGCTCAAGCTGTCCTGGACCTACAAGGAAGTCAAGGTTCACAGCCGGACGCGCAAGGGTTTACCGCCTAAGACCAGCGTTGATACCTATTTCGATCCAACGTTCTTTGGGAAGCCAACAGGTGACTGTGAGAAGCGTTTCAGCAAGCCAGGATTCAAACAGAAGCCACTCCGCATTACCTGACTTGTCCACAGCTAGTGGACGGGTTGTTTGATTCTTGCGTTGAATGTGCTTGATAGGCACGAACACAAGTGCTTGATTAGCTCTACCACGCAACAAAGTGGAGTTCCAAATGACACCTCAGCATCCCACCCTTGTCGACGCAATAGAAAGCAGGCTCACAGTCTGCTTTCGCTATCATAGCGAGAATTCCTCGAGCGAAGAGCCCACCGAGCGCATCGTCGAGCCTTGGATCTACGGCTGCAAGAACGGCAAGGAGAGCCTCTACGGATATCAGGTCAGTGGCGGTGAATCTGGGATGCGTCGTTATGACATGCGCCGCGTGAAGAGCGTCAAGCTCACCGGCGAACGGATCGAACACCACCCTGAGGGTGAAGCCCATTTTACCAAGTGGGATGAGATCTACGCTGCTACAGGTATCGGCAAGGATCTTCCCACTCGTGTTTCAAATCCCGCTGACACAGTCGCGGCCTAAGTCAACCGCTCCCTAGGTTGGACAAATGGCGTCGGGGGTTGGGCCCCGACGCCATTTGTTTTGACAAGTGCACCGCAGTCCTATAACGCGGTGCTATGACTTTCAGACTCAACCTCACGTTGCCACATGGTTGGGCGAAGAACCGCCCCATGAAGTGGTTCTCGACCTACGCTCATCGCAACATCAGCGAGAACAAATCCTTTGAGTGGCAGACCGACTATTTCGGCTGGAATGAGCTCTTCAGCTTCAATCTCGATCTGATCCCCACTGGCTCTGACCATGCGAGTGTGGGCTTCAGTCTCACACTCCTGGGATTCATGGTGGATTGTAAGATCTACGACTCCAGGCATTGGGACCACGATACCAACTCCTGGGAGAAGTATGACGAGGAGTCCAACTATCATCGGATGGCCCGTGATGAGCGTGAGCGAGCGGATCAGCTAGAGCTGGCACGCCAGTTGCTCAAGGAAGATGACAACCGGCAGACGCGCAAGAGCGTTGAAGAGTTCCTCGAGAGTCCACAGGGCCAAGCCCTCATTGACAGCAAAGTCAAGGCCAAGCTGGCAGAGATCCGGCAGAGCAAGGATGCCAAGCGCGCCCGCGGCGAAGCCTACAAGGCCGCCAACCTCGCAGCACGGGACGGCGATCAGTGATCCGCAGCGCAGCCTTTCTGTTCGCCTACTATTTTCTGAGCGTCAGCTATGTGTTCATGGCAACGCTTTCGGTGATCTTCCCTGGCAAGCTGATCACGCGCTGGATCGTGCGTCGCTATGCCCAGAGAATGCTTTGGGCCATGAAGGCGGTAGCTGGGATCCGCGTGGAACATCGTGGACTCGAGAACTTACCCAAGGGTGCTTTCATTCTCGCTCCCAAGCACCAGAGCTGGGGTGACGGTTTCGCAAGCTTCAGTGTTGTGGATGATCTGGTCTTCGTGACCGGCAATCACTTGGAAAAGATCCCGCTGCTCAAGGGATTGCTTCGCAAGATTGGCGCCATCGTGGTCGACTCTTGTGGCGGTGGACAGAGCAAGGAAGACCTGATGCGAGGTGCCGAGCAGGCATTCGCGGAAGGCAAGCGGATCCTCATCTACCCTGAGGGTCACCTCTCAAAGCCAGGAACGCACCATCGTTACCGCCTGGGCATCTACGCACTCTACAGCGCCCACCATGTGCCAGTGGTTCCTGCAGGGACGAACCTTGGTTGCTTCTGGGAACAGACACAGTTCAACAAGACTCCCGGCAATGCTGTCGTGGAATACCTTGAACCCATCCCGCCTGGACTTTCCAAGGCTGAGTTCATGAAGCGGCTCGAGGAATCAATTGAAGGTTCCACGCGCAAGCTCTTCGCGGAAGCCAAGGGAGTGGACCCAGGACCCTCGACTATGGTTCATTTCGCAAAGGAGAAGACCCGTGCCAGTGCTAGTTAAGTTCCAGAAGGATTGGGCCGACGAGTTCGATGTCTATGGCTACAAGATCTACAACAGTGAAGCTGACTGGCTGAAAGAGAAGGGTGACCTCTCGGAGCATACCTTTATGTTCGGCACCAACGAGGGTTGGGAAGACGAGGGCGACTTCGAGGACGATGACTTCACTGTCACGGAAATCACACCTGAGGAGGCTGCGACCATTCGCAAGCTCTTCGGTAACTCGTGGGGTCACTTTCCCTTCTAAGGAGACCACAATGCTGGTAGAAATGGCAGTGGCGGACGCCTACGCAATCGCGTGGGAGTTTGCCCGCAAGCAACAAACCGCCCCGATCGACTTCAAAGAGTTTCTCCAGCATCCAACCTATGTTGAGCTGAAGCCGGGACAATATACCGACGACACTCAGCGGGCGATTGCTAACTGTCTGGTTATGACCAGCGGTGGGCCCATGGCAGAGATGTTCAACCCTCACACCTACGTAGACGCATACCTGCGAGCCTATTGTCAGGACCCACGTGAGGGTTACAGCCGTGGCTATCAGGCTTTTATCAAAGGCATTCCTGATGCCGATGAGTTCCTCATGGCTATCAGCCGAACCAAGGAAAGCAATGGCAGCGTCATGGGCGTGGCCCCGCTTGGTCTTCTGCCTGACACGGAGATCGTCAAGCTGGCGGCCACAATCCAGGCAATCTCCACCCACCATCCCATTACTGCGGTGGACGCGCAGATCGTCGCTCTATCCGTCTATTATTTCAACCAGGGTATCGACAACAAGGAATGCCTTCAGGGTTGGTTGATGAACCACGTTGACTGGGTCAACGGTCGGGATGATGCCTACCGCTGGGCCTACTTGGTAGATCAGCAGGATGAAGGCAAGCCTACGACGATCAAGAGCAGCAGCATTTCGTCCTATATGGTTCACGCGCTGACCAAGTTCGACAAGCTCTCTCACATCATCTACGATGCTATTGATCGCGGCGGGGATACCGACAGTGCGGCAGCGGTGTCAGTGGCGGTCGCTTCGTGCTGCCCGGACATTGAGAACGACCTTCCCAAGCATCTCATTGATGCCATGGATGTCGCCAATCCAGGTTACGGGGTGACGTTTATGGAAAGCCTTGAGGCTGACGTTCGTCGCCTTTATCCTGTGGAATAGGTTGACAGCAGGTGATGCCTACTCTATTGTGAGGGTATGGCAAAGCTAATCATCCTTATCGGGCCTCCGGCGTCTGGCAAGTCCACGTGGCGGGAAAAGTTCCTGGCCACGCAGACGGAGGAATGGGTGGTTGCCTCGACTGATGATCTAGTTGAGGAGTGGGCCAAGGAACGGGGCTTGACCTACGACGAAGCGCACCCCAAGGCGCCGTGGGGTCAGTTCAACAAGACGTTCAAGTACGCATACAGGAACGCTCTGAATGCTGGAAAGAATGTCATCATCGACCGCACCTCGATGAGTGCGAAGAACCGCAAGGACTACTTCAAGGACCTCCCCGAGGGGACCGAGGTAGAGGCCGTGGTCTTTGTGGTGGATGATGCTGAACTAAAGCGTCGGATGGAAGCGCGGAAGCTGGCAACAGGGAAGAGCGTGCCCTACGTGGCATTGCTGTCCATGCAGAAGCGTTACCAAGCCCCTACCAAGGAAGAGGGCTTCTCCAAGATCACTTACGTGAGGCCGTAAGTCGAGTGCCATCGGACCCGTAAAACGGGTCACCCTGGTTCGCTGAGAACCTAGCTGAGTCGTCCCCGTAGCTACCCGATAGCAACGGTGGACGACCTTTGCTATCTAGCTTGTTCCCAAACTTCGCAGCCTGACGCTCAGTTTCACCGGGCTTGACGTCCACAGTGGTGTTGACGCCGGGAATGATCTTCCCGTCTTCGTTGATCTTGCGAGCTGGTGGTGTGAGGAGTTCCCAGAGTCTCATGTCCATATTTAGTTTGACATCTAGTCTGGGATGCTCTACCATACACCTATGACTTGGAAGAGACCCATTCTCAGGTAAATATCGTATCCGCCCCTGCCTGCGGATCGGGACTTGGGTCTTCTAAGCCTAAAGATAGGGTTCGACTCCCTACAGGGGCTCCATGCCTACTAAGTAGACACATGGACACAATCATCACTCAATATGCCGTTGATCAGCGTGACCCATATGGGCAATATGCTATCCTTCCTGGCCACACCCATGTGTTTGAGCTTCGCGTTCCTATGTTTGGCTCAGTTGAGCTTACGGTGGCGCACATTCTGCCCAACAGCCAAGACTTCAGCATTGACGTTTGGATCTCCGAAGAACCACTAGATGGGTTGGTTCTTAATCCGGGCTTTGGTCATCACCGGGCCAAACGACGTGCTGATAAGTTCATGATCCACGACAGCTTTCTCAAGGTTGATCGCGAGGATGACCGCTTGTTCCTGGACTCACATAAGACCTACTATGTGAACGTCAAAAATCTACAGAACCGCAAGAATGCCTATCAATTAGACTTTGAACTGGGAGGTCCTACAGCACCATAATGGTGTTGACGCCCTGGTGTTTCCAGCTATAACGGCGATGATCTAATTCCAGGAGCGAGCATGATCTACGGTTACAAGGAAATGCTCGACAGTCGAGTGGCCACGCTGGTTGTGGCGGGTGACACTGTCGAGGAATATACGGCTTTCGTCGAGGCCGTGACCGGCCAGGAAGACAATCGCAACTGGAACGAGACCTACGCGTCAAACTTCCTCGACGCGATGCGCTCCGAAACCTACAAGGGCTACAAGCATAGCGTTCTCGCCGTTTATCATGACGACGAAGTGCAGCGCGATGCCTTCTGGGCCGAGTGGTCCATGCTTCAGGAAGTCAAGAGCATGGCCGGGCGTGATCGCCAGGCTGACATGCTCCATGACGCCAAGATCAAGCATGAAGCGGCCACGATGACCGAAGAGGAAAAGAACCGCACCATCGAAGAGCGGTTCGGCCTGGATCAGCACGATCCCTGGGATCGCCGGACCGAGGAAGAGGTCGAGGCGGACAAGAAGATGAAGGAACAGATGAAGGAGATGCGGAAGCAGGGCACCCTGTCCGACGACTCCTTCGGCGGCGCCGATGCTCAGCGGAGCGGTCGCGAACGTCCTGGCGCCAACAATGTCCCTGGTGCATATGGTCGCACCCAGGCGCAGGAGGCGCTCAAGGAATTCGACCCCAACACCGACTATGACAGTAAGACCAACGAGGAGCTCGCCGAAGCCCTCAAGGGTATGGGCGTTCCTGACGTCCAGGGCGTCTACAATGACGGCGAGGTTCCACAGAAGGCCAAGGCACAGGCCGGCGAGATCTTCATCGAGGACATCAAGGCCGAGCGCAACGAGGACGGTAGCATCGACCTCGACAGCATCACGAGCGTGATGGCACACAAGAGCGGTGGCGAAGTCGACGAGGTCGCAAAGGCCGCGGCTGAAGCTGCTCACGCGGAAAAGGTCGCTGAAGCCAAGGGTGGCCGCAAGGTGTTCAGCCCTGAGGACTTCGCGGCTGTTCTGCGCGGCGATGGTTCGGCTGACTCCGTGATCAACGTCAAGGGTGATGACCGCATCCGGCGCGGCGAGGGCATGGCCCGTCCCAAGCTGAGCGATCACGCGGAAGCTGCTCGCGCCGAGCATCAGGAGAACGAGCGCAAGGAAATGAAGCGCCGTCGCCAGCAGGCCGAGAAGGAGCAGGACGTCAAGGCTCGTGGCGAACGCGATCGCGGCATCTTCAAGGGTGCGGATCTCGTCCACGACGATGACCCCACGGTCTGGGATGAACTGCCCGAGGATTTGCGCGAAGAGCTCGAGAAGGCCGACCTCAAGCGCGATGAGATTCTGGTCAAGAATTATCCCTACAACAGCGAGCTGGGCGGCCGTGCGCTTCTGCCCTTCGACTCCCTCAACCCCAACGGCATGCGGATGATTGGCGGGACCAACATCACAGTTGAGGGCACGATGACCATGAGCGGCCCGGGTGTCATGGTGGTCAGCCGCGAGGATACTACCAAGGACGGCTACGCTGTCTATGCCAAGCGCAAGGTAGTAACCGAGGGCGAAGAACCCGGCGTGGATATCTGGCTGGTTCGGGTTCGGGCCAACTGATGAAGTGGGATGGTGACTTCGAGTTCACGCTCGACGACCGCACGTTTCTGCGCGCGATCCAAATCGTCGAGGGTGAAGACGAGGGCTGGACGAAGCCGCCAAGCGGCTTCCCTGGTTATGGAGTCGCCACCATTCGCAGTCATGTGATTGACAAACATGGCTTCGGGATTGTCAGGGAAAATGAGCACCTCAGATCCCTCCTCAGGGCCTTCCTTGAGGCGAACATCCGCGTAGCAGACCAGCGCGAAATACTGAAGAGCGAGCTTGAGAGAAGCTTCGTGACCCGCTGGATGCGGAAGTCGATCATAAGAAACCTCGAGGCCGATTTGAAGGACCTCGAGGTTAAGAGGGACGAAGCATTCAAGAAATATGAAATGCTTCGTCGCCTCACAGATTGGGAGAATGTTCTCCTGAAGCGGGTTCCCGCTTAGTGGCGCGTTGCGCCGCAGTTCACGCAAACATCATATGGTGGCTCAACGAGGTGACCGTCGTCATCGACGCCCTCGTGCCAGTCATGCTCGCAACCCTCGACTTCGTCCCTGACGTCGCCGGTGCCGTCCCAGGCTTCAGTCATGCCTATTTCGGCCTTGAGGTGGTCCAGCTTGCTGTCGTAGCTCACGCCCCAGCCCTTGATATCCTGATAAAGCTTCTTGAAGAAGCCAGTCAGCTTTGCTGCCATATCGCCAAGACCTTCATTGATGCTCTCTTCGGTCTTTGGAGCAGCCTTGTCGGTTGCCTTTAGCGAAGCTGCCTTCTGAACAGGCGCGCTGGTGTGCTTGGCTTTCAGGGTCTCGAGGACATTCAGAAGCTCTGGGGTCAGATGCTCTTCGAGTTCCTTGAGGACTTTGGCATAGCTGACAGAGGCCGTTGGGGCAGGGTCCTTGCTCATGTGAAACACAAAACCCACAGTATCAACGACACGGGTTACCGCTGCGTCTTCAGCGTTGAAGAGGTCCGCAACGAGTTCGCGAGCTTCCTGCTTGGTCTCCTGCTGCAGAATCTTGATCTCTTCGGTGAGGGTTTCAATCTTCAGCAGGTTACGGCCTAGATTGGTATAGCGGGCCGAGTCATAGGACTTCAGGAATGCAGTCACCTTGGTGATCTGACCCTTGGTTTGCTCTGCGGCGTAGGTAACGGTATCGCTGGCCTTGGGGCCCACGTAGTCTGGTGCTGCGGCTTCAAAAAGCTTGAGCCAGCCGCGCATGTTGTTTGCGTCAGTCATAGGGACCTCCTAAAAGCGGTTAAACCTATTTATTGATTTTTCAGCACCTAACCTAGCACAAAGCTGGTATGCACCTATTCCTCTACCAGGCCGCAAGGCACAAAGCCACTACCTCAGTTTGGGGTGGAACCCGTTACCGCTACAAGCAGGGCACCATTCGTGGTGACTTTGATCTTGAACTGCTCAAGCGAGGAATCAAGGGTCGCTTCAAGATCCTCCCTCACGGTGAGCACGAGTTCCAGCAGGCTCTCAAAAAGGTAGGCTTGGAGCACGAGTTCTACGGTCACATCGTTCAGATTGAAGAAGCCCGCAACGCGATCTGGTTCAAGCTCAACTATGATCAGGTGGGCAAGAACATCACCAAATACATTGGCGGATGGCGAGACCTTGAGCCTTCGGCCATTGAAGCTGAGATCATGGAATATGAAGTTCTGATGAACTATCAGAAGAGCATGCAGGATCAGTTCAACCAGGTCAGCTATATGCGCTCATCCACGAATAGCTTTGCGGATCGCGCTTCCCGTGGTAATCGTCATCCCATGCTTGACAACATCTTCCAGGAGACCCTCCTGTTCAAGGACAAGGTGGACGCAACACTGAAGACTCTGGAGGAAGAGCGTCTTCGGACTACGGCAAAGATCACTGAGGTGCAGGATCGCGTGAAGGCCTATCTCAAGGAGCGAAAGCTCTAAAAGTGGTTGACTGCTCACCTGTTTGTGCTACCAAGTCTGGGTAACGAGGCACAAACAGGAGATCGAACTTGGCCCTTCCCACCGCAGCTCAGTTTAAGGCACAGGTCGACAAGGCCGTAGCAGAGCAGGTCGCGTGGGCCCTGGAAGAATTCAAGTTCAGCAAGCTTCCCCTCAAGGTCCGCATCGTCGACGTGCCCTCGGGCCCCATGGGTCAGGCCTCGCAGCGCCTGGGAGCCTACACGGTCAAGTTCCAGAGCTACCACTTCCTGCGCGAAGAGGTCAAGGCTTATGTGGAATACAAGGCCTACAATGCCTGGCCCGAGGTCGGTGGTTTCGAGACCACTGACTGGACCCTGGCCGTTGATGCCCTGGTCGCCCACGAACTGGCCCACATCATCCAGTTCGCGATGAAGCAGGCCGGTCGCAACCATCCCCTCTTTGTTGAGCGCCCCGAGTTTCCCAAGGACCTCTACTTCGACGGCATCGGCTGCTATGAGGGCAATCACGGCTACTTCTTCCGACAGATCTACAAGCGGTTCCGCAAGCGGTTCGTGAATGATCGGGTGCCCTCGAGCGCATACACCAACCCGCGCAAGGATTTCGTTGACGCTGGGCTGCTGGAACAGCGCATGGCGGCCAAGACCGAAGAGAGCAACCCGCTGATCGGTCTGAAGCTCAAGCTCAAGGGCGGCATCTACGAGGTCGCTGGTCGCAACCCCCGCAATGCCAAGCTCTATGGCTACATGGTCAAGACGCCCAGCGGCGGTCTGGCCAAGGTCAAGCTGGACTTGATCCTTCAGGCCAGTGAGGAAGCTCGCAATCATGTGCGGACCAACCCCATGCTGGCAGCAGAGCTTTTGGCCTTCCAAGCTGCGGCCCGCAGCAAGCGCGCCGCAAACAACAAGAGCAGCATGACCAAGCGCCGGCGCGCAATGGGCGGCTATTGACGCCCAGAGGGAAGAGCGTAGCGTGACAAATAACAGGAGGCTTACAATGGTGAAGGCAGCGATCGGTATTCTGGCACTGGCGCTTTCCGGCTCGGCCTTGGCTCAGCCTGCTCCCATCTCCTACGCGGAAGACTTCGAGGTCGGCTATGAGGTCGATCTCAATCAGGGCTTCTACGTTTGCGACCAAGCGCAAGCGGGTGTGGTCGTTGAAAGCCTGATCGACCTGAAGGACGTTGTTGAGCGTCGTCGCAAAGCGGCCCAGATGGGTTGTCCCTTCCGCCTTACTGTCAAAGAGGGTCCTGTTTATCGTGTGGTGGGCATCCTCAACAGCATCTGCGAAGATCGTCAGCCTGGCTTCCAACTGACCGCTCGGGGCAAGGAAGCGACCACGGTTTGTGGTCGGGAAGGTCACGCTCTGGCCGTGGAGCGCAATGGCCAACGAAAGACTGTGATCCTGCTCAATATGGACATTGACTACGACTGATCGCTAGAAAGCAACACTTCGTCGCTAATCCCCAACCGACGGGTAACGATTCGCGCTTCTCACATACGAATATTATGAGAGCCCGAGAGGTTCTCGCATCGGAGGGTGAGAAGAATGAGCGAGACGAAAATGTACCACGGTCACCTCACTGCGTCGATCCTGTGGAACTTCCACGTGACGCCAAGAGAGTTGCTGCTCGTGCTCAAGGGCCTTGGCGATCGGCTAGACGATGATGAGCTCGCGGAAGCAGAAGCTCTGGGGGATCGTCTCTCCCGTGAGCGCATCAACCAGACTCGCAATGTCCTGTTGTCGATTGACAAGCTTGAGAAGAATCTTGACGCCAAAGGGGCACCACCAGCATAAGAGGTGAATGAAGATTGGATTCTCCTTTGGGCGTTGCGTCCGTGACATCGTGAATGGCACTGTGGCTTTTGAGGACGTCTTCCTCGTAGTCGCCCAGACAGCCATCTTTGACTCATCGCAGGTTGAGGACGTGGTAGATGAATATCTCCACCGTCCCGATTACCTCATGGGTCTGGATCAGGGCAAGTGCTACGATGTGGCGACCAAGCTCTACTTGTCGGGCAAACTATTCCAGCCACGCATCAACGGCCACCGCGCTCGTTACATTGTCGAAGATGCCGTATGGATGGACATCATGCCCACGTTGATGGGTGAAGACGCACAGAGCGAGCAGGTGGTCGCGGCATGGAAGCAATATCAGCTGGCGCTGAAGATGACCAGCCTGAAGAAGTATCCTAGCAAGGAAGATGCCAAGCGTCTTCTGGGTGACGACAACTTCTGACGTAAATAGGTGGCTATGTCAAGCCACCGTGAACCACCAAAGCCTCCTCATTACCACAACCCGCTACCCGGTCAGTGCCGTTGGTGCGGCCAGCTGATATTCAAGGCAGACGGCCAGACCCTCAATAAGAGGGCTAACTGGCATCCCAAGTGTGTCAAGGAGTATAAGCTAGTCGCCTGGCCCGCAGTGACCCGCAGAGAAGTGTTTAAGCGGGATAAGGGCAAGTGTGTGAAGTGTGGTCACCAGTGCGCGAAGGCCGGCAAAGATGTTTGGCATCTAGACCATATCAAGCCTCTCATCGAGAGCCAGGGCAACATTGACTATTGGAAGCTGCCCAACCTTCAGACACTCTGCCAGCCATGCCATCATGCAAAGACAGGAGCGGAGGCAACTGCTAGAGCTGCCTCCCGCCGTGCTGCCAAGGATTCTTAACCCTTGTTGAGATCGATGTAGGGCATATAGAACACTGGTGGATTAGTGCCAATCTCATCAAACGAAAAGAACGAGATGCTGAATGGCTGATAGGGCTGATTACCGCCTGACTTGATACCAATCGTGCCGTTGTAGATGGTCCCATCAGGCAGGCTCTGAGCTTCTGAATCAGGTGGCCAAACAAAGTAGGTCGTATCTAACCAGACGCTACCAAAGACACCCTGCTGAGAATAGTTGACCAATTGACCGCCTGCGTTGACGTTGTTCACCGCATAGTCGTAATTGCCAGTCCAGATGCGAGTCTTATCCCAGACTAGCTGCCCATTCTCCACTCGCAAGTTCAGAGGGTTTCCAAAAGGTGGAATTGCGGTTCCTGCTGGTATATTGTAACTACATGCCGCATGAGCAAGTTGAATAGCTGACGGTTTGTTAGAGCTGGTAGATGGCAATCTACTAGAAGTCCAAAATCCTTTGACATTGAAAGCTATCTGCAGCGGGTTCGCGAAAGTATCCTTGCTAGGATCGTTGGGAAACTCTACAGAGGCTTTCCTGCCTAGAGTCTGAATTGTTGGTGGCAAGGTCGTAGGGCTACGGTATTGGGAGAAATCCCAATTCAGGCCATAAGCTTCAGCAATCCAACCTTTGACCGTACCTCGAGGAGTGGTATAGGTTCCCACCCTCAGACGAACGGTTGCGCCAAAGTTATCATTGGTGAAGCCATAGAGCATTGTCGAGGAACCACCAGGCGCACCCTGTGGGCCCTGAGGGCCTTTATCTCCAGCTGGGCCTATAGGACCTTGTGGGCCAGTTTGACCCTGTATGCCTTGGTTTCCTTTATCACCAATTTCGCCTCCTTGTGGTCCCTGGGGGCCTTGGAAGCCCATAAGGCCAATCCCGCCTTTGTCACCAGTAGGACCCATAGGACCCTTGAGTCCATAGTCACCTTCAGGACCTTCTGGACCCATTGGTCCAACTTCTCCTTCAATGCCAGGCTCACCCTTATCACCGGGTTCGCCGACTGCCCCAGTGTCTCCCTTGAATCCTTGTGGACCCTTGTTACCCACAAAGCCCGGAGGACCCTGGATGCCTTGAGGACCTTTGTCTCCCTTGGGACCAACTTCCTTAGAGTCAATACCTGGAGGGCCCATAGGGCCACGTGGTCCGGGAACAATCACAACATCGGCTGGTAGTTCGGGTGGTGCTGGGATTTCACCAGCATTACGAAGCTTAGACATCTATACCTCAGCTCTGATAATAGTAACGAGCGCCCGTATCCTGGAGCGAGATATTGGCAAAGAAGCACACCGAAACCTTATAGGTAGTTGTGGCATTCCAAATATCACCATCCTGATAAAGAGGCAAATCAGCAGTTGGTGGATATGCGATATCCAGATCATTGAAATAATACTTGATCTGGACTTGCCTGCCGCTCTGATCCTGTCGTGAATTGATAGAGCTCTTGTAGAGAACTACCTGGCCGTTGATGATCTCACCACCCTTGAGACCGCCGTAGGTGATAACGGTTCCCACTGAGCCAGCGTTGCCGGGAGTGTTCTGGTTTGGATTCCTACAACCATCAGTAAAGGCTATTGGCGTAAAGAAGTTGTAGGGATGGGTCCAAGTACCAACTGCTGGGGTGGTAACTCCATTAGGACGAATGGTGAGTTCCTGCCACTGTTCAGTTAGAGGTTCAGAAGCATGTGGAGTCCAATCGGTTGGGTTGTCCCACTTAATAGCCGGAAGCCAAGTTGCTACAGTCTGACCAGAAGTATTGACCATCGTAACCTTGCGGTAACGAATGCTGGCAGTCATATACATCACATTGGTATAGATTGCGGCGCCTGGAGCACCGGGTTCACCTACTGGTCCGGGAAGACCAGTATCACCGGTTGGTCCCTTGGGGCCCTGAAGGCCCTGAGGACCAATCGGACCCTGTGGGCCAGGATCGCCTTGCGGTCCCTTGGGACCAGCTGGACCAGTTTCACCCTGCGGACCTCGAGGACCGGGATCGCCAGTAGGGCCCTTGGGGCCCATGTCCCCGTCTAGACCTTTGGCTCCCTGTGGTCCTGGTGGACCCTGGAGTCCCTGTGGTCCTCGAGGACCAGGATCACCTTGACTGCCCTTAGGGCCACGGGGACCAGTATCACCCACGGGGCCCTGGTCACCAGTTGGTCCCTTAGGACCGATAGGACCCTGAGGTCCCTGGTCGCCGAGATCGCCCTTTGGGCCTGGAGGACCAGCGCGACCCTGCGGACCCTCGGGACCGATAGGACCAACGTAGGCCTGAAGGCGGGCGGGATCGAACCCAGAGTCTTTGGGATTCTCTAGCTTGTGATAGAAGGTATCACGCGAAGCGCGGCGCGTGTTATCAATGCGATCGTCGTTTGTCGTCCACGACTTATCAGGTGGATTCGCCATGATGCCCTCCATGAATATTGAACTGGTTAGTCCAGCTCAGTATTTATTGGGCGTCAGATCCTGCGCGGACGGTGAAGGCCTCGGATAGCCTCGACGTCTTTTTCGATGGAATCAGACTCAAGATCGGTTTCCTCGACGGACTCTTCACGCGAATAGCCCATCAT